TTTTAAAAACACCGTATTTGTCAACGAATTTTTTTGTGATATATTCTATCATTTTAAGTTGTTCTTTAACATTTTTAGTCACAAAAATTGAACCATCAGAAAATGTTTCTTGTGCTAGATAGTTATTAAAACTATGTATTTGTTCTAAATCTTCTACAATAAAATCACAGTCAAAATAACTTGGACTCATATTTAAAATACTAATAAAATCAAAACCACCAAAAACAGTTTCTTTGTAGATATTACTAAGATTATGTTCGTAAGTTATACTTTTTTGATTCTGAATATTTTTACCACCAGTAACTGAACTATAAATTTTATTGTAAAATGTTAAAACTTTATTAAAAGCCTCCTCATTTTTCTTTCTAACAAATAAATTCCAAAAAGAGATTAGTTTAGTGTTATGGTGTATATAAAAATTATTATAATATTTTTCTAACTCAAAACTATTAACCGTGTAATTAAAAACTTCTTGGTTTGAGTTTATCTCCACATTAAAATCAAAATGTTCTAAAACAAACTCTCTATTATTCTTCACTTTTTCCATCCATTCAGGACCAATAGAATGAATTTTTTTAATTGTAAATGAGTGTTTAATTAAATTCATTTCACAATCAAAGTTTGACATGTCTACCCCCAATTGTACAGATTTGTTTTTAAGTCTTACTGATGTTTGTAGAGGTTGTGAAACATTTGTAACTTCAATCATATTAGATTCTAAGAAATCTAAAAAATCTTCAGTATAAACGATATTACCGTTAACCCTATCTAAACCAGCCATACAACAATTCAAATCAAAAACTGTTAAGAGAGTTTTATAATATTCAGTTTCATTAAAACCTTGAATTGATTTTTTAATAGTACTAACACTAATAGAAACCTTATTAATTATACCAAAACGTTCACTACTAAACATTCGCATTGTCTCACCACTAGGACCAACCCAAGTTCTACCATAACCATCCACACCGGCCACATTATCCAAAGTGGCATGTATAAATAAATTCGGGTCATTGGTGTTGTATGACCAATCGTAACTTAAAACGTTGTCAAAAAAGAATAAGTCAACGTCGTTAATAATTGGTTCCTCAAACTTTTCTTTGTTTAAAAGATAGTAGATAGTATTTGCTACTGCACCACCTGCCATGAAGTAATGCATGGGGTAATCATCAACCCCAGCCCCATCTGAATGGAGTTTGTGATTGATGATTTCCAAGACCTTGTTATAGGTCTTCCCACTGTTCAAAAACTTTATTAATTCTTTTCTATTCATTACTTAATGTTGTAAACTTCACGAAACGATTCACCCAAAAGTTCTTTAGCTTTAACTATAGCCAAGTCTTTTGTTTTAAGACCTTTTTCAACCAATTTTTTGGAGTGGTACAAACAATACTCTGTTGAACTAACTTCCATTTTCTCACCTCGTCCTTGGGCTTTTTTAAATGAATCTTTTGCGTAGATGTCATAAAAACCCACTTTTGTAATGTAACGTCCTTTACCTCCTGATTTTGCCATAATGTTTTTTGTTTTTTAAATGATTAATGATACAAATATAATAACTTATTTCTAATTAAAAAAGCATTCATCATTTATTTTTTATTAAAAATTTATGTACAATAATAAACACAATTCTTATATTAAGATAATTATAAATAAATACATTATGAAAAAATTATTATTATCGTTATTTTTATTATTAAGTACATTGTCATATGGTCAAACTGTTATTCAATATGACTACATGGAAACATGGTCAACAGGTTACGCAACTTCTGGTTGGTTTGGAGCACCAACAGCAACGTGGGCAACAAATATATCAGTTTCTCCTACTCAGAGTGCTGTAATATATGGAGCTGGAAGTGGAACTTCTGGAGTTGAACAAGCTTGGTATGTATTACCAAATATTACAGGGTTAAATACATCACATCCATACCAATTAAAATTCCGTTTAGCGTCACAAACATTTACAGGTCCAACGGCATTAACACGTGGATTGGATGCTACAGATTTAGTTGAAGTTCAAGTTTCAAGAAATGGAGGCGCATATGTTTCTGAGCTTAGAATTACAGGAAATGCAAATGCAATTTGGCCATACACTGCAACAGGTGTAATCAGTCATAATGCAAATGGTTCATATACAAATTCTTTGGCTCCAACAGGTGACATATATCAAGCTCCTGCAGGTTCAACTACAACGGGACCGTCTACGGTTACTTTGAATCTCCCATCTGGAATTTCTCAAATAGCAATCGATATTTTTTGTAGAGTAAATTCAGCTGGTGAGGAATGGTGGATTGATAATATTGAATTGATAGAAATATTCCCACTACCAGTAGAAATGATTTCTTTTGAAGGTACAAACCATGAGGAGGGTAACCTACTAGTATGGAAAACCGCTTCCGAACATAATTCAGATTATTATTTAATTGAATGTTCTACCACAGGTGAGTTTAATGAAAGTACGGTTATAGGTAATAAAACCGCAGCTGGTAATAGTAACCAAGTAATGGAGTATAGTTTTTTAGATAACAATTTTAGAGAAACAATAAATTACTATAGAATCACCCAAGTAGATTTTAATGGTGAATATAAAATATATGGACCAATATCAATCGATAACAGAACAACAAAGAAAGTGGTTATTAAATACGTTAATTTGTTAGGTCAAGTGGTAGATAAAGATTACCGAGGGTTCTTTTTTGAGGTGTACTCTGATGGAACAAATAAGAAGATTTATAGATAAAAAAAAGGTGGGATATCCCACCTTTTTTTTATTTGATAACACCCATTGTTTTTAATACAGAGGTTAATACTTCATTAACCTCATCGTTAGTTAAGTCTACAGACCTTAAAGTTTCTACTGCACGTTGTACAGATACTTTTGATTCTGTCATGAATCTTGTTTTTAACTTCAACTTAAGTTGTTGAACAAAGTCGTCTTTAACTTTTTCTGCGGCAAAGTTAAAATTGTCACCATAGATAAGTTTAATTTGACCTAGATTTAAACCAGCATCTTCATTGTTATAAAATGTAAAACTATTAACATTAACAGTTAAACCTTTATTGCTATTAATAGGAACTCCAAACTTTCTATTAATTCTTTTATCTATGATGTAGTATAAGAAACCTTCCCTCATATAGCTATCGTAATAACCTTTTTGAGTTGTACACCACTTAGTACCCATACCATATAGTTTAGAAGAATCGAAACTAAGTGGAACAAGAATTTTCCAATTATCATCTTCAAAAACAACTCTTACATCATTCTTAACCTCAGACCTAGAAGGTATATTTAATTCTTGTACCTTTAAAAGAAATTCATTGACAGTTTTAAATTTGTTTATATCTCTAAAATCAGTTGGGATTTTGCCATTTAAGTTTCTTTCAAACCAAATTAAAGATTCTTTAACAGGGTTTTCCAATGATGCTGGAAAATCAGGGTTAAGTCTATACTTACCATTAGTAAGACTAATATATCTAACTTTGAATAACCATTCAATATATTTTTGGTTAGTGGTTGGGTCCATTCTACCAATTAACGCAACAGACCTTTCAGATACACCGTATTTAGTTTTTAATTCTTCTAATTTCCTAGACATGACCTTTTATTTTTAAATTACGGTACAAATATAGGTATAATTTTTTAAATAAACAAAAAAAGTGACTATCTAGTCACTTTCTTATACTTTTTACCACTACATACAGGTCCAATACCTGTCTTGATTGACTCAGGTGTTGTCAAGGTTTTATAACAATGCCCACAACGACCATGATGATAAACCTCTACTTGTGAAAATTTGTTTTGGTCATTAAAGAATTTTTCCAAGAACCAATCAAATGTTTTAACTTTTTGATTGTCCAAACCTAATACAGATTTTTCACTGTACTTAAATTTTTTGTCCTCAAAACAAGTCCCAATAAAAACATAATCATGACCACTAAGTACCTGTACAAACCAAACATCATCCTCCTTATGTTTTTTAACCTTGTAAGTAAAGTAGTTACCACTGTCTTTATTTAAGATAGTGAATAGGGCGTTACCAGCGAAAACAAAATCACGTAGTTGTTGTCCACGTAGTTGTGCTTCAGGTACAAATTGAAATGTTGGTTTTGATGTTGTAGGTATTTTTACGAAGTCCATATCTTTTGTTTTTATTGTTCTTACAAATATAATAAATTTTTGTATATTTGTAGTATAAAATCAATAAAAATTATTTAGGATGAAAAATATAAGACAAATATTCAAAGGTAATGAACATCTAACGGGTTTTGGGCCTGTTGAAGAACTAATTGAGTATTGTCAAGAACTTGAAGGACAAGTATTGGAAAGAAAAGTTGAAGACGTATATGATAAAGAATTAATTTATCTAGAAATGATTCGTGATATCTATAATAGTTGTAATGATATAAGGGAACAAGAAACGTTAAACGAGAGATACCCTAATGAATTTCCTGAAGTTAACTACAAAGAAATAGTCGGTAATTTAAAAACTTACATTCAAAAAATGATTCGTGAAAATAAATTACCTATATAATCTATTTGGTAAAAAACTGCCAACAAATTCCTCAAACCAAAAAGAACCTACTTCTTTACTCATTTCAATAAGTTCATCATCACTTACTGTTGGTCCAACAAAATATCTACCCTTTTTAATAAAAAGACCTTTACCTTGTGGGTGTCTTTTTATTTCTATATAAGAAAGATATTCATCAAAGATAAGATTTTCAGGCATGTAATTCATGTCCTCTAAATAATATGCCACAGTCTTAAACTTTTCACTAAATGTTTGTACAGCCGGATTAAATAATATTTTTTTAACTTCTGATAATGATTCTATCTTTCTTTTATTTTGTGACATTAAATCCAAATGGAAAGCATGTTGTTTAATCCAATCCATTGAATCGTCAAGTTCTTCTTTGATTATTTTTCTTAAAAATTTATCCATAATACTATACAAAAATTGTTACTTTCTTTTGGAATATCTCCCTCAAAAATTCGTCATTACCTTCCCAACCATCGTAAGATGTACCATAAATAGTTGCACCAAAATATCTACCATCACTTTTTCTTTGCCAAATAAGTCTATCTGTAAAAGATTGGGCATCTAAATCCCAATCTACATTTTCTTGTGACATATGTTCCCATTTAGAACAATCCTTTAAAAGTGGTTCCATTATACTCCAATCAGTAAGGTTAGGTGTATTATCCCATTCACCATTTTCTTTCCAATCACCACTTTCCCATTGGTCAAACCCATAGTCATCCCATTCTTCAGGTGTAAATCTTAATTTATACTCTTCCGTTGGTGAATAATACCCTTCTCTGTATAATTCGTTGAATAAATTAGTATTTTCTAACATGTAATCAAACACTAAATCTTCGATAGGTAATTTAACTCTATTACTCCAAGAAGGTACTTCATCAGAAATATCTTTAATCCAATCTAAATCAGATTCCTTTAATATTTTTTTAATTATATTTTTCATTTTTATTATAAATATATAATAGGCATAAAAAAACCCCCATGATTACGTACTATCATCAAGGGGGTCGTAGCTACTTTGTGGTGAAAAGTGGATGTAACTAATTCTACTACTATCTTCAACCCATTTTAGTTACCCTGGGGAGACCGTTTAATCACTCAACAGTACAAATATAATATCTTTTTTTTAATTAATCAAGATTATTTTTTATTTTGTATTCTTCTAAATAATCTCCAATAAATAATTCTGCTTCTTTATAATAATGGTTACTCATTTCAAACCCTACTACTTCATCTAATATTTCATTAAATTCTTCTTCATATTCATCAACTATTTCTTCAGTTAAAACATCTGAGATTTCTAAAGGTCTGCCAAACACTCTCTCTATTTCTTCCCCAATGGGTAGGTCTGGGTTAATATTATACTTCTGTCCTAATATTAATTTAACCGTATAGGTTAATTCTCGTAATAACATATCTCTATCAATATAATAATCATTAAATGGTGAATTATTCAAATCTTGTAATAACATATCATATAACTCTTCCTTATCCATACCGAGGTGTAATAACTCTTCCAGATCAAAACCAGGTGAGTCAAATAATCCATCCATAACTTCATTATTTATTATAAAATATGAGTGACTTTCAATAAAACTCTTAAAATTTATTAAATCCTCAAATGTTGTAATAAAATCATGTCCATTATTAGTTAACCAATCATTAATATAGTTATAATTAATACGACCAATTTGTTCTGGTGATGCCGTCATTTTTCTTGAGTTGTGGTACTCCATTAATTTTTCAATAATTTGTTCGTATTTTGGATGTAGATGAATTATAATTTGAGGATTTGTTTTACAATTATTAACTGCATTACACCAATCGGTTCCACCCCCTGCTTTAATATGGTAAGAAAATTTATGATTTGGGTCGTCCTGTGGTTTGTTTTTAAAAATCCAAAAGAATTCAGTTCCAGTAGTATTATGTCTATCCCAGTATGAACTAGTATCTTTAGCAGTTGTACACCATTTAGAACCCGCACCATATTTACAAGACGCTTCCCACGTATTAGCTGCCACTACCAACAAGTCTTTATCTTCATAAAACTTAGTAACATCATCAGGGGCTTTAGCCTTTTTAATTTGATTTAAATCTTTTAATAATTCTTCATAAGAATTGTAATTAGCAAAATCTTTTTTTGGTAGACTTCTTCTATTATCAATTACATCATCCATTATTTTCATGGCAGCCTCAGGGTTACCACTTTTCTTATTAGCCCAAGATTTATAAAGATTTTGTATATGTTCAATACCCTCAAAAAGTGAACGTTTAATTTCTTCTAAAATAATTTTTTTAATATTCATATTAATAAATATACTGTACAAAAAAAAAGACCCACATTTCTGTGAGTCTTAATAGGGCCGAATGGATATAATATCTTTCGGATTCCACCACCTTGTTTTTCTAAACAAGGAAACAGTTAGAGTGTAGTGAGTCTGCAGAACTCTGTGGCACCTACACAAGTTATCCCACTTTTATTTAAATATAATTATTTAATTATCATTTTTCAAGTGTAATAAATTTATTTAAAATAAAAAACCCCCATTTTACTGAGGATTAATTTTGGTGGAGGTGGAGGGTTTCGAACCCTCGTCCTGCGTTACATTACTAACGTCTTCTACATGCTTATTCCATTTTAATCTAAATGGACAAAATATTTGATTTATTATTTACCATTGTAAATCAACAAACAATGGGTATCATTCGATTTTGGGTTCAATGATAATCCACCACAACTACGACTTCTGTTGCTAGGTTATATGTCTGCCGACCCCGTAGTAACACCTAATATGATTAGGCAGCTACTGTTGCACCTTCAGTCACAAAGTGACCTACAGTTGCGTTTGCGAATACGTCGCCGTTTGAAGTTTCAATACGTGTATTAACGTGATAGTATTATTTCACGACATGCTTACCCATTACCAATCGTTAACCAGTCAAATCCAAAAACACCCCCAATAATTCAAAGAACTCTTACAAATATAAGAATAAATATTAAATAATCAAATTAAAGACTACCTAAAGACATTGCTTTTCTTTGTAATAAATCCATTTCTTTTTTTAAAGATTCCATTTGTTTTTCATCTTCTCTAGTTAAATCAAATTTATTTTTTATAGCCGATACTTGTCTAGCCATTTCATCATGTTCTCTAAGTATTTGGTCGTAAATTTTTGCCTTTTGTTCATTATTCATAATATACAATTTTTATATAATTATATGTATACATTAAAATAAGTAAATGGCTATACCTAAAAGTAAAAAGGACCTTGAGTTAATTCAGGAATGTAGAGTCTTGGTTAGAAAAAACCCACACCTCAAAAAACGTAAATTAAATGCTATAAAAGATTTAGAAAAAAGACTTTATTATATAAAAGTATGGGTTATAACTGAATCACAACCACTTTTTAAATTAATAAACTATGACAAACGGTGTTTTAGGGGACCTTCCTGTTATCATTTGGACCACACGGTACCAATAATTTACGGTTACAATAATAACATCCCACCCGAAAAAATAGGGGGTATTTCTAACCTAAGATTTATACCTTCAGAGGATAACATAAGGAAAGGATATAAAATAACTGAAGAATCACATAAAGTTTTAAGGAAATTTAAGCGGAAAGGTGATATTTATAAAAAAAAGAAATAAAATGAAATTTAACTTATCTCAAATTTTAGAATCTACTATATTATTAGAAGGTAGAAGAGAAGATGTAATTAAAAAATATGGTGAAGACCATACCGAACTTGTTGATATGTTTGTTGAGGTTGACCCATCAGGAAATAACAAATATCTTGACTGGATGATTAAAACCGCTTTAGGTAAAAATCAAGATGACAGTATACCAATGGCTGACCAAATAGCTAAAGCTGTAGTGGACTATCATAGACTATTACCTAGAATTAAACAAAAAGATATTAATACTTATAAATCTTTATCTGAATTAAATGATGTTGTTGCTCAAGCTTTAAAAGATGAAAAAGACAAAAGAATTTCTAAAGAAGCGACAAAAATTTATGACAAAGATGGTGTTGTGATTTACGTACCATTCACAGTTGAAGCTTCATGTAAATATGGTGCTGGGTCTAAGTGGTGTATAGCTGGTAAAAGTGGTGATAATAATTTAAATACTTATTTTGACTCCTATAGTGAACACTCAAATTTCTACTTTTTTATTAACAATAATTTAGTTAATAGTGATAGTACACATTACAAATACGCTTTACAATGGAGATTTGATGGTAATGGTAGAGATTTAACTTGGTGGGATGCACGAGATGATTCACACAGTAACGCACCTTATTGGGTGACTCCTGATATGATGGCGGTTGTGGAAGCTTTTAATCCTTCACACACTAAGAAAAAATTAGCTATAAAAATAGCTTCTTTCCTTGATGACCCTAAATTTGATGAGTACGCTAAATTTAAAGATTATATTACACCTGAACAAAAAACTAACGTGATTAGTAAAATTATTAAAAAAGGTGGACTTAACTCTAAAGCTTTTAGTATTTTAGCGTCTGACCTTAATGATAAACAAAAAATGGACTTTATCACTAACTACGTCAAAGGTACAGTTAACGCTAATGATTATAAACAAATGCAAGAACATTTAACAGAGTTACAAAAAATGACTTTAGTTAAATTCAATCCATCTATTCTTAATAATATTGATGTTATGAATGACTTGAATAAGGAATTGACAGATGACCAAAAATATGAATTATCTAAAGTAGTTGACGCAAAACAAATAAACAATACAGATAGTAAAGTATTGTTTAGAAAATGGTCTATGAGTGCTGAAGAAAGAGCAAAACACGGTCAAACTTCTTTCTATGTATTCTTATCTAATCCAGAAGACTTAGTTGAGAAGATAGTTAAAGTTGACCCATTAGACCCAGAATCATATAGAACAATCAACATGATGAAACTAAGAAAACAAGTACAACCTGATACTTCAATGTATGGTATTAAAACTGAATCTGGTTTCCTTGATGATTACATTGGTAAATCTACATCAGATATACCTACTTCTGTTTTAGAAACTATAAAAGAAAAATCAACAAAAATTTAATAAAAAAAAAAAGGGGGACATTAAGTCCCCTTTTTTGTCACCAACAACCTCTTACCATCTAAATAAACTAACGAGGGGCGAAATTACGTTGTCAACATTATTAAATATATACTAAAACAGTAAAAGTTATTCTGAATAAATAAATTCTATAACACCACTATCAACATCAGCTTTGTTATTGATACCCCAAATATCTAAAGTAGTGGTAACATAATAAGAACCATAACTTGTTAATATTTCTCGATACGAGACCAATGTACCATCTACATAAACTCTCATAATAAAATGATATCCTTGTTGTGGCATAACATTGAAAAATACTTTGTCACCATCATGCAATTGCCAATACTCATACTTCCATATAAACCCATGTTGTATTTGAGTTTTATTAATATAAGGTAAATCTGATGGTACATCATTATAATGTGGTGTACAGTTTACATCAATAGCATTTGAACTACCTGATTGACAACCCTCAATAAACTCAATCTCATACTTTATTTTGTGGTTATTAGGTTCTTTCTTACATGAAGTAAGGACAAAAGTAAAAACAAAAACGATGAAATATATAAAATTCTTTACCATAACTTATTATTTATACAAATATAAGCATACTTTTTTGTTTGGCAAAATATTTATATAAGAATGAAAGAAATCATTAGAAAAATATTAAAGGAAACTGAGGAAGAGTTAGACAACTCAAACCTAATAGATTTACCAAAACATACTGAACCATCTAAGGGTGTTGTTGCTCCATCTCAAAAAGTTATTTCAGATGTTTGTGAAAAAGAACAGTTTTGTAAAAAACAGGGCCCAATCACTTTTGGTCAATTAAGAACTTTAGTTGAAACTGCTCAAAATAAAAATTTAACATACGATATCGGTGAGGGGGTTTATAAAGCCTTAATAAGATTGATACCGTGGTTTTTTCCACAAATAGCTGTGGCCGGTTTTGTTGGTAGTTCTATTAGGGCTTTCAATAAAATAATAAAACCAGGATTAGAAGATACTAGAGGTTATAAAAAATGGTGGGGTAGAACTTTAATTCATGTTATGGATGCTGTTGAGGGTGATATCCCTCACGAAGACCCCATATCAAAAATATTTTTTATCTCAGATGGTTTGTTACATATGATGGATAGAAAATTCAAAATTAAATTTGCTAGATATATATCTGAATTAGCAGCATCAAAACCAGATTCAGAACCAGTTCCAGAATATTTTGTTGAGAATGAATTGAGAAATTGGATTAATCAAAAGTTCTTATTAAGTCCACCATTAGAACCAAAAACAATGAATGAATCTAAAGAATTAGATGACATTGATTGGATGAGGGGTGATATTGAAACACCACTTAAAGATTTTAAAGATTTAGGTTATGAATTGACAGATGTTCTTGGTTTTAACGTTAGAATATCTGAAAATTCAAGATTTTATAATGCCGACGATGAAGATAATCCAATAGAAGAAGTGGGTATCATTAATGACGTTTACACGACTTTTGGTGATAGTTTACCCATACAAGTTAAATGGATTGGTCGTACAAATAGTTACAGTTGGGAGGATTTAATAGTTGTCAGCCAAGGAAATAAATTAAATGAATCTGAAGAAGATGATTGGGGTTGGGCTAAAGAAATTGAAGTAAAAACTGATTTAACTCCGGCACAAATTTATAATAGATACCAAACATTCCCTATAGAAATAGTTGGTCCTTATATTGCTGGTCAATTTATAGATATAGAATATCGAAGTGGTAAATTATATTTTATTGCTGGTGATTGGTGTGACCTTATACGATTATTTGAAGATAATGATGGTGGTTACAGTTATATGAATAGGTATCTAGCCAAAGCTGTTTTTTGTGATGAAGATTATTGGGAACCTTACTCAGCCAGTGACCTTATTGGTCGTGAATGGAAAAGTAATGTGTGGGATTTGGTTACAGATGACCAAAAAGCTTTAGAGTATATAAAAAAATATATTAGGAAAGGTGGTTTTATAGACGGAGAATTGGAAAACGGTGAACCATTTAGGGAAGACATGTTATTAGATGATGATTTAATGGGTGACCTGATAAATGAAGACGAAATGTTTGATGATTTAAAAATGGAATTAGGTTGGGCTTATGCAAGTTCATATAACAATGCTGTATCTAGTGGTATTTACACTACAGCTGTAGATAGTATTAAAGATTTATTAGGTCAACCTATATGGGAAAATAATAATCTTGTTTTTGAATCTACAGATTTAATTTTAGATGTAATAAAAAACAAAATATCTGGATGTTGGGACAGTTGTAAAAAATATTATGACCCTGAAAGACATTATGACACTACAGAACATGCAGATGAAATAGAAGCTTTTGAAAGTTTTTGTGAAGAATGTATAGATGAACCATTTGGTCATTGGTCTTATTTTAATGATTTCTATGCTGATGTCTTGGACGAAGAAAATGAAGATTTAAGCCCACATTACAGTGATTACGCCACCAATTCAGATATGAAAGAATATTTTTTAGAAGACCTTTATAGTAGAATATAAAAAAGGGGACCCGAAGGTCCCTTTTTTGTTTTTGAACAGTGAGGGAGGGAATTAAACCCTCCGATGAATCTTTTCGTGTTTCGGTTTTTCATCCGACAACCTTATTTAGGGAAACCAATCCCACCGTCATGGGACCGTGTATGCTCTCCACCACTCACTTTAATACAAAGATATGTTAAATTTTTAAATAATCAATATTTTGTTAATATTTTTTTTAAAAAAGGTTTGATTATTTTAATTTTTTTAAGTAAGAGAGGTTTTATATTTTCTATCAAACCAAAATGTACGTCCTTTTGAATCAACAATTTTTTCTTTTTTCCCATAACATTGTAACCATTCTCTAAAAGTAACCTTGTCATCAAAGTAAGGGTTAGTCCATTGTAAAAGTTGTCCACCGCCTAATTGGTATGCCTCCATTACAATATCTCTACAAAGTTCTAACATTAATTGGTTGTTGATTGACTCCCTAGAAGATACAAAAGGGTTTTGGTTAGAGCGGTCTAATATTTCGGCACGTAGATAGTTGCCCAAACCGTTAAAATATTTTTGGTCTAACATCAATTCATAGATTGATTTATCGAATATTTTTTTGTGTGAATTGTTTTTTAGATTGGTAACAAAATCATCCCATTCGGTTAACATACAAGGACCACGGTTATCAGACCAACCTTCGACCCATTTCCATCTAGAAAAACGCCTAAAATCAACTAAGGCAAGTGTATAACCATCTGTGGTATCAAACATTAGATGAGCGTGTTTGGGTTCTTCTCCTGTTTTAACAAAAACCCAATTACCCGACATCCCCATATTACACAATAACTTTTTATTATTAATTTGTAATATCAATTCTTTACCACGGTTGTGAGCCTTTATTTTGAACTCACCCCCAATTATTAATTCAGGATTTTTGTTTTGTGGTGATTTTTTAACTTTGTTGAAAGTTCTTTTATCTGAAACATAATTTATATATTCAGACATTATTTTTACCTCAGCTAATTCTGGCATATTTTTTTTTACAAAAGTAATAATAAATAATTAATCTACATAACAATAGTACAATAATCGTAATGTAAAGTTATTTCTAATTCGGGTTGCTCAAAATCTAAGTAAGTATTACTATAGTGTAAAGAACTACAAAAACAACCTCTTAAATCCCATCTACTAATAACAACACCTGTTGGGTCTAACCTTGATATGGTTGAATTAATTTTTCTTCCAGTAATATTATAATCATTAAACCAATCACGAATTCTACTGTAAAATAAATTTCTATGAGTTTCATCACCAATAACATCTCTAATCACAACCTGTACGGGTTGCCATTGTGGTCGGTACATATCAAATTCTCGGTGTCCTCTTGTTATAGAAACTGATGGCAATTCACAATTAACAAGACAATTAAACATAGTGTCACCAAGAGGAAATTCCATCAGATACCTATTTTGTCTCATCGGTTCATAAGCAACGTAATTAATACCAAGTGATACAAATTCACTCTTTTTTTTGGCTTTAAATTCGTTAAATTTTTTTAATTTCTTTTTTGGTTCCATTTAATAAACCTAATTGGTTTTTTATTAAAATAAATCATATTTATATATTAATGAGAAAAATATTAACCATCACACTGTTTTTATTTATAATACTTAAAACGTTTTCACAAAGTAAACTTCGTGATAGTATCTATATAGAAACCCAAATTTTTACTTTGGTTTATTCAGAGAAATTAGAACAACCAAAATGGATTGAATATGTTGTAGAATGCCCTACAGGAAATGCCTCAAGAAAGGGTATGGATTTTTATAGTAATGATTCAATTAAGACATCAGACAATCAAGATTATATTAACAACATTTGGGATAAAGGTCATATGGCTCCAGCAGCCGATTTTAATTGTACCAAAGAAATGTTAAAAATGACTTTTAGTTATTTAAATTGTGTTTTACAAAATCAAGATTTAAATAGAACTACATGGAGATTATTAGAAGAACATGAAAGGACTTTGGCTTTAAAATATGAAGTAACTGTTGAAATAAGATGTGTATTTTCAAAAAAATCTGTTGTACTACCTTCGGGAGCTACAATACCAGACGGATTTTATAAAATAATAAATTATGATGGTAAGAAAGAAACTTATTATTTTAAAAATGAAAAACCACTAACAACAGACTATAAAAAATTTTTAATAACCCAATAGTTTTAAATTAATAATCATGGAAGATTTGCTAGATGACTATGATTGGCACCCTGACCAATCTTTGTAAAATAAAAAACCCACTTAGTAGTGGGTTTTTTTTATTTATTATCATCTCCTAAAGATTTAATTAAATCTCTAATTTTTGCCGCTTCTTCGTATTTTTCATCAGAAATTGCCTGATTTAGTTTTTTAGTTAAAAGTTTTATTGTATCAATCTCAGGTTCTTTTCTATATTTAGATACTCTACCTTCAAATGGATTGAAATATTGGTTTCTACTAAAAGAACTAAAACTAGTAGAACCATCGGGTGACAACCAATTTCTTTTTTCCCATTCACCGTTTTCATCATTACCCTTTTCAAGTCCCATATCATCATTAAGTTGTGATAATATTTTTCTTAAAGAATCCATATCAAAAGGCTCTATGTTCATTGGATGTGAACCAAAAAAACTATTATTTTGTGAACCTAAATTTTTTTTCATAAAACTTTCAAGACCTGACTGATACATATTCAAAAATCTTAAAAATTCTTTATTAAACTCTTCATCACTCATACCATTAAATCCAAAATCACTCATATTTTATTTTTTTATTATAAATATAATACAGATTTAAATTTTGTCAATAAAAAACCCCACACTTATTCGAAATCGGTGTGGGGCGTAAAACTCTAGAACCTGAGAACTAGAGGGTCCCGTTGTTTCCAACGGTGGGGTTAAAAGACCTATCCTGGGACGCTGTTCTTATGGGTAGCGTGATAGGTACTATTAGTAGCGGGAGCTGGACTCGAACCAGCGGCCTTCAGGTTATGAGCCTGCTGAGATACCAACTTCTCCATCCCACAATATATGGTATATAAGGGAGGATTCGAACCTCCACGAACTTATTCAAAACTAGGTTTCTTTCAGTCCATACATTTTACAAGAGTCTAAGGATTTAATTCTATCATATTATTAAATCTATCTATATAACTTGTTACAGTTGGTTTTTAAAGAGTACCGTAACCAAACCTCTTGACCAGTCTGATTATAGACCACCAAGATTAGCTAAATCTAAGGTCTTTTAGGCTTTTACAGAACTCCCAATCTAACCTTACTCTCTTTTCAAACGTAAGCGTCTACCAATTCCGCCACTTATATGTATTATTTCAAAGAACTTTATCACATAGCTGTAGATTTACTCTACTATTTACTCACTAGATAATGATAGTGATACTATGTGATTAGTGTACACAAAGAAGGATTCGAACCTCCAAAACCTACTTTTATCGACCCGAAGGTAGATTATTTTCGGTCAGAGTTGTTACACCCCGTGTTTACCAATTTCACCACTTGTGTATGTTTTTTATTTGTTTAACAAAGATAATAACTTTTTTTTAATCTGTCAATTTTTTTTTTAATTATTTTAAGACCATGTATTTTACCCCATCAACAATCTTAACCATATATTTCCCTTGGTCCTTTGTTTTACCTTGGGAACGTTTTGTGGACTTTGCTGTTTTTGTGTTCTTCTCTGTTTCACCATACTTGTTGGCAATAACCTGTTTCATCGAAAATCTTTCCATAATTTTTATTTTTTACAAATATAACAATTTTTTACAAAATTTTAGGTGGTGTTTTAAAATTATTAAAACCTGGTTTAACTTTTAGATTATCATACTTTCTGTATTTAGAATAAACGTCAGCCCAATAATTAACACCTTCGAGTGTTTTTCTAAATTCAAAAGAAACACCAATAAACCCCATCCAGCTGATAAATTCTAAATCTAAAAATTCCTCTACAGAATAGTTAAATTTATTCAATGAGTTAAAATTGGCAATCCATTTGGATTGTTCTTCCTCATTCAACCAATTAAAGTAGTCTTTACCTTTCATAAGGCAAATATAATAAAATTATTTTGATTTTTGTTGTTGTTCAGCTTTAAAAAGTGTGTATATGTTTTTGAATAGTACTTCTTTAGCTTGTGGTGTCTCACCCTGTTCTATAAATTGGTTAACAAACTTAACTAATTCTGTTTCTTTTTCTCTGTTTAATTTTGATTTATAATCCATAACATCATAGATACTCATAAAATAAAAACCACCCATGTTAACAGAATCTTTTAATATTGATTGTTCGTCCCTAACATCAAAATCATTTGCTCCTTGAACTTTAGCCCTTTTGGGGTCCCATGTAGTAAAAGCTTCCATATCTTCTTTAATAAGACCTAAACCATTTTTACCTAAACCTGGTCTGTAAACCTTACCACCAAAATCTTCCCATTGTTTTTTAAAACGTTCAACAATCTTTGGTACGTTTTCTTCACCTATAACATTACCTATTTTTTTTAAAAACTCTGAATCAGTGGTATAATTTGTATATAATGTTTTCCAATTACTTTCATCAGGTACAACAATATCCAAATCACCAATATCCATGGACCAAGTTCTACTATCCATTTGGTTTAAAGCCTTCAATAACATGGGATTTTTAAATAATCTAGCAGAACCAGCGATAAAGTATTCACGTTGAGAAGGATTAATACCAAATGCATCAAATATTAATACCTTTGATTTTTTTAATAGGTCATTTAATTTAGTTGGGTCAGCTTCTTGTAAAATATCAGCATTTAATAATATCTCATCTAATTTTTTCCAGGCCTTTTCAACCATTAAATCATTATATACCTCAACTAATTTCATATAATTAAAGTTTTTGTGAATGGATATAAGGAACGTCTAATCCATAATTTTCTTTTATCCAATCTCGGAATATATCTGATATTTCTGAAGAATTCAGATCAAATCCCTGTCTCAAAAACGTCCAAATAGAATCATCTACAAACATTTGGTTAGTGTCATGGTCGTAAGCCATAATATCTCTTTCACCATCTTTATACATTACATATCTATAATCCCTCTCAACGCTTTTACCGTTAACAGTCATTACCTTTATAGTATCAGTTTTAAGTTGTTCCTCTTCTAATTGTGGAATTCTATCTAAGAAATTATTATAGTCACCACCATAAATTTCATCTGCTAATTTTTTAGCACCACCCACATCTTGAGCATCTTGTTCCCAATTTAAAGGATCATATTTATAATTGGATGACATACCAAAATCATCCAAAAAAGACTCTTTTAAAATTTTCTTAATCAATCGTTTCATCAATAATAAATATCTTACTTTTCTTTAGTCTTCAGATATTCTTTAAGATTTTTATTACCCTTTTGGTGTATTGGGTCAAAACAACAGTGTCTACAACCGCTGCCACAACAAGTACCACGTTTTTTATGGTATCGTTCAGTTAAAACAATAGCCCCATTCTCTAGGTAATAATCCTTACCTTCTTCAAATATAAAATCTTTATCCATTTTTAAATCCTAAATATTGTTTCCAATCATTACTAATTCTATTTATTTTTTCAACAAAATATAAATAAGAAGGTCTGAAAGGTTTATGTCTCATGGTTAAATTATACTCTGATAAAAACTCATCAACATCCTTACTACACTTTCTAACATTACAAATACCACAACAAGTAACCAAATTTTCCCAAGTATTAGAACCACCTTTAGACCTAGGGATAACATGGTCAATGGTTAAATCAGTTGTAGCACCACAATAAATACATTCATTATCATCTCTTTTAAAAATATTCTGTCTAGATAGATGAACTTTCTTAAAAGGCAAAACAATATACTTCAGTAACCGAATTACCGTTGGTCTAATATAATCTTTTTTATCTGTCACAATTGGGTTTTCTGACTCGTGAGTCACGACTTCAGCCTTACCTTTAAACACTAATTTAAAACCCTTTTGTAGTGTGGTAATGTTTATTGGGCTGTAGTCCATGTTTAATACTAACACTTTCATAAGGCCTTTTATTTATAACTATTTATTTTTCCATTCTTTCCAAGTATCAAAATCTTTTAACTTCTCCATCTCTTCTTCCATCCATTTAGCTCCTGATATAAACATATCTTTCCAATAACCTGCATCTGATGGTCGATGGTAAGGGTATTTCCTATCTAATACTTTAGTTGCCGCTTCTTCTAGTGTTTCTTGTTTTAAAGCATTTTCTTTTGCTTCCTTTAGAATTTGAATAGATTCTTTTTCTTCACAGTTATCACATACACCACAAGTACATTCTTGTTTAGGTTCTTCTTGTGGAATGACAGCACTTCTTCTAATGAAATGTGAATCAGGTAAAGTGTCTAAATGCTTTTCTAAATTCGTTTTAGGTTCTTCTTGTGGAACGATGATTTTATGTAGTTTTTCTATATATTGAGTTGATTTTTTATCAGATGGATGACTAATTTCAATAAATGACTTTATTTTATAGTCAATATCAACACTCTCACAACTTGGATTCTTAACAAACCATTCTAAGAACTCATCATCAATAGCTTGAACACCGTTATCTATTAAAAATTGGTCTGTTGTTAGGATTATTTTACCAAAATTTTCTCCTTTAGGATAATTAATTATTGCTTTTTCAATTAATTCTCTTACAGAATAAAACCAATCTCCTTCTTTAATTTCTTCGTTAGAAGTGATGTAGATGTTTAATTTTGTTCCACTATACTCTTTACGTGGCGTTTGAATTAAAAGTAATCCTGTATGTTTTTGAACAATGGAATGTTGTTCCTTATCCGTTGGTATTAAATGTATGTTTTTCATTTTATTTAAATTTAAATTTTTTATAGTTAATAAATTTTGGGTGTAGTTCAGAGGTATCCAATTTGGTTAATCTTTTATGTGCCTCATTTGGTTTAGTAGAAACCATAATAACCTTTGTTTTCCCATTAACATCAGGTTCATCCAAATCAATACCGTACATCCAAAAACCAAATCTATCAGGCATCGATATATGAGCAAAAGTGCCAGTCATACCATCCCAAACGGAACTTCTTTTACCCTTCTCAATTCTAACCTTAGTACCAATTCTATAATACATACCTTATTTAATTTTCCATACAAAATAAACACACTTATCAGAACAATCCCAAGTATCCAATAACTTACCACCATCCAATGCGGCAACATGTTTGGTAATTCTGATGATATATTTACCGTTAGGGTCCATTTCCACCAATTCCTTAGCTGTCATTCTTTTTTGACCCTTAACTCCAGGGAACGAAATTCTTTCCCACTTAACACCCAAGTCGTCCAAAGTCTTTGTTACTTGGTCTTCCCAATTACCTTTAGATGATTTTCTAGAGGCTCTCCAACCATGACCATACATAAGTTTATGAACCTTAGAATAATTTTCTTTTGTGATATTTGCTACAGCCCTGACCATACAGTCTTTATTACATCTGATATCCTCAATTCCCTTTGGTTGTGTATACTCAAAAATCATAGTCCCTTATTTTATTTCTACAAAGATAAGGAATTATTTTTAAATATCAAAATAAAAATCCCCTTGTCAATACAAAGGGATTGTGGTCCTTCACGGGCTCGAACCGTGGACCCACAGATTATGAGTCTGTTGCTCTAACCGACTGAGCTAAAGGACCTAAATTAGTCAGGACAGGATTTGAACCTACGAGAGTCTTTTCGCCCCACGGGTCTCATTTAGGCGTCACCATTTCGCCACCTGACTATTTTTTATTTGATAATTAAACTAAATGGTGTTTTAATATGTGTCCCGTCACCATTAACCTCAACTATACCTACTGAAACACCTTCCAATTCATCTGTATAATACATACTTGGTGTACAATAATATTTCCCATTAGACACCTGTTCCATTAGTTCTTTCATTTTAAGGAACGACTCAACTAATTCCACAGGGATCTTACTGTCGTAACTATCACCATCATAATTCACCATTTGGTATGTTTCTTTATTTTCCATAATTTTTTATTTTTTTGTAGTCAGGACAGGACTTGAACCTGTATGTGTAACTTTCTTGGCCCTTCCCCAATGGCACACTATCCACTCGTTAATTTAGCGTCTAACCAATTCCGCCACCTGACTATGTTTCCCCACCTGAGATTAATGGTGAGTAGATATTCACAGTTTTTCTATTTCAAAACCCAACGTGTCTTACCACTTAAAAGTCAACTCTTACTTGGGGGATAGGAGAGTCTTCCTTCCGATTCCCAACGAGTACCCCTTGACGTGGTGGTACCAGCTCCGTTAAGTTTTGAGGGATACTTAAAAACCCTACGAGTATCTCTTTCTCGTTTATTTTAAATATTTTTGTAGTTTAACAAATATCTTTCTTTCCTTGCTGAATTCTTATTTTTAGATTTGTATGTGTCTAACTGTGAATCACAATTATGACATATTAATCTTAGATTATCTCTTTTGTTATTACTAGCATCACCGTTTATATGGTCCATAACAAAAACTAATGGTTTACCGTTCCAAAAATTATCTATTCCACAAATATTACACTTATTATCTTGGTCTATTAAAAAATATTTTTTTAACCATCGCAAACCTGATGTGGTATTACAATATTTTTCTTGATTGTCTAAGTAATCTTTGTATTTATTTTTATTTTTATGTTCCACATTACAATCAAATGAACAATATATTTGTTTATCGTGTGAACTTTTTGTTTCTTTACCACAATTTTTACATATAACTTTTTTACCCATACCTTTATTGTGTGGTATAAAATTTTCAGGAAAATTTTTTCTTTTTCTAAGTTTAATCCCTAATCTGCCACACACTTTTTTTATGTATGCGTCACTAACACCATAAATTTTACCAATTTCACGATAACTCTTACTCTCAACAAAAATTAACTTCTCAAGTTCTTCTTTATTATATTTTTCCTCAAAATTCATAATATATTTTATTAATAAATATTTAAGGTTTATTAAAAATCGAACCTAGTAGTTAATATTTTTTTAGTAGTCCCGTCAGGATTCGAACCTGAATCAAAGAGGTAGAAGCTCCTTATGTTAATCCATTACACTACGGGACCCAAAAATAAAAGAGGTTTCGTCAACGGTGCACTACGACAAGATATTACTAAATTATCTACGTACAAAGTATCCACCTCTTTTGTAGTCCTACGGGGAATCGAACCCCGCTTTCCAGGATGAAAACCTGACGACCTAACCGATAGTCGATAGGACCAAATACCACATTATAAAACCATAAAGGTACAACTCTTGTGGTGACGTTGTTCATTTCACAGTACTCGGAGAGGGACTTGAACCCTCACTCCCAATGGGAATTTGATTTTAAGTCAAACGTGTATACCTATTTCACCACCCGAGCAAATACTCCTTATTCTCATACCCTTTTATTTCGGAGCAAACCTGCTTTACTTAAACGAGTTTTTCAAGGGTACAGGTTCTTTGAGGTTGAGTCCTCTGTGTTGTAGTGCTTAAAGTCTGTCCACTCTTATTCTTGATTCCTTTCTCAAGGGAACAACACAATGTATTATATATGTGATGCAGTAGTCGACAACCACACTCGTTTCACCATCTTTTGTCAACAGGCCTATGAACTTAACGAGTTCACCTTTTCTTACCACCACAATATATTTTAAAAAAGAACAAGGTAGGGGTTACGTTCTGTCTTGCATTCCATCTCAAGAACTGCCTATTACCAGTGGGTTTGTGGTTACCTTGTCCCCGTTTTAATATGTCAAAGAACTTTTTCTTTTTGTCACGGGAGTAGGACACTCATCTCTAACTTCCTACCCCCGTTGTTTGTCTTACAAATGTAAGTAATCTTTTTTAATCTACCAAATCTTTTTCAAAAAAAAAACCCATCTGTTTTAAGAGACGGGTTTTAAAATATTATTTAAAAAATAATCATACCATCTCCATTAGACTAAATCTCTCTAATCTTTCTAATAATGATATGATGTTCGTATTTTTCATTTTATATTATAAATATAGTTGTATTTCTTAAAAAGTCAAATTTTGTAATTAACAATTATTACCTTTTATATTATTTGGTTAAACAAATTCTTAATTGTACCATTGCCGCACAAGACCAACCAAGAATGTTTGGTAAAGACCCTAATGGAATGCTAGCACATAAGTTTGCTACAAATATTATTAACAAAAACCAATCAACTCTTTTCATATTTTCCATAAATTTATTATTTTTTTATAATTTTATAATTATTAATTTCTAACCATCTGAGAAACTCTAATGCTCCCCATTCTTCAGGGTCTAATTCACCGAGAGGACCATCACCAAATTGGTCAATAAATTCGGGTAGATAATTTTTTTCTAGTTCAATTTCATTATTCCCCATTATTCCCCAATCTTATCTATGAATGATTGTCTTTTATATTTTAATTTATGTTCAAGTGGCCAAATAACTGTGTATTGATAACTGTTCCAATATTTATCAGGGGCACTATTTCTTAATTGTTTTGCAAAATTACTAATCAATTTTTTAACAGTAAATGTCTGTTGGTATGTCTCGCAAGAATCAATTACCTTTTCAATCCATTTTGATACGTCTCCGTAATGTGTGCTTCTTTTTTCCATAACACAAATATAATAAATTTATTTAGTTAATTCAATTTCTTTATAACGTTCATTAAGTTCTTTTGAGTTTACTCCAAGATATTCTAACTCAACTTCACACCCACAATCATTATTAAATCTTAGTGTATCAATAATTAAAATTTTACTACCACTAACCTTATGTGTTACAAAATCACCGTTTTTGAATTTAAACTTTTGTTTGTAATATTCTTCGTCACTACAACCACATCCTGTTAGAAATAGGATGGTAACAAGTACTGTCACCATCCCAATAAATCCATTCTTCATTATTTGTTTAGGTTTAAAAACAATCCTGAACCACCTGCTACCGTTGTTGGTAATTTTCCATCCCAAGCAGACGCCTTTAAGTACTCAATATACATAGGTGTTAATTGAGTTTGTTTAATCTTAATTGAAAGTGCTGACGCATTTGCGTTGATTATAGTTTCAGCAGAATCCGCTCTTGCTACGGCTACTTTACGTCTTCCTTCAGAGATTGCTGCGATAGCTTGTTGTTCAGAGGCTTCAGCTTGTTGGATAGCCTTTGTTTTAGCGATAATTGACTCTTGTAATGCCTCAGGTGGTGTGATATTAGTTCTCAACTGAGATACGTTAAACCATTTAGATAACCTAACATTACATTCTGCAACAATTGCTGATTCAAATGCTTGTCGGTGATTAAAAATACTATCTACCTCCCATGTGTTAGCTACGTCATTTACTGCCCCAATAATAGCGTTTTTCAACCAACCCTTTTCAATTTCACTAATAGATAATCTTAAATTAACAAACATATCACCAATAGCATCCTCACGTAGAGAATAGTTAAATGTTGGTTTAATGGTTGCTGAGAATCCACCTTTAAGGATTACACCTTGGTCTTCATACTCAATGTGTTGTTGGTATGTTGGAAACTCCAATACTTGTTCTGTCCAAGTGTTATAAAGTACCCAACCAGTTTTATACTGATAACTTGATACACCTCGTTGGTCTCCGACCAAATTAATCTTTAATCCTTTGTGACCTGCGTCAACTTTTTCAATCGCAAACGGTTGGGTCATTGAAATAACGATACCTACAACAAAAATACCAATCGGTTTAATGAGCCAAGATGGGTTGAATCGTTTACTATCATGACCGTAATGGTTTTGGGTTACCGTAAACATACTACCTCTTGTTTTTAGAACGGTAAGGATAACCGCAATTAAACATACTACAAAAATTACTGTACTAATCATTTTTCTTCTTTTTTATTATTTAAAACTTTGATGGTTTCGTTTCCTACTAATCCTACGAGTGCAACCATTCCAACGAAACCTAAAAGTTGGATGAACCCGTTTACTTCTCTACTTACAAGGTAATCCCCGTAATAAGTTGTGATAACAATAAATGCTAACCACATTAAAAACAATTTAAAATATTCCATAACACAAATATATAGTTATTTTTTTAATTAAACAATATAAAAACAAAAAACCCCTAACATTTCTGAAAGGGGTCCTTATTCGATGATACAATTACTTAAAAATAAGTTTGTTCAAAATAAAGTATTTGGAATTTATCCCCTTTATCAATCAAATTGGATGCGTTAATCAAATCATTGTATTCAATTACAGCTCCTTTTTGGATTTCTCTAAATTCAGTTAAAAAATCAAATGTTGTGATATCATCAGAAAAAACATCCTGAGAATCTTTATTATAATCTTTCATTAAAGCCAACTCCATAGTGTAAGCTCCATAAACAACATCAAGTAAATTACCAAAAGTGTGTTTTGTTTCTGTTTTTTCTATTTCAGGTAAAATATTAAAACCTGTCATATACTCTTGTAGTTTTTGAGCGTGTTCTAACTCATCGTCAGCCTCATTTTTAAAGAACTCAGCAGCTTTCTTATAATTCATATCCTGACACCAGTTAGTAGCCGCTCTATAATAGTAATGAGCTGTATACTCATCTTTAATTCTATTATTAAGAATTTCTATAACCTTACTACTTAATTTATAAAGTTCAGGTTCACCTTTTGTTTCAGTTTTCTTTTCTTCAGTATCTTTGTTTTCTTCTTCCTCTTCTTGTTCACGAATTCTACTCTTTCTAAGAATTTCATCAACAATAGCTGAAGTACTTCTATTAATATTTCTACTCATAACTAATTAATTTGTTAATTATAAATATCCTATAAAAGAAATAAAAACACTAATTAACCAAGTTGTAGGTCAGAAAATTTTAATCCCCACATCATACCTACCCATAACATTTCTTTTTCTGCTTGTTTTGCATACATACGAAGGTTCTTTTGGAGATATTTTTTACCCCATTTTTTCCATTCGTCGTATTGAGCTTCAGTCATGGTCCATTGGGCGTACCAATTATCCTTACGGTCCTTGATATCGTCATAAGTTACCTCATGACCTGCTATCTTAAACATTTCATTAATAATGTCGACAACAGCTTTGTTCATTTTTTCTTCTCTACTTAATCTAGCCATATTACATTAAAAATTTTAAGATTTTTTCTTTAATCCCTGATTGTTTAATTCCCTGTGTTGATTTTGGTGTTAGGACAAAGTTAGTTAACCCACTATTAGGATTACCAGAGATTGACCCAAACTTTTCTGACATATCTAAATCATCAACTGCAACCCAATGAGTTACTTCAGGATGTTGCGATAACCAATGTTTGATTTCTGCTTGTCTCTCATACTCAAGTTTGGCGTAGTTTCTCAATCTTTGCCATTCTCTTGGGTAGATATCTTTAAACATGTCAGTAACCCCAATAGGTCTTTTGATAATTCCTTGACTTTGATAGTAGTCCCCAAGTTCCTCAAGAGAAGCTTGGTATCTCCAATCAGAAGATACCACAATCTCAGCTCCTGTTTGTTCAAGGATGGTATTTAAAACTTTAATTGCTTTCACATCAAAGTTATCTAATCTACAATCAATTGGTCTATCATCAAATTTAACATCAGGATTTTTAGAATGATATTTTTTAAATTTTTTCATTCTACTACCCCAATTATCTGCCAAACAGATTACACCATCATTATCAAGAAAAATTACTTTCATATTAACTTTTAATTTCTGTTTCACAATTATCACGCCAATCACTATGACCAACGTTCAAAGGCATACACTTTTCATCAGATTCAAAAATTAACATTAATTCAATTTCGTCATCGTCCAAATGAAATTTGAAGTCTTTACCTTTCAAATATTCTATCTTGTCCCTTCCGTTTGTGAAGGTAATATTTTTTTCATCAATACCACATTCTTGAGCAACATTAAATAGATTTTTATTTTGGTCCAATATCCACCACCAACCAGCTTCTTTGGCTGCTTTATCACTATGTCTACTAGTAACAATGTGGACATCTAAACCCCTACTCACCAAATCTTTGGCGTATTCTTGGACACTCTTAAGAGAAAGCGTACCATCAAAATCAAATGAAACTTTCATTATTTTAATTTTAATCCTATTAATAATCTAACCCTTCTCTTGAATCTAATTCTAAGATAACGGTCAACAACTTTTTTAATATCTTTTTTTTGTTGTTTTGTTAATTCTGGTCCCTCAGTATCATACATAATACTCAATTTTAACTCTTATACAATCTTGTGATTTACCTTCATTCATTAAAAAGTTATTGATATAACCCATGATATTAGCTGAACCTATTGGGTTAGCTGAATGAACCACAACTTTAGGGAAATAAAAATTTTTATCCCTTTTTTTCTCAGACCTACTCATGTTGATTCTATGTTCATTCAAAGAATAAAACAAATTAACTAACCATTTAACCGCGTCGTAACCAGTTTTTTCTTCTATGTTCTCATAATCTAATTTGTAGTTAGGTGAAACATTGTTATAATACTCATTCATAGCAGTATCACCCAAGTCATGGTCTAATGAAATTAATTCGATGTTATTCAAACCAACTTTATTTATTAAGTCTACAAATTCATAAAAACTCCTAACAACCAACCAATCTTTGTCATTAGGAGTTCTTATGTCATCCAAATATATTTTTACTTTATTCATACCACAAAGATAACCTATTAATCAACAAATTCCAAATGATTTGTGTTTTTATCCCATAAAACATTCACAGGTTTATTGCGGAACTCATATCGTCCATTTAACACAGCTGCGTTAATGTAGTGAGTATTTCCATCAAACACATAACCATAACCTTCGTGGATGTGTCCAAATACGTGAATTTTTGGTTTGATTACTTCAACTCGTTTCATTAGTTCTTCACAACCAACATTTTGATTTGGGTATTTTACGTAATCCAATTTGCCAAATGGTGGTCCGTGAGTGATAAGAATGTCAGTACCAACTGTTATCATATCCCACTTCTCTTTTAAAGCTTGTCCTCTTGGTAAGTTAAATGCCCAATTATGAAATTCAGGTTGCCAAGGAGTACCCCAAACTTTAACCATATCGTCATAATCCTCATCACCAACCAATAAAAGTTCGTCTTGTAAATATTCAACTGTTTTATAACCAGTTAACAAACCTTTAGTTTCATTAGGTTGGTCTTGGAAACCAAAGTCGTGATTACCTGCTATGAAAATTTTGTGGTCATAGTTATCAATTTTATCAAACCACTTAAGAAAATTTTCAATTTCAGTTTTATAACCTCTACTAGTGATATCACCAGCACAGATTAACATATCACCACCAGGAAGAAAACCGTTAAGTTTCTCGTGTTTGGTGTGTGTGTCACTAATAAAGGTTAATTTTTTCATAATTACAAATATAAGGGTTATTGTTTAATTGGCAAAATAAAAGTACGTCAGGGGGGAGTCGAACCCCCACATCTTAACGATATTGGTTCCTAAAACCAACGCGTCTACCAATTCCGCCACTGACGTATGGAGCGGGTGGCGGGATTCAAACCCGCAACTCCCAGCTTGGAAGGCTAGTACTCTAGTCAATTGAGCTACACCCGCATTTGTGGGAACCGCACCCCACCCTGAACTTGTACTTTGTTCTATTAAGCGTTTTTTCTTTTAAAAATAAATTTTTTTATTCTTTTAATCAATTTATTTTTTTCTCTTTCTCCTCTAAAAATTTCTCTATGTGATTCTAATTTACCTGTTAACACTATCTTCATTAATTTCTTTCTTTTTCTTTTGTTATTTTATTGTGGAGATACTCGGAATCGAACCGAGACATCTTCTGAATGCAAATCAGATGTTTTAGCCAATTAAACTATATCCCCATTAGTAGCGTGCTGTGGACTCGAACCACCCCTGAAGTTTATGAGACTCCCATGCAACCAATTACACCTTGCCGCAATATAATGTACCGAGTATGGGAATTGAACCCACTTGACCATCCTTATGAGAGATAGTTCTTTACCACTAAGCCTCGGTGTGTTTTGTTCCCCCGCCGGGTAACGCTCCCAGCCCCACGGATTAAAAGTCCGTTGCCTACACTTGTTTGCTACGAGGGATTGTGTTTGCCATACTTGCCACTTTCCATAATCTGACGTTTTTATTTGTTTGTTATTAATTGAGCCTCATGTAGGAATCGAACCCACGGCCTTCTGAGTACAAATCAGACGCTCTAAGCCAGCTGAGCTAATGAGGCAATTTATTGTAGTTCCTACAGGGTTCGAACCTGTGACCTTCTCGATGTAAGCGAGTTGCTCTCCCAGCTGAGCTAAGGAACTGTTTAACCAACCTAGGGGTTACTAGGATTTATGGTTAGTTGCGGTCCATGCGAGAATCGAACTCGCGGCACATCCGTGACAGGGATGTATGTTGGCCACTACACCAATGGACCATTTATGAGGAAGAGGTAGGATTCGAACCCACGGTACCCTTTCAAAGGTACTTCTGATTTCAAATCAGATGCAATAGACCAACTCTGCCACCCTTCCTTTTTTTAAACCGATATATCAAAGAACAAAAAACCCTGAATCTTTTGGACCCAGGGTTATTCTATATATAGAGTAAATTCAAATCAACAACTCCAGTATGACAACCCATGTCCGTAGAAAAGTGAATCCACTTTCCCATCAACCGTTTTAACGGTCCCTTGTTTGTATGTCATTGTTGTTTTCATTGAATTTATAAAAATTTTTGTTCGTATTAATTAAATATGGTACAAATATAGTAAAAGTTTATTAATTGTCAAACTATTTTTATTCTTTTTTTTCTGTTGCGTATTTTATACCCATAATGGTACCTACAATAGAAAATGCATTTGTTAATAGAATACCAAATATGTTAGACCAAGTAGCACTAATAACTTGAGTGTCTTTGCCCATTAATAATGTGAAGACATAAACACCAGTTGTTACAAAACCCACACCCATGATTATCCATAGAGCAACTCTAACAATGGTGGAGATTAGTTCATTTTGAGTTCTTTTTTGTAATAAATCTAAATCGTTTTCGGCCATATCTTTAGCTTTTTCCGCATCTATTCTAGCCTTTTCAGATTTAGCCATTTCATTTTTTAACTCTTCAGTTAATCTAAGGTTATCTTCTTTCCACTCATTAAGTTCCTTATTCTGAACCTCATACGTCAACTTGGAATCCTCAACGTCTTTTAAAGTTTCCTGTAATTCTTCTAGAATTCTTTCGTTTTCATTATTTAAATTAGATAGTTCTTGATTTTGTTTTTGTATTTTTTTTGTCATATCAAGACGCTTCTTCCTTTTTTCGGTATCTCTTAATTCACAATCTTTTAAATAATCTTTAAATTCTTCATCATCCTCAGAATCAATTAATTTTGTGATATTACCCTCAAGACCTACATTTTTTTCTTTATATAAATCTATTAAACTTTTTTTAGTAAAACTTTCTATTTTAATCATTTGTAAACTTTAAATGGTGCGGTTCTATTTTTATAACCTTCGTAATCTTTTCTAAATTCTTCTAGTCTTGGTTCTATATCGTCTGATTTAATAATCCAAAACTGTGCTCCAGCTTGTAATGCTTTAGCTTGTTCATCTGGTTCATTAGACGATGAAATTATACCAATAACCACATGGTTACCATATTCAAAGTTTATTTTTCTAATTAACTCAATACCATCAAAAGAACTACCAATAATATTTAAGTCAACAAAAACACATTCTGGTTTATTGTCTTCATTACCACTTTGGAACCATTTTTGGAATAGTTTTGCTGCTTCGTCAGAACTGTTTAACGCGTTTAAAGACAAACTTATATCTAATAAGGAACACGCATCCTCAAATACTAAATGGAATAAATCCTCGTCATCAACTAATAATATAGAATCAATCATTTTTTTTTTAATTTTTATTTAATTTAACCGTTATTTTTGTACCAGTGTTAATTTTTTCACACATCATACTAAAACCATGTTCTTCTAAAATTGTTTTGGTTATACCTAAACCTAAACCAACTTCGGAATTACTCTTTTTATTTAAATATTCACCTGTTGTTCTTTCGAACTCTTTTTGTGAAAATCCAACACCATTATCTTCAATAATTAAATCATTATTATCCATGTAAATTTTAATTTCTTTATTTTCACTACTATTATATTTTAACCCATTTTTAATTAAATTATCAATAGCGTTCCAAAAAAGAGTTTCATTTACATTTAGTGTAACTAATTCACTAATTTCTACCTGATTTTTATATGATGTATTTGTTAAGTATTTTAATAAAGATTCTTTTATATCAACCATATTTCTATCTAAAACTACAGTATTTTTCACAAGGTTTGTAAACTCATAAACACTTTTATATACTTTTTGTGTGTGTGCCAAACCATCTTTTATCATTTTAATTGAGGGTGTAATTTTTAAGTTATTCATTTCCTCAATTGAAATTCTTTTTTCTAATGACGATAACCCTCTTGGTATATAGGTGTTAATACCTGAATGCATGTCGTGTCTAATTATTCTAGCCGCATATTCAAGGTAAGTGTTTTTCTTGTTAATGTCTTTTAATTGGTTTTCGATTTCTATGTCTTGGACTTTAATTGTTTTTCTTTGTAATAAAACAATAATACCTAAAACCAAAACAGAAAGAACAATTGTGGACCACCATAAATATTTTTTTAAGGTTTTTTTATCGGTAACTAAATCATCATTTTTAACACTAAGATTAATGATATTTTTTTCTTTACCTAATATTTGTATAGTACTTGTTTTAGAACTGATAACTTCTTGACTAGCTTTATTTTTTAATAATTCTTTTTTTTCTTTTAATAGTTTTTGGAGTTTTGACTCTATCTCATCAGCAATTTTTTTTATATCTTTTTTAGATAAATTATCGTATGATTTTGGTAGGTCATCTAAAAATTTTTGGTCGGCTTTAATACTAGATAATTCTGAGTCACTTAACTCTTGTACGGGTTCTTCTTTAGGTGTGTCAAAAACTTTTTCAGGTTTTAAATCAACAACATCAATATAGGTACTAACCTTATCTAAATACCAATCTGACTCATCATACATACCTTTATTATAAAAAGAGATACCAATTTCTTGACATAAGCTTGATTGGTATTTAGTTAATTTTTTATTTGGTTCGTAATTTAATTTTTTAATTAAACTAGTTATACGACTATCACTAGGACATGTAGGTTCAATCTCTGTTTTTTTGGGGTTATTATCAGTCTGTGAATTTACATTTAAAGAAGTAAAAAAACCCAAAAACATTATTGTTATTAAAATATTTTTTATCATAATTTTGGGGTTAATTTATATGGGAATAATACTATTCTTGGTTTATATTTTGGGGATATATTTAATTCCCAACCAATCTCAGGACTTTCTTCTTTAAGTAGATTTATTTGTTTCCAATAATATATATTAGTAACATCACCTCTTGTAATTAAACTATAATTACCACTTCCTCTATGCGATACTAACATATACAAACTTAAATCAATAACTTTAACTGTTGAGTCTTGCCAAGAATAATATAGGTACCCATTATCTATCGACGACGATAAAATCCAATTCTCTAACGTATCTATTTTAGAAATTAAACTATCGTAATAATTGTTTTGGACGGTTAACAAACTATCCAATTGGTTAATAACACTATCTTTTATTTTAATATCGTTATTTAATAACGTGTTAGTATCATTAACTAATTTTATTTCTGTTTTATATTTTTGTATTCTAATTTTTTGATTCTCAATTAGTGAATTAATATCATCAGATTGTTTTTTTGTAAGAATAACCACAGAATCACCTTTTAATTGTGTCTGGATAGGGTAGGTTGGTTGTGAATACACTATACTTACCATACTTATGAAAAATATGGTTAATAAATTTTTTAGTTTTATCATTTTAGTTCAATTTTCATTTTTGTCCCTATGTCATTTTTCTCACACGAAATATTAAATTTATGTTCTTCTAAAATAGCTACACATATATTAAGCCCTAGACCAGTTCCAGATTCTTTTTGGCCTTCTTTTCTGGTATATGGTTGGGATAAATGAATAAAATCTTTTTGTGTAATCCCTCTACCGTTGTCTTGTATAATTAGATTACCATCTTCCATATATATTTTAACAAATTTTGTATTACTATCATTATACTTTAACCCATTACGAATTAAATTATCGACTGCGGTACAGAATAATGGTTCATTAACTTCTATCGTTGGTAACTCATCAATAATAACTTGACTACTATATGCTGTCGCTGATAAATAATCCTCAAGTATATCTTTTAAATTACATTCCGTTTTATTTAAAACAACATCTTTCTTTACAAGATTTGTAAATTCGTAAACCCCTTTATATACTTTTTGGGAATGTTTTAAACCCTCTTTAATCATTTTAATTGGGGCCTCAATTTTTAAAGTTTTAATATCTTCGGGGGTTAATCTTCTTTCTAAAGAACTTAATCCTCTTGGCATATAAGTATTAATACCTGAATGCATATCGTGTCTTAATATTTTAGCCGCATGTTCTAGGTAAGTGTTTTTCTTTTCAATTTCTTTCTTTTGTTCGTAGGAATTGGTGATATCTGTCGCGATTTTCATAACACGATAAACCTTACCATCTAAACCGATAACTGGATTGTATGTTGCTTGTAGATACACTAAAGAACCGTCTTTTTTAATTCTAGTAATTTCACCGGTAAATAACACCCCTTCATTTAATTTTTCCCAAAAAAGAGAGTATTCTTCACTTTTTGAGTATTCCTCATCTATAAAAATTCTATGGTGTTTTCCAACTACTTCATCCTGTAAAGAATATCCCATAGTTTCTAAAAACAAATTATTAGCAAAAATGATGTTTCCTTCTAAATCAAACTCAATAACTGCGTTAGATTTATTTATCGCGTTCATTCTATTGCGAATTTCAACTTCCTTTTTTTTAAGTTCTGTAACATCTTGTCTTATTGAAGCAAATCCATCCAATTTACCATCGGTATCAAAAATTGCTCTAATAAAAGTATCAACGTAATATAATTCTCCTGATTTTCCTTTATTGGTAACAACGTCATTCCATACATCACCTTTCATTACCGTTTCATACATTTTACCCCAATATCCATCAGGTTGTAATCCCGAATTAACAATAACATGGTCTTTACCAACTACCTCATCCAAAGACCACCCAGAAACATCCTCAAATTTTTTATTAACATATGTAATTTTACCTCTTTTATCAGCAGTAGATATAATTGTCGATACGTCAATAAATTTTTCTGTTTCTTCTATTTTTTTATTTAAATTGTTTGTTTCTTTTATTGAATAAGCAAAAGTGTATAAAGAAGATAATAATTGAGTAAAATCAACCTCAAAAGAATCCCATTCACGTAATGTAAAACTTTCAATACATATAACACCAATAGTTTCCCCAAAATAAATGATAGGTACATCTAACATAGATTTAATACCCAGTGGTTTTAAATAACCATCAGTAAAACAAGATGTTGCTGGATGTTTTTCAGCATCATTAGCTATTATTATTGGGTTCTTTATTAATTCTTCGAAATACGGTCCAAAATCCTTTTCAAAGATTTCTAAACCATCATACCACATATTTTCAGATTTAACATATAATTGTTGGCAAACAATAGATGTTTTATTTTTGTTGTATAACCATATAGAACATCTATCAACATTAATTGAGTCTACAACTTCTTTAGTTAGAATTTTAGAACCTTCTACTATATCCCCTTTATAAAAAAGAGGGTTATGTGTTTGTGAAATTAAAGTTTTATTTAATTTATTAATGTAAAAATTTTTATCCATATCAATAAGTATTAATTGGAGTTATTAAAGATTAAAATATTTTCTTCCATCAATAACTTCTGGGTTGTTAAAATTTTTATAATAATTACCTATGTAATTTTCTACGTTATCCATAAAACCACCCCAGTCTTCGTTGTTATGTTCATTGGCCCCACCATAAGCTACTACACCATTTAAACCTATAACTAAATGGTGTAAATAATCATAAGAAGTGAAAGGTCTTAATTCTTCTAAATTACCACTATAGGTATAAAGGTCCTCATCAAATTCTAATAAACCATCTATAACAATATTATACTCATCCTCAATAATCAGTGGTTCAAAAATAATTATCTTGTTTCTAAATGATGGGTTACTTTCTATAATCCAATTTAACTCTTCAGACTCATTTAATCTATCTTTAAAGATATCACCTAATTTATATTCTATATATGGTTTACCGTCTAAATCTTCCATAGCTTTCCAATATTTATGTTCATCAAATAAAGCTTTTGTATCACCATACCCAGCTCTTTTTTCACCATTTTGAGCTATGTAAGATTTAACATATGCAGACCCATTTCTAGAATATGTTAATAAACTTTTTACAAAATCTGACTTTGATGTACTAATTTCTATATTAACTTCCAAAAGCATATCATATAATTTATTAATCTCTGATTCAGTGGCAGATTTATCTAACCATACAACAACAAGTGGGTCATCACTCATAAACGGATTAAGTGTACCCATATTAGTCCAACTAAAATCATCGAATTCTCTAATTAACTTCATATAATATAAATATTCTATTTAATCGTAAATTTAAAAAATAAGCCAAAAGTACTAGATATTCTCCAATCCCACCTTTTGGGATAAGTGTTCCTTCTATTTACATTTAAATACGTCTTAATATTATATTTATAAATAAAAAAAAAATGAACTTAATTAAATACCTTTTTATACTAATTTCTTTTGTGACCTATTCACAATACTGTCCTTATTTAGGACCAGACCAAATACTACCTTGTGGTGTTGGGTCAACAACATTAACTGCCGATTTTAGTCAATGTGGACCAGGTTCAAATCCAAATCAAACAACAAACTACGGTGTTACAAATATTCCTTATGTAACACAAACAAATACTGGTACACAATTATTTATGTCGGATGATTCACAACAAGGTCCTTTTAATATTGGGTTTACATTTTGTTTCTTTGGACAAACATACAATCAATTTTGGGTTGGTTCTAACGGTTGGATTTCTTTTTCACCGGCACAACCAACAACATTTACTTCAGCAACAATACCTAATGGTGCGGGTACAGTACCAAAAAATTGTGTCATGGGTCCTTGGCAAGATTGGCACCCAGGTTTAGGTGGGCAAATTAGGTACCAAGTTCAAGGTACAGCACCTTGTAGAAAATTAGTTGTTAGTTGGGTTGGTGTCCCTATGTTTTCATGTACAAATTTACTGGGGACATTTCATACAGTGATTTATGAATCAACAAACGTAATAGAAAATTATATTCAATCAAAACCAAACTGTCTAGCTTGGGCGGGAGGTACCGCGGTTCAAGGATTACATAATACCACAGGAACCGTGGCGATAACTGTACCAGGTAGGAATTCCACACAATGGACAGCAAATAATGATGCGTACCGATACACTCCAAGTGGACCAACTGTTTTACCTGTACCAACATGGTATATTGTAGGTAACCCAAATCCAATTGGGGTTGGTGCGTCCATTACGGTTACACCACCTGTACAAGGAGCTAATTATACTTGTCAACTAGTATATCCTTCTTGTAATGTTGGATGGAATACTTGTAATAGTATTGCCGGTCCAGGACCTGATACGGTGTTTGTACAACCTGGTCCACCTAACTTACCACAACCTACAATTACTTTTATTGACCCAACTTGTTATAACTATTGTGATGGTAGTATTAATGTAATCCCTAACGGAACCAATGGTGTCACTACTATTTCTTGGAATACTCTACAAACAACTTTTAACCCCACTAACCTTTGTTATGGTAATTATAGTTTTTTAATTACAGACGGTATAGGTTGTACCGTAACAGGTAATGCAACACTCACTAACCCAGCACAAATAATAATGACACCTATTAGTGGTCCTGATACGGTATGTTATTTATCAACATCAGAAAGTTATAGTGTACCTTCTATGGGTGTTGGTTACAACTACATATGGTCTACAACACCACAAATAATAAATGGTCAAGGTACTGATAATATAACAACGGATTGGTCATTAGAACCTAGTGGTTTATATCAAGACTCTATAAGTGTTTATTCTACTAGTCCTATTGGTTGTAATAGTGATACCTCTTACTTCACTACATTTATTTTAAACATAAACCCTACAATAGACCCTATTGGTCCTTTTTGTGATTATGATGGTTGTGTAGATTTAGTGGGTTCACCTTTAAATGGTACTTTCTTAGTCAATGGGGTTCAGACTGATGAATTTTGCCCACAACAAGGTATCATAACAAACAATGATGTAACTTATACATATACACAAAGTAATTGCCCATTTGATACAACAATCAACGTTATTGTAAACCCACAACCAATCATAACATCTGTAACACCTTCATATGAATTTAACCAACTTTGTGAAGGTGATAGTATTTTTAGAATCTATACAGCTTATTCATCTTTATCTGGGTTGTTTGATTGGGTTGTTGAAGGTGATACAATACAAGATAATAGTTTACCTTATGTTTGGAATAATGTTGGTTTTTATACAATTAGCGTTTCCCAAACGGTTAATGGTTGTGTTTCTAATGAAGAACAAGCTAATATAGCAATACAAGAATGTCCACAAGAATTAATTTATATACCTAATACATTTACCCCCGATGGTGATGCTTTCAACAATATTTGGTTACCAATATTTACTGATGGGTTTGATGTCTATGATTATAATTTATTGGTATTCAATAGATGGGGTGAAACAATTTTTGAATCATACAATCATACCGTTGGTTGGGATGGTACTTATAATAATAAAATGTGTTTTGATGGGATTTATGTTTGGAGAATAATGTATGGGTCTGAGTATGATGACTCACGTAAAATGATAACAGGACATTTAACAATTATGCGATGAATACAGAAATAGTTATTGCTATACTAACCCCAATATTTGTTGGTGTTTGGGCCTATATTGAATATAAAAGAAATTAAAGATAGAGGCACCAATTGGGTTCGAACCAATGTAAGCGGTTTTGCAGACCGACCCCTAACCACTCGGGCATGGTGCCTTATTATTGTACACTCTGATGGACTCGAACCACCAACCCCAACGTCCGTAACGTTGTGCTCTAATCCATTGAGCTAAGAGTGTAATAGTATGGATGGGTGGAGTTGAACCACCGAGAAGACTGTATAAGAGTCTCATGTTAACCGTTACATCACATCCACATATGGAGGAAAGGGAGGGATTCGAACCCTCGGTACCCTTACAGGTACGACAACTTAGCAGATTGTTGGTTTTAGCCACTCACCCACCTTTCCTTTTTGGGTGTAAGGACGGTACCGACCCGTCTTTCCTAGTCCCACAAACTAGTACATCACCTTAATGCTTCAAACACCATATTGTTGTCCCACAAGGGTTCGAACCTCGACTCTTCGGTACCAAAAACCGACGTGTTGCCAATTACACCATAGGACATTGTATAGTAGGGTAAGAGAGACTCGAACTCTCACGATGCCCACGTCCCAAACGTGGTGACTTGCCAATTAGTCCATTACCCTATAATGGTGGTGATGGAAGGAATTGAACCTTCGACACAAGGATTTTCAGTCCTTTGCTCTACCAACTGAGCTACATCACCATTTGCACATCCCCAAGGCCTCGAACCCTGACCGACTGGGTTGGAACCAGCCGTGCTACCAATTACACCAAAGACGCGTATAAAATATACAGGAAGACATGTTGTTTTCAAATTTCCGCTTTGATTTTTTTATTTTTACCACAATAAGTGTTTGTTTGTGAATGGCAGTTAGGGCAAACCATCCTTAAATTATCCAATTTGTGGTTGTGTGAGTCACCATCAATATGGTCTAATTGCATTGATAACTCTATATTATTCCAATCTATTATACCGCAAATATCACACTTATTTTCTTTAACCCCTTCTTTCAATAACCTTTTTTTTAATTTTAAGGTTTGGTAGTACGGATGTTTACCTTCTATAATCTCGTTTAAAGGTATTTTTTGTTGTTCAGGTTTAAAGTTTTTATCTTTCCAGGCTAAACCAATTTTTTTTGCCCTTCTCCATAATGACACAGTAGTCATTTTTAATTCTGCGGATGCCTGATGTAGTGTGTCGTATTTGTCATATGCCAACTTTATTTCTTCATCAGTAATTTTAACTTCTCTCTGTTTCATAATATTCTTTTATTATAAATATAACAAACAGAGTTAAAATCCACTTATATTACATTTATTTTTTTTTGTGGGACCTGGTGGACTCGAACCACTCCCGCGAGGACGAAATTTACAGTTTCGCTGCCGTATCCAAACGACTTTCAGTTCCCAAGTTAGGAAAGGGGAAGATGGTTGTGTGGACATCCCCTTTTACGATTGGCTTTACTCGGACAGTTACAACTCCGATATAACCACGACTACTGACACGTTAACGTTATATCATTCCCCAATCAACCTCAGCGACTCAGACAGGACTTGAACCTGTAACGGCCACATTAACAGTGTGGAGCTCTACCAATTGAGCTACTGAGTCATTACTAATACCAATACATCAAAGAACTTTTTCTTTTTTGTCGATGTGGGAGGGCTCGAACCTCCGACCTACACCTTATCAGAGTGTCTATCTAACCAACTGATATACACATCGTTTTTTTTTATAAACAAAAAACCCAACTCTTTTGGAATTGGGTTTGTTATATTTTTATTTACTTCTGTGATTAAATTATTTCCTCACTTCCATTTACACATAACATACCCTTACCATTGTTAATAAAACACGGCTGATACCACTGATTACGATTGCTGATATGTATGTTATTTGTTATCATTTTTTTATTCTTATTAATTAAATATGTTACAAAGATAATAAAAGTTTTTAAATTGTCAATTAATTTGTAAAATTTATGTGTGTAAATAATTTTTTTGCCGCTTCGATAGGGAAACTACTCCCCCATTTTGTAATATGGGTAACATCGTCAAGTTCGTTACCACCCTTCGCCACACCAATATATGCTTTATACCCATCATAGGGGTCTTTAACTAAAACAATACCAACTGTTTGGGATGTTGTGAACCAAGTATAATCAATTATTTCCATAAGACAAAGATATTACTTTTTTCCGTAATAATCAAAATACTCTTTTCTGTCTTTTGAGACTGTCAGTAATAAAAATGTGATTGTTGTTATTATTAGTGTTAATAATATTATTTTCATATAACAATATATAGGTCATAAAAGTAAAAAGGACAAATATCTAATGTTAAGAAATCTTTAATAATTTACGTTTATTAACCCAGGGTAAACCCACCAACATCTATTATCACACATATTAGCAATCTCCCCATTTTTTTCACCACTAAAATTGTCACTAATCCCATCATGTCCATTAGTACTTTCATAAAATTTTAATAATAATACTTCTACCTCTTTAGTATAACAACCATTTGTTTTTACCCTCATTTTTGGTACCACTTCTACTAATATTACTTTTACTTCAGATTCATAATCAACATCATCTGGGAAGTATTCATCAACACAATCATCAGTCATAACTTCAGATTTAAGATTTATTGTAAAAGATTCACCTTTTAATTTGTTATGATATAAATCCCAACCATCTATAATTGGTGGTATCTCATCTAGCCATGCCCAATCTGGGTCAGTAGATTCTTTTAATATTTTTTTAATTAAATTTCTCATTATATTTCGTAAAAATCTACCATATTAGAGGATACCCAAAAGTAACTAATTTTATTATCATCTATATCATAAAAATATAATTGTAAAGTAAAAACTTCATCTTCTATTTCTGAATCACAATGTATTCGATTATAAGATATTGTATCAGTTTTGGTGACAACACCGTAATACCCTTGTACAAATATTCTTGAATTATCACCACATGACTCAATAGCGTCTCGTAAATCTTCTTTTACTTCTATTTTATATTTTTTATGTAATTCAACCATTTCAAATGGGATTGTAACAGGTACATCATTTAGCCACTCCCATTCTGGGTCAGTAGATTCTTTCACTAATTCAGGATTTTGATAATCTTCAAAAACCTTTTTAACTTGATTTAAATTGGTATATAATTCATATTCATTGTTAAATGTGTCACCATCTTCTAACCATTCAAAAATTGACCTGTCAGCTACATCATAACCCCAATAACCAACGGACAATAAACTGGGTTTGTTTTTTTCTACAAAAAATGAGACTGATATTACAGCATTAGAAGGGTTATAGTCACTACCCTCTAATTCATCCCTACTATTTTCTAAACCACTATGTAAATTTTCTCTTACATTACCTCTAGGTAATTCACCACCATTATAAGTTTCTATAATATCACAAAATTCATCAATTTCATCATGGTCACGAAGATAAACCACACCTTGTGGATGTCCATTATAATTTGGTTGTACCCCAGTATTTTTAGCCCAATCAAAATCGTCACCAAATTCTATTTCATCTTCTTCTGACATTGTATCTTCTGATGATTTTGAGACACCACCTCCATCACCTTGTACCCATTGGCTTTTTGCTGTATCGGTTGTCCAATTGTTAGTGTCAGGGCCATAATAGTTATCAGTACCCCAATTAGGGTCTTTATCCCAATTAATTGTGTCTTTATCAGACCAATTTAAACTTTCTTTTAAATTTTGTTCTTCTTTGATTTTGATGTACTCATACACTTCTCTACCGTCAATATAAATACTATTATTTTTTTCTTCGTCATCATCAAAAGAAAACTCCATAAAACATACATAATTTTCTGTGGGATAATAATCATTATCTTCACTACCGCAATGAATGACAACACCATCATAATCTCCTAAATTTTTAAACTTAGTTTTTCGTAACCCACTAATGTTTGGTAAACATTTTAAAATGTAATCAGCAACAACACTAATTTCATCTTTAGTCATTTTAGTTAAATCGACCCAATATTCGTGTTTACCATCAAACTCAAAATTCCAATTTTTAAAGGTCGGTTCGATTTCATTAAACCAATTACCTAACTCATCAGAATTTTCTTTTAATATCTTTCTAATTCTATTTCGCATTTCCACTGACCCTCGTCATTTTTGTCACCACTTTTCTTATGTTTTTTACGAATAATCAATCTCATTAAATTAACTATTTTGTTAAAATAAATAAATTCCGCTGATTCAGGATTTATTTCATAAGTTTTATTAAAGTGGTTTATTAGTTTAACAGCATTAATTAAATCCTCCCTATTTTTAACAGAAAGAACTAATTTTTTTAATCTATTAAAAGCCTCATCTTTTGATTCAGTTTTTTTAAATTTAAAAAATCCCAATAACAATAAAAATCTATTGAAAAGGTTATTTTGCACGTTAAATTCATTTAACAATAAATATCGGCAAAATTAATTAAATAAACTTATGTGGGGATATTTCTATTTTAAAACCAATGGAACTTTCAAAAATATTTTTTAGACTCCAAGAACCATCGTCATAAACTTTAGGTTCGAATGTTTCGTATTGGGAATCGAAATAAAAAAGATGACCGATTGGTCGGCCTAATGGTTGTACGGTTATTAAATCTTGAGCAAGAAGAGTATTAATAATTTCTCTATCAATACTTCTAGCCCATTCCTCAGATAATAACCTCGTTAATTCAGCCTCAGCGTCTATCCCGTGGTATGCTTGTAAATCTTGTGCTAATTCGGGTGACCATGTTGCACGTATTGTTCTTGCACCCGCATTAACAGTGTAAGAATTAAAATTAAAATTTATTGAATTGTCAAAATTAAATTTAGGTATTTTGCGTATCGGCTCCAAGTGTAACTCTCCCATAAAAATTGTTATTCACGATTTTTCGTGCATACCTTGAAGCAATCCCTTGCCTAGGTCTAAAATCTTCTTCTATAAACATAGGTAAATATGGTGCGTAGATATAATCAGTCTCTATAATAGTATTACCCTTATATCCTAAGATTTCATTTATACCATATAAAAAACTATGTATTTTTAAAAGTTTTTTTGGTTCCATTTATTAGATTTCATCACCATTTTTATCGAATTTTAATTCGTTATTATCTATATCAAACATAATAATACCATAATCGGTAGGTGAAGCAGTAAAGTCAATCTTTCCATATTTTTTTAATCCTCTAGATTCTTTTGCCTGAATCTCATTACTCTTAACTTGTATCGTATAAACCTCACCACCAGAATTCACTATAAGGTCTACACCAAAAATCATATCAACAAAGTCCCCATCACCCCCCTGATACACTGTATCTATTTGAGCCTTTGTTAAAATGTTTTTAACATCGTTTTCAGCTTTTTCACCTATTTTTGATAAGTGTTTTGTATTTCTTACGAAAGATTTAAACTCATCTAATTTTATATACTTATCTATAACTCTTTCTAACTTATCTTTAATAGATATAAGATACTTCCTTAATCCTAAAGCGTTTTTATCTTTTAGGGTACCTACCATATTACCTCTGATAAATAATTCTGTTAATAGTTCAGCTAAATCAGAATAATTTGTGTTTAATTTATTAATAGAATCCCATTTACCATTATCATCATAAACTCTATTAACAGATTTCATGGCCTCATTTTGATAGTAGTCATTTTCTTTTGAGATATAATCATATCTACCTGATTGATTGTATTTACCTGTTTCCCATAAAATAGCTAGTGGTTCTTGGTATTGATTGTTTAAATCAACAAGTTTTTTCATTTGGTTGGTTTTAAAATCAATGATTCTTTGTAAACCTAAACCATCCTCTGAATATAAAAATTTACCAAGAGAATTTAAATTTGAACATAGGTTCTGCTGGTCCTCATCTTTAAAATGGGAACATATTTTATAACTGGTGTCTTCGTAATCATCGAACAATGATAATTGTTCTTCTCTTAATACTTTTCTAATAGTTTTTTTCATCAATAATAAATATCCTAAGATTTCTTTAACTTTTTATGTGCATTAACATTGTTTTGATTATATTCAACAACACTTAAATTCATTTCAGGTTTACTCGTTAATAAAACATAATCACCTTTACCTTTTTGTTCTTTCCATAACAGGTCAACTTCTTTTGGGTATATTTTGTTCCATACTACCGTAGATTCTCTTCTTAAAAGTTCTTTTGATTTTTTATTCAGGGGGTATATATATCTAAATTGTTTTCCTCTAATTCTACGAATACCTTTTATTTTTATAAAATCAGGGGTCATCCAAAATAATTTTTCTTTACCCGAAAATTCAGCATTTTCTTTCAATAAAGCTTTTGAACTTCTTGGGTGTATTTTCTCCCCTAAAGGTGATATGTAGATATCGGTCCAAATAAAATTACCATAATAAAAATTAGACCCTTGGTACACATACCCAACTTTACCCACAATTCCATCTGCCCATGTATAAAGAAATTTCTTTTCAGGTAAATTAGTTTTCATCCATCTAACTACTTGAGCTAACATCTGTGACTCTGAATTTCTAGGCATAGAATCATCCATACACATCTTACCAATTTCGTAATAATCCTCTGATTTTAAGTTCGGGAATAACTTTTTAATTGTTTGTAAGGGTTGTGTCCCCCACCCCAATGTAACAACACCAACTAACTCATTGTTTAAAAAACAACCTAACCAATGTTTGGTTAATTTAGGCATTACTTTTGAATAGTGTCTTTCTTGTACAAATTCTATAGCAAGAGTTTTATCTATCTCTTTAATTTCAAAAAAATATTTCATTTTAAAAAGCTAATTCAGTTATTTCATCACATTTGGGGCAAGAATACCATTTTTTAAATCTATTGTCGTAAATTTGTTTTTTACCGGCACAACAATCATATTCATTTGTATCACCTTTTTGTGGTCTCATTTCTTCAATATATAAGCACTTTAAAGATTTATCAATAATATAAGCATATCTATGTTTCCTTGTTCTAGGAATCCAAACACCTTGGACTTCTTTTGTTGAACCTCTAGGGTTAACCTTACCATCCCATCTAAAAAAATCTGATTTCTTATCTGTTAAGCCGTAATAGGTGAAGTTACAGACCTGATATATACTACCGCTATGTCTACTATCATCCGCTAATGTTATAACTGCCTTAACACCTTCTTTTTTTAGTAATCTAATACTACCACCTAATAGGTATGAAGTTAGGTTTGTACCATTTAATTCAGGTAAAACACAAAGTCTACTAAGTTCTAAAACCGTTTGGTTATCATTGGATAAACCAAACCAACCCTTTAAAGCTACATTACCTTGTGGATTAGAGAAAGTAGCAACACCAATGATATCTTCAGTCTCCCTATCAATTACAGCATAAGAAAATTTAGCAAAAAATTTAGCTTCACCCAAGTAGTGATAAGTTTTAACAAAATCGTAAGCCTCTTTTTTGGTAACTTCTTTTAAATAGAAAATATCTTTAGCCTTAAGCTCTCGGTTGATAAACTTCTGAACTGTTTGTTTGTTCATATAAATTATTATTAATTAAAACCTTTTTTTCTTTTTCAAAAGCAATTTCATAAATTTGGCGGAGTTCCACGTATTTATAATCGCCACTACCAACCATTTTAGATACTGTGTCGTACATTTTATTTTGAATACCCAATTCAAAAGCCTCAAAAAATATCTCTTCTATTCTAGTCATTTCCAATAATTTAATATTAAATAAATATAATAAAACCGTTAATTATTAAGTATAGTAAAATAAAAAAAGGGAGACAAGCTCCCTTTAAAAAATTAGGTGTCGGAATGGTGGTCCTTTTGTTATTTTCGGTGGCTGAGTAACCACCCCAATATTATTAACCCATTTTGGTTCGGGTGTCTTTTATTTGATTGAGACAAATCCAACTACCATTTTTACTTGTGATAATCAAGAGGTATGTTTTACGACCTCAAGTGTGAGATTTTCCCACGTTTAAACTCTCCTATGGTCGCCAATTTATAATTTAATTTGGGGTAAATCGGTAAAACCCCTCGTCGTTCTTACAAGTTTCTAGAAGAATTTGCAGAAACCATTCGTTTATTGGGTCTTATAGTCTCGTTTGACGTACCCATTACACCTTTTTAATAATTTTGTGGTAACAGAATCGTTTGACTCTTTTGTCTAACTCTGAGTGGTCCCCGGCTTTCACCTTTACACCCTTGTGGTTAGACGGGTTATCAAAGCCCTCTCTTATGTAGCTATAAATTTAAGATTTTAATTTTGCTGCAATTATTCCTCAATACCACAATATTTTAAAGAATCCAAACCTTTACAGGTTCATATCTTTCTGAATGTACGGTTTCATTCATAATATTAACAGGTGTTAAACTGTTAGGATTATTCAGAACCGATTTCAAGATTGATGGACTGAAACCACTAATTAAAGCAGTTCCAACCTCATCAAATCTTGCTGGGAAATTACCCCCGTTGGAATGTAGGTTCCAGAAAATAATTCCAGGTTTTACATAACCAGCGTTAGTGTACATTTCATCAATCATCGACATAGCCGAGGGATTCCAATCAGATTCATTTCCCCAACCACTACTAGTAGCGGAATCAAACTCCATATCGGATAGGATAAGAATCTTTGTTGGCATCTCTTCCTGTGGAACACCAAATTTAACTGCTTGATTCAAGATAGTCTTGAACGCTGCTTCTAAATTAGTTGACATACCCCATTTAGCTCTAGCTAATTGATTGTAACGGTCACTAAGTGGACCCATCAATTTTTGAATTTCGGGATTTGAAGAAAATGTCATAAACATATCTTTAAATGCTCCCTCATTTCTTTCAGAGATGTACATACCCAAAGAAATAGCCACCTCCATACATGTAAGGTTTGGATTACCTCCTACCGAACAATCCATTGAACCTGAAACGTCAACCAAAGGTAGGACAAGTTCTGTTGAACCTTCCATATAATTTGGTAGGGCTTTCCATTGTTCATTAGCCAAATCTTTATTACCGAATCTAAGATTCTTGGTAACATCGTAAGGATACAAAGCTCCGGCGTTAACTTTAGTTTCACCTTTTTGAAGGGCTTCAATAAATTGACCAAATCTTTCTTGGTCGTTTCTGCCAAAAGCTTTTGTATACCTTGACATAGCCAAAGATGGTGTCTTTGAATACTCAATCTCTGCCCAACTTTTCGAACACATTTTTTGTTCTACCGTGTTTGACAAAGACACAAGTAATTTTCTAAGGGATTTTGGGTCCAACTTAAGTGCTTTACGTACTTTATTAAATACCAAACCTTTACGGGGCATCCATTTAGCACATAAACCATTACCACTTTTTAAACCTTCTACAAGAAGTGTGATGGCGTCATTTTCCAATTCAGTTCCGAAAAGGATATGAACGTCATCCCATCTCCCGTATTCAGGAATTAAGTTAAGATTAACTTTAACTACTTTTGAGTAGTTATCAACTAGGTAAGATAAAATATCTCTAAAGATTTTTCTCTCACCAGCACCACCTCTAACATCTCTTGCCCAAAAAAGGATTCTTAATGCTGTAGTTGGTTCTTCACTGAAAGCCTTTGAGAAAAGTTTTACAACACTCTCAGAACTTTTACCTCTCATTGCTCCAATGGAGAAGAAAAGGTTAACACACTCATTAAGAGAAGATGAATTAGTTTCCATCCCGTTCTTAGTGGTTGTGTTTTCAGTTTGTAATGCTTCAGTTAATCTTGACATAATTTCTATTTTTTTAATTAGGTTTCTTTAAAACAGTTATAAATTATACTATTTATTTTCTGATTTGTCAATAGGTTTTTTTGTATATTTTCTAATTAATTTAAAAATCTCCGTAATGTCTGTAAACTCGGATGGTGGACTATCCATTCTACTAGGAAGAAACATCACAGTAAACCCGTGATTAGCATAAAATGTTTCAGTAACTCTAACACCATTGATTTTACCAAGATAAACCCAAGGAAAATTTCCTGATAGTTTTACATCAATTCCTATTTTTTTAAGTCGTTCAACAAACACTCCGAGTTTATCTGTACTTATTTTTGTACTAGTTTCTGTTTCCATTTCTATATATGTTCCAAATTTAGTTTTTACTTCCATAACATTCAAGTTTTTTATCCGTCACATTCCACAAATCTTTTTTTCCTTCCGTCATGTGACAATTGTGTTTCTTTCCCGTTTTTTCACCGAACTCCACAATCATATCATTATGACGATTACGGATAAAGTGAGGACATTCTTTACAGGGTTTTTTCATAACACAAAGATAAAAAAAAATCCCACATGATTAACATATAGGATTATTTTTTTTATGATTTTTTTAAAAATTACGCTACTTCAACAATTTCCAATTCAAAAATCAATTTTCTACCAGCCAATGGGTGATTAGCATCGATGGTAACAGTTTCTTCGTTTACATCAGTAACAACAACAGGAATTGGCCCCGCTTCTGTTTGTGCTTCCAACATTTGACCTGCTTGTACTCCTTCAGGTACTCTATCAAGAGGTACTTGGTTAACTAGTTCTTCGTTATATGGTCCATAAGCTTGCTCTGGTTCTAATTCAACAGTTTTTTTATCACCTGCCGACAACCCCATAACACCTTGTTCAAAACCAAGAATCAAATTACCCTCACCAACAACGAATTCGATTGGGTCTTTACCTGTAGATGAATCGAAAACATTATTATCTTCAAATTTACCTGTGTAATGTACTTTTACTTTACTTCCTTCTTTAATCATTTTAACAATATTTTATTTTTATTATATATTAAATCTACTATTAAAAAAACTTATTGTAAAGTACCTTCATTGTTTTCTTGTAAAATTAATGCACCAACTCGGTACATTTTTTTCTTCCATGTTTCAGCTTTTTTATGAAAACGTTTTTCAAAGAATTTAAAAAATACGTAAGGGTCTTCTTTAGCTTTTTGTGGAACTTTATCCATACTAATATTTACCCCAACAGATTGAATTCCTTTTACACCGTTCTCTAATACAGTATCCCAAAGGTTTATTAAAGATTTTATAGCACTATCCTTGGAACTTGTGTCTACTCCCATAGACTTAAGTTGTGTATCTCTCATTAATTTATGTAACATATATAATGGATTACGTTTACTACCAGCTGACGGTAATTGGAAACTTTTTAAATATTCTTCAGCGTTAAAATCTTCCAACATCTTCATTTGACGCCAAACCTCTGATTTATGTAATTCTCTTACAAAATCATCAGTTGTTTTAATGTCCTTATTTTTTAATTTATAATATAACTGTTCAATTCTAGCGTTAATCTCAAAAGATAAGTGTAGGTATACTAAATTAAGAAAATCACGCCACCAATCAATACCTATTTCCCTAAAATAATGGTTATTAGCCACAGCATTTAGAGCGGTTTCTTTACCAAAATGTACATCTTTACCAGCCTTTAATTGTTTACATTTTTGATAAACGTGTAAAAGTTCGTGAGCTATAGTTTCTCTTAATTCATTAACATCTTTAGTAGACATACCTTCTTTTTCAATAATTACATTAAAATCTAGGTATAGTTTTGATAAAACCATATGTTTACCTAGTTTACTTAGTTTTTGGGTTATCTCACCACCTACAGAGGCTTGTATTGTCCCATCCTCTTGTTTTAACACTATCGAAGGTATTCCTACAACATTAAAAGTTATCCTAGGTTTCCATATTGGCAATGATTGAAACATTTTTGAATTTAGGAAATCTTTCATATCACTAAAACCATTGTCTTTCATAACAAAATCCATTACCTCACCACCAGATATTTCAACATCATTTGATTTATTAGCAAAATCTTCTATTTCTTCTCCTGTGTTTGGGTCTGTGTAGTTAAATCTACCTTCTTCGGCCCAACCACCTCTTATTTCAGATTTAATCTCATCCAATAGTAATTTTGTTAAAGATTCAACCCATGGGTCCAAATCTTTAGGGACACCCATTATCTCGTTAAGTAATTCTACTTTTTTCATTAAAGTTTTATTATAAATATCCTTTAACTAAAGTTGGGCATATTTTTTAACTCCCTTATCTTATATTCTTCAATATCAGATAATTCTTTTGGTATTATTGGGTTTAATGTAACGTATAAATCACCGGTTATACCAGTAGAACCATCCACAAAACCCTTACCACGTAATCTAAACGTTTTATTTGTCTCAGATAACTTAGGTATCTTTACTTTAACACTACCATCTAAAGTACTAAACTCACTTTCAATACCTAATAAAATGTCTAGGATTGGAATGTCTAATTTTCTTTTAAGATTTAAACCTTCTAAAGTATAAACATCATGTGGTTTTAACTTGGTAATAAAATACAAATCCCCCCTTTGGGCATTCTTAACCCAATCACCTAAACCAGGGTAGGTAAAGAAAGAATCATCAACTGTTCCACTAGGTACTTTAACCTCAACACTTCTAATCGTTTTAACAGCACCATTACCATTACAGTGATAACAAACAGATTTAAATAATTTACCGTTACCACCACAATTATTACACATAAATAAAAATGGGCCTTGTTGTATATGACCATTCCCACCACATTGGTTACACTGTTGTGGTTCAAAACCTCCTTCCCCATGACATTTGTCACAAGCTTCGGTAGAATGGAAATTAATAATCTTATCACAACCATAATAAGATTCCTCAAGGGTTAATTCTATAACTAATTTTAAAGGTCTAGCTTTTTGTGGACCTCCTTGGAAAGGGTTAAAACCACCAAAAGGATTTCCTTGGTTTTTTGGTTTTTGTTTCCCTGTTAATATTTCGTAAGCTTCAACAACCTTTTTAAAGTTTTCTTCAGCCTCTTTGTTGTTTGGGTTTAAATCTGGGTGATATTTTTTAGACATTTTTCTATATGCCTTTTTTATATCTTCTTCTTTAGCTCCTTCATTTAAACCTAAAATATCATAATATTCTTTCATTTGTTAATAATAATAGTGTGGACATTTTTTGTAAACGTATGTAATATTAAAAAGTAATATGTACGAAATAATATTAACAGAAAATGATAAGAAAGTCAAAACACTATACAAATATAGTCGGGAATATGATGCTCTTTATCGTTTTACAAACGTAAGTAATAAACAAATACAATATCCGAAAAAACAAGTTTATAAAAACAAAGTTTTAACGGAGGTAGTTTATCATGTCTTACTCTTAAAGAAAAGAGGTGAGGGTGATAAAAGTATTATTCTACGGGATAAATATGGTAAATTATTAGAATCATTTATGGAGGACCCTGATTGGGTTGTTTTAGGCCGTTCTGAATATCAAATAGAGGAACAATTTTCGGTAACGGGTGCAAATAGAAAATTAAACACCCAAGAGATTATTAGTTACGTTTTGTTGAGTAAATTAAGTGATAAAAACCCTAAACAGGTTGTTATTTTAAATAATAAAATTGTTATAGAAGGTTTAGCTTTAAATATGGTTACTTGTAAGGATGTTAGTGAGGCCACTAGATTGTACAATAGATTACGTATCCATTGCTATGACAACAGAGTTAAACACATTATTTTCTTTGGTTCTGTACCTAAAGAAAATAAAAAAGAATGGTACAAAAAATTGAATTCAGTAACTGGTGTAGGTTACAATAGACTATATAGAAGTAGTAGTCGTTAAAATTTTCTTTAAAAAACTTTTTCTATGGTGACTAGTTATACCTTCTTCTTTTATAGTTTGAATGTGGTGACTACTTCCATACCCCTTATTTTTATCCCACTTATATGAAGGAAATTTTTCGTGGAGAAAGTTCATGTATTCATCACGATAAACTTTAGCTACAATTGAAGCAGCAGCAATAGAAAGATATTCATTATCACCTTTAATAACACAAGTATAAGGTATCTCTTCAAAAGAATCAAAAATATTACCATCAACCAAGATATGTTCAGGTTTAACTGATAAAGAAGTAATAGCTTTATTCATTGCACCAAATGTTGCGTTTTGGATGTTGTAGGTGTCGATACCTTCCACATCAACCATCTCAACTGAAATAGCTATCGCATTTTCTTCAATTTCTTTAAGAGCTCTTTGTCTACCTTTTTCTGTTAGTTTTTTTGAGTCTTTAATTTGTTCAGATGTAAAATATTTGGGTAGGATTACTGCTGCCGCAAAAACAGGTCCAGCTAACGAACCTCTACCGACCTCATCAACACCACATTCTACTAAATCTGTGTGTAAATATGATTTTAAACCCATTATATAGTGTTTTTTAAGAATTTAAAATTTATGTTATAAATTTCTACCTCAAACTCTTGGTCTAAATTAGTGTTGTTATCTTTTTTAATTTCTCTTTGGATTTCTCTATGGATTTCTCTATGTAAATCATCACGTAAATCATATACTATTTCTTTTGGTAAAAGGAATTTACCTGCTTTTACTTCATCCATATTGACCATGGAGTAAGCAAAATCAACAAAACTTTTTAATTCCATCCTATTAATTTTTTAAATTTTTCCCATTTAGTGAGTTTTTTTTGAACTGTATTTGGTTCTTTTTTAATGATTTCACCCAAACCACCCATTATCTCATTAATGAACTTATTTTTTTTATGTTCAGTTACTAATTGGTCTTGTACAATTTTTCTTCTTTCTTGTTCTATTTCCCATTCTTCTCTATTCATATAACAATTTGTTTAATTTTCTGTTAATTGATTCTCTTAAATTTAATATGGGTTCTACTAATTGGAAAGTTTTACTCCAACCTTTATGTATTGGTTTTGGTAAATTATTTTCATTAGACCACATATAATCATCATTTTCATCTAATTTTAGATTAGGTTTAAATTCTTCATCAACAAACCCAACAAAGACATGAAAAAGACCGTAATCATTTGTTATTGTATCTAATAACTTAATGTTTTGTATTTGACTAGAATCTACCCTTATTTCCTCTTCAATCTCTCTTTTAACACAATCTAATGGTGTCTCACCTTCAACATCCATAGTACCCGTTAAAATGGACCATACTATTGGCCTATCAGACCTATGTAACAAAAGAAAGTTATTTGTATCTCTTGCTATTATTAAAATTCCTACAGACTCTTTCATTATATATATAAATTCATTATACTTATAAATATAAAAACAATACAGTATGAATACATTATTATTTATTTTAGTTTGTTATGGATTGTCAAATATCATTGTTTATGGAACAATATTTGGCAGTATGAGAGAGTTTTTGACTAAGAAGAGCCCTAATTTTTGGGGTAAACTAGTTTCTTGTATGATGTGTTTTCCTACATGGGCAGGATTCTTCCTTTCATTAACATTTTTCTCACCTAGTTTGTACTATGGTTTAGGAGATTTAAATCTTGGATTTTTTACAATACCTAATGAAGTTACTTCCGTATTTTTTGACGGTATGTTAGCCTCAGGTACTACTTGGTTAATCCATACATTTCAGGAAATGGCTGAAAGAGCCTTTAATGAGGAATAAAAAAAGGGACTTAATTAGTCCCTTTTTCTTCTTTAACAAATAATTTATCCAAATGTCTTTCTTCTAGTTCTTCATAAAAAGTGTTAGAATTCATCCCATTTATTTCGTAGTGTGATATCTCACCCTTATCTACTTTAGTGTCTAACCATTCTGTAATTTTATTATTAGCGGTTTCGTCATCTAAAGCACTAAAACTTTTTGTACATCTAAATTCTAAATCACCACCTCTACCAATAACATTTAAATCGGTTTCAATGATGTGACCTAGGATTTCGGCTTCACGTAATTGTTTATTATAATTTTCGGTTAAAACCACTGAATACTCAAAATCATAAAAACTTAGTTCATTTAAAGCCTCAGCCATTTTAGGTAGATTAACTGTTTGGTGAAAATTTTTAGGAACCCCCATTTTAAGAAATTTTTTCTGTTGTTTTGTTATTATCTTGTTGTTCGTTTGTTGTAGTAACATTAGCGATAATGTTTTTTGCGTTCAACTTTAGATTATTCTCTTCTGTAGTGAATTTAAGGTGATTAAGTTCATCTAAACTTTTTGTTTCAAAAACTCTTTTAAGTTCCTCAACCTTAGCTTTAAGTAATCTTTCTTTTTCCTCAATTTCTAGATTATAGTTAATTACCTTTTCTTCAATATAATCTAAAATTTCATCAAAACTTTTTGTATCTGAATAAAACATATTATAAAGAGAACCTTGTTCTTTGGTTTCTTTTTGTGAAACCTGAATTTCATCTGTTTCCTCTATTTCCCAAGTCTTTCTTAAGTTAACCTCAACTATTCTATAACCTTCAGCAACTTTTAACCCCTTAAAAAAAGGTTGTAGTTTGTCTATTCTTTTTTGTATCATTATAATTGAATTCCTGTGAGTAATGCTGTGATAATGTATGAGATAGAAAGACCCAATAAAAACCTGTCCCAAGTAGAGATTTCGTATTTAGTGGGTACTTCCGACCTCAACCCATTTATTATATTCCAAGAGTGTTTAAGTACATTAAAGACACCCATTATGAATATAACTAATAAAACTTTATTTAAAAAAAATTCTCCCATTACGGTGTTACCATTTGTTTTTTAGTGTTACTAATTTCATCTCTAGTGTCTTTAGCCACATTACGAATGTCTTGTAAAGTTTTTCTTGCTCTAGTACCAGCAGTTTTATTACCTTTTTCAATAAATTTTTCGTAATCATCTCTAAAAGATTTTACAAGATTTTCTAGTTCAATAATTTTTTCCATTTTAATTATTTTTTATTCATTATTATTTTCCCCTTCGTTTTTAGGGGTTATTAAATTATTAGATATAAAAGACTCCCAATACGTAATCATTAATGACGCGTCTTTTAGTCTACCTAATTCCTTGATTATGCTTTTTATTTTTTCTTCTGGATTTAAATTTTTATCTAATATCAAGTGTTCGATATTGGATTCGGCTTTTAATTTTTCCTGTATAAGTTCGTTACTTACAATATTTAAATCTTTAAAATTCATAAAACATTTTTATTTAAATTAACCTAATTTGTTTAAAATTAAACAGTATTGGGTTAAAATAATATTAATTTACTACAAAACTTTTATTAAATATTTTGTAGAGTTCTAAAAGAGTTTCATATTCAGACATTGTTTTACCTTTACTAAAATCAAACAACTGTCCCCAAAACTCGGTTATCTTTTTTGTACTATCAATATCTTTATCTTCTTCGTAATAAAAAGATTCTTTATAAAACTCTTTAAAATAATTAAATAATTCTGTTACATCGATGAAGTAGATTCTCTCTTCTTTAAAGGAACTAATCACTTTTGACCAACACCATTTAAAATGATTATTCTTTTCTTCACCGATAGTAACATCATCACCCATATATGTAGTTAAAACTAACTCATTTAGTGAGTATATAAAATCGAAAAATAACTCTAATTTTTCTTGTGTTATATTATTAATTTTATATAACAACATTAAATCGTCTTTTTCCATATTTTTTGATATGTACTCTATAAAATCTATAGTCTTTGATATCTTATTAATTTTACCCATTTATTAATATTAATGACTATTTCTTAGATTTATAGGTTTACTGTTTAAATATTGTTAAACAATATCTTTTGACTCAATAAGAGTGTAGGTAAATGAATTTCCATGAATATCTTTAGCTTTTCTACAGATTTTCATAAATTCTTCAAAATCAGCTGATTTTTTAAATACTTGACAACCTTCTGACCAATTCTCTACGTAAGTAGAATCAGCACCTGCTTTATGAATATTGATACCGTAAACACCTTCAGTAATTTTAGTCTCATCATATTTCATATCACGATTAGCATCACGATAAACTTTAACATTCTTTGCTTGACCTAACGCCTCATACTTACCTTGGTGTAATCTAATTGTGTGTGAACCTCTGTACTGACCTTCCACTAATCTAGCTACACCAGCTGCGTTATGATACTCCATAACCCCTTTTTTACCTGGGTCTGTTGTACATGACCAAGTGCGGAATTTCCATTCACCATTTTCTTTATAAGATATAGTCATTGTATCATCAAATACATTAGTAACTTTATCTCCAGTAGCGGAATTTCTTACCCCTACAATGTTCACATCGTAATCTTTAGTGCCTTCAAACCAAACGTATCCTTTTGATTTAACTGCTGTTTCAATTTGTTCTCTTGTATAACTCATTTTTTTTTATTTATTAAAATATAATTTAACTTCAGCCTCTCTTCTTCTTACCAAACCTTTAAGTGTTTTACCACCAGCTTTAGTCCATTTTAAGAATTCAACTTCAATAGTTGGGTCGTTAGGGTCAGTATTAACTTTTTTAAGTAATGTACTAGATTTTAAGTTAGCTGGACCTAAGTTATAGGCGAAAGAAACTAATGCATCAAATTGACCTTGATTAATTGTATCCACACAGTAAGAATCAACGTATTGTTCAAACTTTACTAACATACTTTTTAATAACGCAACACCTTCCGCTTCAGTAATCGCTTTGTCATTTAAGGTTACTTTTTTACCGTCAGGGTAAAAAGTTGCTCCATACCCAATTGTTGGGATTTTAGCTGGACATAAATAAGGTTTTGACATAAATCCTTCAAAAGATTTAATTAAATCAATACCTTTCTCACTTGTTTTTGTAATTTTCATAATGTTTTTATTTATAAATATTCTTAGACATAAAAAAAACCCTAACTATATAAAGATGGGGTTTAATAAATTAAATTTTTTTTATTTTAACATTCTCCTCACCGTTTAAGAGGCCTTTAATAAACATTTTACCATGATTTATTTGACCACCTAATTTAATAGAAGGACCATATTCATAATCAACAGTTAATTTTTTTCCGACTAATCTATTAAATTCTTTTTCAAGACCCCAATTAGGTTTCATACTACTATTAGACATAAATTCAAACCCACCTTCCTCTGGTTTAAAATAATATAAATCTTCGTTAGGGTTTCTACCTAATTGCCCAATATAAGTTATATCACCATGTGAAGTACTATATGTTACCTCAACTTTTTCTTCAGCCTCTTCTTTAAGAATTCTTTTGACAATTCTTGTTAAATCTAATTCTGTAAGTCTAATTACTTTTTTCATATTACATAAATATGATTATAAATAAAAAAACCCTCTTACTGAGGGTTTTCTTCGTTATGATTTGTATTTTTTTCTTTCTGTATTTTAGTAATCATCCATCCCGCGACCGCAAATTCCGCTGAAGCCCATAATAGAAATTCACCCATACTTAGTTTACTATGTTTTTCCATTAAAAAAAATATCATCCCCCATTGAGCTATAACAAAAGCTACACCAGATTCAATTCTTTTTTTAGAAAAATAAGAATCACTAGCTGAATACATATTCATAACTTCAGTAAAAAACCATTTAATTTTTTCTGCTGCTACTGAATACCACTTCTTTTTTGTTGGTTCCGTGTTTATTTTTTTTTCATTTGCCATAGTGATTATTTTTTCATTTGTCTAAATAATGTTTTAAACTTATCTTCTTCGTTTTCTTTAACAATGTTTTTAGTGGAAATAGAATCCGATGCTTTATAACCCCACAAATGTTTCATTTTATCAATCGACTCACTAACTACCTTAGTATTTTTTTCGTGTGTAATAACCGCTTCACCGTCTTCTTCACCTTCCCAAATCAATCTATAATAGTTATTACCGTCAGTAACAGCAAATACTGTCTCATCAATCTTAACTCTAGAAGGTAACTTTTCTGTTAATCTAATAACCTGTTCTTTTGATGTTATCTTACTTTTTGTTTTGAATATATTTTCTTCAATAACGTCAGAGTATTTTTTATCTGATTCAGCAATAGGTTTATCAGTTGTTCTAACTTTTGGTGAGTAGTGGTATTCATCAGGTGTTCCGTATTTGTGTTTTAAATACTTTTCTGAATAACCTCTTAATTTTAGATATGTAGAGTCGTTACCGTTTAACTCATCTTGTCTTTTCACGAATTCATCGTGAACAGGTGTTCCTTCATTATCATATTTTAGTGCTAACATACCAGGTCCTAAAGCTTCAGTATCATATACATCATAATCTTTTGTTTGGTCATCTTCTCTATTAACCTTTTTAGGTTTAAAAGCCTCACCAATTTGTGATGGTTCAGAAGTATCTGTCTTTTGGAAGTTTCTCATTCTATCCAAAACCATTTTGTAATACTCTTCAGCATCTTTCACATCTTCTTTATGTACTTTATTTAATGCTGGTTGTACAGTAGAAGTACCTAATTTAACAACACCACTTTCTTTGTCTTGGATTGACTCCATTGAACCAAATTGGCCTTTTTCAGCGTCAGAAAGGTTATCACTTTTGTGTTTAACACCAAAAGCAACTTCCATATCCTCAAATCCTTTAGTTTCAAGTAAAGTATTTAAGTTCTTTTTAACTAGTTTATTAATCTTATTTGACATGTCTATGTTTTTATTATAAATATCTTTATTTATTGTTTAGTATCTTTAATTTGATTTTATCTAAGATAATATTAAAAGGTAAACCAGTTTCTTTAGAGACTTTTTTAATACTTTCAAAGGTATTATTACTAAGTTCTAAAGGTTTATCTATTGCTCCCTGACTACACCATGGTTGGTTATTATATTTAGCACATTTGTCTTTAATCTTAACAAATTTACCTCCTTTTGGGACAAACTTAATTTTATTTATTTCAGTAAATAAAGTGTTTTCACCTAGAATACCAGTATTATCTAATCTTTGGATGATTTTACCACCTTTCCATATAGGTTTTTTAGATGGTGTCCATTTCCCTTTCTTAGCTGCAAAAGCAGGACCTACAGGGAAACCACCACCAAATACAGAACCAAATGTTGTTGTTTCTTCTAAATCCTCTTTTTCCTTTTCTTTTTTCTTAGATTCTGAAAGTAAATCATTTACAAAATTAGATACCTCTTCTTTCTTGATGGTTCTTGAATAGTGTCTATTACGAAAATGTTCAGCGGGTTCTTCTGATTTTTGGTTTTTTAAAGTTACCCCTTTTTGTAATGATGTTTTCCAATCATTATTTGGTGGACTAACGTTAAGGTCAAACCCCTTGTCAATTGTAATAACAGATTGTTTATATTTTTTAGGGTTTTTATAAACGTCTTTTTGAAATTGCGTCATATCACCGTCAATATGAACCTCTAATTGGTCGTCGTCCCAAGTTTCGTTTGTTTTGGCATAAGGGTCTGTTATAACACCACCATTGTATGTTGGTATTTTTTGCCACCACCAATCTTCTATTTCATTATTATCAGCTTTTCTTTTAGGTGAAGGCCAAGGTGGACTCATATCCTCCTTTGTACCCCAACCCAATAAATTAGCTACCACAAAATCTACCGTTGCTGAAATAGCACTTGTGGTAGTTTCTTCTTTCATTAAATCTTTTACTTTAATGATTTTGTTTTCGTTTGTTTTTTTGGTACCACCTAATGAACCTGTAAATGCATAACCTGATGCACCAGCTAAACCATTTCCTCCACCGGCTGTCATAGTTTCTTCTAACTCACCCTCTTTTTTATGTTTCTTCCGAAAGTTTTCAAGTTCTTTGTAGTTATATTTTTTAGATTTGTTATCGTAACCACAATCATGACATAAGTATGGGTGTTTTTCTTTTGGTTCTATGTCCCAAGAATGGTCACACATTTCACAATCAACCTCTTTTGATAGATTTTTTTCCTCAGATTCAGATTTTACACCAAGTTTTTTCATTGGTGCTTTAAACTTTTTTGATAGATTTTTTCCTGCTGGAGTTGCCTTACTATTATTTAAAATAGGTTTATCTTCAGCCTCAAAAACATTAAAATCTACCTGGTCTTTTAAAGATGGTAATAACGTATAAGTGTCTATATTAGGTATAATCCCCATTGTACTCCCGTTGTCCCACTTAACATGTAAGGTACCAATGTCATCTATTTTATATATAGTACCTTCTAAATCTTTTTTTACTGCACTTACATCAGGTTTCCATTCAGAATTTTTTTTAGATGGATTGTTGGCATCAAATTCACCCATACGGATTCTCATCCCTACTTTAGCTATTGGGTCTCTATTAATTAAATTATATGACATTATATGTTATCTAATTTATTAGCCCAAAAACTTCTTCTAGTCCAAAGGGTTTTATAGAATTGTACTAATACTTTTTGTGTGATATCAGCAACTTCTTTTTGGGTTGCTTTATCGTTTTTAAGTTGTTTTTTAACAATATCCTCTATCTTTGATTTGATGTTGGAACTTTTAAGCATGTCTTCAAACTCGGTCCTTGCTATTTTTTTAATTTCAGCTTTATCGGCACGAGTTAGTTCTTCCTTAAGGACTTGTTTAATAAGACTTTTCATTATTAATTACGACTTCTTCTTTCTCTAAGTCTATTGAAATTTTCAGATAGGTTAGCTTTTCTATTTTTTCTAGCCTCTTCTAACATTTGTTCTTTTTTAACTCTTTTTACGATGTTCTCTAATAGAGTTACGAATTCTTCTTCATTGTATCTTAATACCTTTGCCATTTTGTGTTTTTTTAATAATCGATTATTATTTATTAGATAAATATCTTCTGAGCATAAAAAAACCACCTAAATTTTAAGTGGTTTTAATTTTTTAATTATTTAATTATAATTTTTCGTTCTAAGAGTCTCGATAAGGTCTTACTAACCAACTCATTAACAGTTTCATATTCTTCCTCTTTAATCAAATAACCCTCCACTTCAACTTGTGGAACAAAGTCACTACCACCTTTTTCACTTAACATTTTCCACATAACGTCGTTACCATCCATACCGATATTTTCAAAAACAAGACCTATTTTATCAATCTTACTTTTAAACTCTTCACACGCTGGACAACCATCTAATGCGTAAACAATAACTTTTTTGTGACTGTTTTCTTGTATTTCTTCTATTAATCTTTTAACCTGTAAATTACTACTCATGACAATTATTTTTTCTTAAAAGTAACAAATCTGTAATAATAATTAAAGCCTATCGTACTATTAGTTGTTCCATTAACTATTACTGAATGATTTTTAAAGAACCCACCTATACCTATTGAAAGTGCGTTAGTTGTTGGATTAGCAAATCCTTTTACATAACCACCACCTAACATAAGTCCAAAATTACGTGGTTGTGGTACATATGGTGATGTAATGTCTTCAGGTTTAATAGCATTAACCTCCATTTTATCAACCTTTAACCATTCTGGTCCAATTAATCTACTATTCCATATACCTTTATCTGTTTCAGTTAAAATAATCTGTAAAGGTAATTTACCAAAAGTCCAGTCACCTTTATAGAAAGCTGTCTTCTTATGTACTGTACCATCCCAAGAAATAAACCAATCTTTGTCGTTAGGGTATTTTAATTTTAAATCAATTAAATTACTATCACTAGGATTAATTTTACCAAAACCTTCCGAAACTTGTCCTTCTAGTGTAATCAATGTATTATTAATCATTAAAAGTTTTTCATCACTTTTTTTGATTGTTTTATATAAATCTTTATTTTCTTCCTTTAATTGTTTAAGTAAATCTTTTTGGTCGTTGAAATTATTGACAAACTTAGAGTATTGCCCGTCTTTTTCTTTTATTAGTTTACTGTTTTTAACAATTTCTTTATTTGTTGCTCTAACTTGTTCATACAAGTCTTTTTCCATTTTAGTTTTTTCACATCTACTCATCATAAGTAAAATGATTAAAAACATAATACCACCAAATAAAATGGTGTCTTTTAAATTAATACCTTTCATAATTAAAATCCAAATCCTCCTGTTTCTTTACCTTCTGTACCTGCTTCTGTGGGTGCAGTTTCTACTGGTGTTTCTTCGGTTGTTTCTTCTGCTGAACCACCCGTTAATCTTGCTGACCATTCATCACTCCATACATCATAATAACCTCTAAGTTTTTTAATAACTTCTAAAGTATCATCCGTTAATTGAATTGGTGCTGAAGTACCTCCATCTGTCATTGATTGAATATAACAACCAATTTTTTCATCTAGTGAGTAGTTCCATTGAATCTTTTCTCTTACAAGATTTCCTGACCACTCAACGTTTTCTTTATGTACCTTAATTGGGTTAAATTTAACCAATTTAGATACAGTATCTTTAAACTTATTTTCTTCGTCTCTTTGTTCGTCAGGTTCAACTGTTTGTATATTAGTATTTTCCTCGTACTCTTTTAAAAGTCTTCTAAAACTAGAGTCTTTTAATGTAGATTTACCTACAGTAGATTCTGTTAGACCAATTTTTTGACCACTTTCTTGTAATTTTCTAATTTTGTCTAAAAATTTTCTATCATCCATTTTATTTTATTTTTTCAAATTCAAAAGCCGGACTTACATCCGTTATATCCTTAAAGTAATTACTCCTAAAAGTTATTCCTTTAAATAAATCTATATTTTCATCATAAACATTATGACCAATAAATTTATTTTTAATATTATAGTTTTCACATAAATGATTTATTAAATAATTAAGGGAATCAAACTGTTTTTCGGTGTATTTTATCCAATATTTATAGTTCCTCCAATTCTTTTCTAATAAATCACTATTTTTACTATAAGTATGCCCTAACCAGTCAACAAACACGTTCATATCGTTTAATTTTACCCAACCTTCGTTAACTAATACTATTGATATATTACATTTATCTTGTTCACAACCTAAAAAATCTGAATAGTATTTTGGGTCGTAATGTTTATAAATAGAACCATCCTTATCTATTGAGAAGGTGGCTGTTTTTTTATAACCACCATTTCTCCTATTAATCCATGAATGGTAGTGACGCATATCTTTTCTACTATTATGACCAACTACTATTTGAGTTTTTTCGTAGGTTTGTTTGTAGTAATTATTTTCACCTAAAAGATATGATATTTCGTTAATCATTAACCTAATCTATCGATAGTGTTATTTTTTTTGATTATTCTATTCCAACTTTTAGTTAATTCATCACCCAAAGTTTTTCCAGCTTTAATATCTGTTCCAACTTCAACTACTCTAGTGTCTCCTGTCATGGGAATAATTATTTCATCTTCAGGATTTTCTTCTTCAACTAACAATGGTTGTTCATCATCCTCCTCATTAATTTCTTCTAGTCTATATTCAGAATTAGCTAAAGTGGTAGGTTCAGATGAATCATCCTCTTCTGTTGTTTCAGGTAATTTACTTTCTTCTCTTAATTCCTCAACTTTTGCCCAAACTTTTTTAACCTCTTTATTAAGAGTCTCATTTATTTCGATTAAAGCCTCTTCCTTTGTAGGTAAATAAACCTCTTCTTGAAACAAGTTTTCATCTTCTTTTGGGGAATTGGTTTCTTCAATTTGTACTTGATTTACAGTAATTACCTCTTCATTTGGAGAAATCTCTTCCTTTTTTGGGGAATTAGATTTTTCATACTTAACAAAGAAATGTAGTGAGGTTAGTGATATAATAGGTAGTAATCCACCCTCTAAAAATGCCAACCATCTTTTCATGGAAACAACATCGGTAGAATCTGAACCAATCATATCCCAAAGTGGACCCGTAAGTTCAACCCAAGATTTAAATAAAGAACCGTTTGCGTCAATTTCTTTAAATGAGAAGAATATGTTACCAATCATTTGGATTAGTGTAATCAATCCAAACATAAACCAAACCCCACCTTTCATTTTATTTGTTGCTGCGACCAAAGCTGTCATAGCACCTATTTCAATAGCGACTGATAAGTAAACTGCCCAACTAAATGGGTTAGTAATATCATACCAAGAAACAACGTGTGAAATAGAAATTCCTGCTACCAATATAATAGGTAACAAGAACATACTTCTGTTTGGGTTGTCCTTAACCCAATTAATTATTTTTCTCATTTTTCTAGTTCTTTAATATTTTTTTTCACAACCATATGGAGTTCCATTAATTGGTCACCCCTGTCTTTAGAAGAAATATAATTATCATAATTTCTATGGACTCTAATTTTTTCCATTCTAATTACTTCAGAAATATTATTAATAGTGTCTTTTTGTCCGTTAACAACAGAAGTTAAACTATCAATAACTCTTTCATTTTTAGTTTTAATTTTATCCAACTTTCTTACCTCACCTGATTTAATACAAGAACGGAAAAAGAAGATAAATAATAATCCCGATAAAATGTAGATTTTATATTTTTTTACAAACTCAATAATTTTTTTCATAGCCTTTTTATTTTTAATTTTAATTAATTTTATTTTAAAAGTATATCGTTTAATACTTATATAAATATTTATAAAATATGAATATTAAATCTTTAATAAAAGAAACTATCTTAAGGGAAGAAAAATTTCATGAGTTAAGTAGTGAAATTACTTTTACTTTTGACTTATATCATGATACAGGTGGTCATACAGCACAAAGAAAATGGAGACACGGGAGTGGTGAAAAAATATATGATTATGACATTATTAACCTACTTGAGGATGCTAAAGATGAAATAATTTATAGTATTATAGATAATGAAATAAGACCTAATAGAAGATTTATAGTTTCAAGAGAAGGTGGTGATAATTTAAATGTTATTATTAATCCTGAAAAATTAGAAACAAATCATTGGAATCTGGTCACAATCACCGTGATGAAAAAACCTGATTTTACTGTAAGTGCTGGACAATTACAAATATTTGTTCCATAATAAAAAAAACCACAACATTAATTGTGGTTTTTTTATATTTTAATCATACAACCTTATTTCTATTCCTTGTTCATATAAAACATTATTAATGTAATCAACATTGTCCATTGTTACAACAGTAATACTCTCATCACTGCCCCTATACGCAACAACATCTTTACCACCTCCTGCGGCAGAAAGAGATAGATACCTTTGTACAAACACAACTGTTTTGTCATAAGTAAAAGCACTACTAGAAGGTGTAAAAGCACTAGTTAATGTCCCATAATATATACCTGCATCGATATACTCCCAAGTTATAACACCTAAAGTATTCTCTAATACCCTAGCTGTCGGAGCAATACCAACACCACCCTGATTTAATAAAGCCGTATAAACTTTATAAGGTTGGCTAACTCCTATGTTACTTAAACCAGAACCATCACCATAATATGTTGTGGCTGATAAAGAATTAGTTACCGTTAAATCTCCACTAATTGTTTGTCCAGATAATAGACCGTCGTTATTATTAATAATGTATTGTGTAGACATAATTTTCTTTTTATTAATAAATTTTATGCTGCTGTTACAGTCAATGCACCACCATTCGATACTGTTACTCTATATCTAGTACCATTAGAAGATTGTAATATTATACCAAAACCAACTGATGTCACTTCTAGTTCTGGTACATAAACTGTGTTTGATGTTGACCCTGTAATATTATTACCACCTATAATAGCACTATTTGTAGCTGTATTAGTTAAAATATTACTTGTACCACCCAAAACGGCTCCAGCAATAGCATCAACAGTACCAGAATTACAATGAATAAATGAAGATGTATTACTAGCAATAGTAGCAGAACCACTCGCGTGTGAGTAATCACCTCCCGCTGTTGTTTGGTATCCTTGTGAATGTGAATAATTTCCCGATGCTATTGTAGTTTTACCTTCAGCGTGTGAAGAAGTACCTGAAGCTACACTATCCTCCCCTTCAGCGTGTGAAGAAGCACCAGAAGCTATAGTTTGTTCCCCTTCAGCGTGTGCGTTATTTCCTGAAGCTAAAGTTTGTGAACCCTCAGTGTGTGATGATTGTGTTGTTGCTGAAGTTTGATACCCCTCAGCATGTGAACCAAAATTTCCTGAAGCTAAAGTTTGCCATCCTTCAGCATGTGAACCAGAACCTGTTGCTGTAACAGAACTTCCTATAGCTGAAGAACTACCACCTGTAGCTACTGATGATGAATATCTAAACGGAACACTTATTGATATACTTGGGTCTCCAGCTGAATTTATTGTATTTACATTAATTTGACTCATTTTGTTTTTTTTTATTTTATTATTATTTTATTATTATTTTATATATTAGATTACTGATAATGTTGTTCCAGATGGTACTGTAACAGAAAAACCTGGGTCAACTGTTAAAGGTGTTGGATAAGTTACTGTTGAATTATAAGGTAAAACTACATTTTGATTTATAGTTGAGGGTGCCGGTGATGTTACTGTAAACCCTAAATCGGTATAAGTAAGACCAACTACCCCAGCTAACTGAGAACCGTCCCCAATAAAATAATTGGCGTAAATTGTGTCAGCTGATAAACCACTTGTAAACTCAGTAGGTCCTGTTACAGTACCACCAGTAAAAGAACCACTAACACCAATTAAACCAGAACCATCACCATAAAAGGTTGCTCCTGATATTATGTTAGTCACTAATAAATCACCCGTTATTATTTGTTCTGATAATAAACTGTCGGCGTTGTCGATAATATACTTTACACTCATTTACTTTTTTATTAATAAATATGCAAGAATAAAGTATAAAAAAAATTTTATGCAAAAAAAAACCACGGTGTTCTGACCGTGGCTGTTCTTAATGTATTCTGACAATAAGAACATTTAATTTATTTCCTTATCTATAATACAAATATAAGGGTATTATTTTAATTAGCAATAAATTTAGGCAAATAATTTTCAATAAATTCTTTCATACCCTCAGTGGCAGGTTTTTCAATATAATTAACATCTCTAAACATACCATCTAGTTCACCTTTAGGAGGGTTGGGGTCGATGCAAACAACGTCTATCACCCCCATATTAGGGTTATGTAAATCTTTACAAGACCTCAATAGACCAAGTGTATAACTTATAAATAATGTGGTGCCAATAACTAATAAAACATCACAATTTCTAAGAGCTATTACAGATTCATTTATATTATTGGGGTACTCATTAAACCAAACAATGTGTGGTCTTAATTGTGAACCGTCTTCATGTTTGTCACCAATATTAGTTGGTTTATAACCAACATCAATAACTTTCTTATGGTTTAAACTACTCTGTGCTTTAGTTAACTCACCATGTAAATGTAAGATGTTTGTAGAACCCCCACGTTCATGTAAATTATCTACATTTTGTGTGATAACGGTTACCTCATGTTCTTTTTCTAATTCAGCAATAAGTTTATGTGCCTCATTGGGTTCGACACCAAGTAACTGTTGCCTTCTTTTGTTGTAAAAATCCAATACTCTTTCTCTGTCTTTTCTCCAACCTTCAGGTGTGGCAACAGCTTCAACATCTTCATTTTCCCATGTACCACCAGCATCTCTGAATGTATCAATACCTGATTCCTTAGAAACTCCTGCCCCTGTAAAAACAACTATTTTCATTACTTTTGTACAAATTCAAAAAGATTTTCACTATTATTCTTCAACTTTCTTAAAGCCTTTTCTTTAATCTGACGAATACGTTCTTTTGTAAGACCAAACTCATCACCAATTTGTTCAAGAGTTAAAGCACCACCATCAACACCAAAATACATGTCAACAATTTTTCTTTCTCTATCACTTAAAATTGATAAAGTTTTTTCCAATTCGTTTTTTAAGATTTCATCAGACATAGTGTCCTCGTCAGGTCTAGCAAATGTTAAATCAGGAATTAAGTCCATAATCTCATCACCTTCTTCATTTATTTTATCATTCAATGAAGTACATGTAGGGTGATTTAGTACAGATAAATCCATCTCACCGTTGATTGGCATTCTTTGATTTTCTTGTTCGAAGACAGCAATCTCTTTTTTAATTTTTGATAACTGGTTTGTGATATTAACAGGAAGTCTTACTGTTCTTGAATTTTCACACAAAGATTGTAGAATCGATTGCTTAACCCACCAAACAGCATAAGAAATAAACCTAAAACCTCTTGTATGGTCAAATTTACCTGCAGCTTTTATCAATCCGTAGTTACCTTCAGAAATCAAATCTACCAAAGGAATCCCTTGTCCTTGATATTCTTTAGCTATTGAGATAACAAATCTAAGATTAGCTTTAACCAATTTATCTAATGCCCTTTTGTCCCCCTCAGCAATTTTTTTAGCTAACTCCAACTCTTCTTCGGGTGTTACCAAATCAATCTTTCTAACCTCTTTTAAATAGTTAGAAATAGAGTCCTCTGTTGTGTCAATGTAACGTTTGTATGATACCATATATTTATTTTGTTTTTTTACCGAATATTAAATCACTGTTTTTAGTTCTAGAACTAACTATTTCTTTTTTGGTTGTCTCTTTAACTACCTTTTCTTTTGTTTTTTTAGGTTTCTCTACTTTTTTATCTTCAGCCATTTCTTTCTCAATAGCTCTTTTTTTGATGAGGTAGAAATCACCATTCAAAGTATAAGGACAATCTTTTAAATTGTTTTTTAATGATTGTAAATAAGCTTTACGTTTATCTAAAGAAACACCTTTTAAGTCGTCTAACTCACTCTCAATTTTGTCTATTTCATGTGATAACGCGTCAGACCAAAGTCTAACTGAACTAGTTATTAGTTCATTGGGCACATTAGCGCCGTGCCAATCTACCCGTTCACCCGTTTTTAATATCTTAGTGTATTTTTCCCTATCCATTAAATACAAAGATAATAATTATTTAATCGATTCCAAATAAAATTTTCTTAAATTTTGACCCAAGTCGTAATCGTTAGGGTATTTTTTGATTAATTTTTCAATCTCACTGAGAGTAGAAACACAATTATTGTTAACCTCATTTTTGAAAACTACGTCTTTTACTTGACGTAATTTATTCATTTCATTTTTTAATTCCTTACTTTCCATATTCATAATTTTTTTACAAATATAATGAATACTTTTTTAAAAATCAAAAAATTAAGAACTTTTTTCTAAAATTTCAATTTCACTCTCTGTCAAACAGCCTCTATCATAGTTGTTTCTACTAAGTTTATCCAAAATATCATCAACATTATTGTATTCCTCAACCTCAACCTTTTTCTTACCTTTTCTTCTAGTTTTGACTTTAGGTTCACCTGTAAGTTCGTTTAACGTTTTTTCAATCTCAGGAAACAAACCCTTTAGATATTTCGTTGGTAGACTTATAGCACTATGTGAGGGGTCAGATATCTCAAACAATAAAAAAGCTGGTATATGAACTAAGTTTTCGTATATCTCTATAGTATTATAAACACTATAAAAAGTACCCATAAATATACCGTTACCATCGACATAATTAACACCATCCTCACCGTTAGCTATGTTGTTTAAATCTTCCTCAATTCCTTTATAGGAACCTAGGATAACAATCATATATCTTGCATCCATAACTTCTTTTATTTATAAATATATACCAACAAAGATACTAAAAAATTATTGTACCATTAATGATGATATGTTATTTTTCTTTTTAATTGTTATTATTTTAGTCGCCCAATCTTTAACAATTTCATTATGTGTTATAATAAAAATGTTAGGGAACATTTCTGAACATTTCTGAAAGAAGTTTCCAACTAACTCTAAATTAGTGTTAGCAACCTTTCCAAAAACCTCATCAAAAACAATTATGTTAGGTTTTGGTAGACAACTGACTTTTGACATTACACAACGTAAAGCTAATGATGACACTGTTTTTTCAAATCCACTACCTTCATTAATAGGGTATTTGATAGCCTCACCTTTTTCGTTTTCTTTTACTATTAAAAATTCAACTTCTTTCTTATCGTTAATATCCACTTCTAATTTAAATGATGCCGTATCTACTAGTAATCTATCCAATTCTGAGTTAATTAAAGGCATAACACTTCTCATTATTATTTTAAGGATACCATTTTTACCAACCATTCTAGCATAAACATCAAAAATTATTTTAATTTCTTCTTCTGCTTTAATAGTTTTAATGTATTCCTCGTTCTTATTTATCTTTGTTTTATAAGTTTCAATTTCATTAGATAATCTTTCACCTAATTTAATTTTATTAGTTTTTTCCAATTCTAATCCACTTATTTTAGAATTATAACCTATTATCTGACTCTCCAAATCTTTATTTTTTTGGATATTGTCTAGATTATCTTCATAACGTTTTTTAAGGTCTAATTTTTCTTTTCTTTCTAATCTTAATTTTTCTAAATCCAATTCTAGTTTAGAAACCGTTAAAGAAGTTCTATCGTATTCCCAAACAGAAGATTTAATGTTATCTTGTTCTTTAACTAGATTTGTAATCTCAACTAATTTTTCGGATAAAGACAATAAATCACTACCCAAAGTATCTAATAATACTTTATTTTCCTCAATTTCATCTGAATGGTCTACATCAGCTAAAGGTTGTTTACATAAAGAACAGAACTCACCCTCTTCTAAATTTTTAATTGTTTTTTGAGTTTCCTTTATTTTAGATTTAGCTCTCTCTACTTCTAAACTAAATCCTCGTTCTTGTTTTACATATTCCTCATGTAAATCTTCATCATAAACTGGTTCTGTCATAGAATCAAAAGATTTTTTAGTATCCTCATACTCACTCTTTTTCTTCTTACCGTACAATTCGATTCTATCAATTTCATTATCAATATCTTCGGGTCTTAAATTAATAACATCAGAATCTATCTCTATTTTTTTACCAATTAAATTTTCTTTTTTGACTGTGGAAGACTCAATATTAAGTTCTAGGGATTTAATTTCTAATTCATTTTCTTTAATCGAGTTTTCATTTTCAGAAATTAAACTTTTTAGTTCACCAATCTCAGAATTTAAGTCTGTAATATTGTATTGGTCTGATTTTAATCCTTTTGACCAATTAGATTTCATTTCTTTGACAATAGTTTCTTTGTCTTCAATAACTTCTAATCCAATAAATCTAGATAGGATTCGCCCTTTTTCAGTCGGTTTGGTGTGAATGATGTCCTCAAGATTGTCGGCATCAGCAATAATTGTTAATAAAAAATCATTCACTGAACCAACCGATTTTTTTATAAATTCTTCTGTTTCTCTTCTTTGTTCACCTTCTAAGTTTTCAATACTACCATCAGGTAAGGTTCTATAGAAAGATAAGTCTGTTCTAGTGGTATACTCATCACCAGTCCTTTTAGCTTTACGTACAACAGTTCTCTCGATGATATAATCTACACCATCAATAGCAACTTTACCCTTAACAACTACTTCATTTTTATCTTCTCTAAAAAGATTAAACATTTTAATTGCGGTACTACCTTTTGTGGTGGTATTAAAGAAAAGGAATAAAAGTAAATCTAAAGCAAGAGTTGTTTTACCACCCATATTTAACGGGTCTGAAGTAATCACTGTAATACCCTCTAACTCTTTAAAAGAGATTTTATTACCATCACCATAAGAAAGGAAATTAGACCACTCTAACTCCTTTATATACCAATTACGATATCTATAATCTGTTTCTCTTTCTTGTGATAATTTTTCGTTTACTTTATCATCTAAACGTAAGAGTCTATCCCAATCAACATCTACTTTATTATCAGTAATCCATTGTTTAAATAACTTTCTTTGATAATTAGTATCCATTACATTATCAGCAACGGTCATTTCTACTTCACCATTTTCAGTGAGTACTTTTTTAGGTTTAAAAATAACCTGTACATTAGGGTTGTTATATTTCTCAGTAAAGTATTTAGCAATTCTTTTTGCACGTTCCTGGGTGTAATTTTCTGGACTATCATCCCATATAACTCTGATTTTAGCCTTTTCAGGCACAACAGTTTTAACTTCTTTTACCAAGTTTTCCATATTTCTTTAATTTATAAAAATATACTTTAAATTTTTGATTAAATAAAGACTTGTTTACTCTCCATATAAATCAGTATCCCTTTCAGATTTGGATATCCAACTAATAACGTTGCTAGTTGGTGTTTTTGAATTTTCTTCTTTTGGTTTTTCTGTTTTAGTTGGTTTATAGTTTCTATTTTTTTCCAACTCTAACTCTATTTTAAGGTTTTCAACTTGTTGTTCTAATTCTTTAAATTGTTTATCGTTTTTAATTGGCACCTCAACAATTTTTTCTACTATAACCTCTTTAATAACTTCTTTTATTACTTCAACAGGTACTTCCACTCTATTTTCAGTAATACCACCAATTTTTTCTACGATTATTTCTTTTATAACCTCAACAGGGACTTCTTTAATTACCTCAACAATCTTCTCTTTTTCGACAATAACCTCTTTAATCACCTCTTTTTCTACAATCACTTCCCTGATGATTTCTTTTTCAATAATTTCAGGTTCTTTTTGCCCCATTTTAAAAGGGGTGGCACCATATTTTTCAATATTGTAACCTTGTTTTAACATCCTAACCATAAAAGCATTCAAATCGGTTATATCGTTTAATCTACAGTATTCCCATATTTCATCTTTTAAATCTTTAGGTAGTTCCATTAAAATTTGTGTATCAATTTACTATCACCAATAGATTTTGGTTTATTAGATTTTTCATCTGTTCTTGTATTTGAATACCTTTCAAAATATTGTTCAGGTTGTATAGGGTTATTTATTTGTTCTACGTATTGTGGGTTATACCAATAATCCATATCGATAGTACTATATCTAACTATGTATCTATAATCAGGTTCAAAATTTATCGGGTTGAATATCCTAACGGTGTCTATTGTGTATATAAAAACTTCTTTATTACTACTTAAATCTTCCATTATTTTTATAACTAAATCATAAAAAGTATTAAAATTTTGAGTACCAACTACTAAAGTTTTTGTTGTTGGTGTGTTAGCTAACTCAGGGTCTACCATCCTTCTTCTAGCTTCAGGGTGTGGTATTATATTACCTGGTAAATCTAAAACATATACCTTTTCATTTTCAAGATATTCCAAAAGACCAATTATTTGTTCTCTTAAAGTTTCATAGTTTTCACGAGTAATTTGTTCACCTTGTCTTATGTTATTATCTATGTTATGAAAACTATTTGTGGTTAATTTTACTATTTTTTCTTGTAGGGTTAAATTTCTATTCATATTATTATTAATACTCTATCTCTTCCCATGTTCCATTAGTATTTAGTTTATAACTACCATAACATGGTTTATTCCATTCATTAGGTTTTATGATACTTAAAAAGTTTTCATCATTATTATTCTTATAGATATAATAAATCTCACCTAATATAGGTTGAAATGAATATTTGGTGTTGTATAATAACTTGGTTGACTCATACTCATTCAGCAACTTATCATACTCTTCCTTTAATTCTTCTAATTTTTTATTAAAATATTTATCAGCCTTTATTGCATCTGATTTATCTATCTGTAAAATTTCAAACTTTTGAGCACCCACCGTTGTTGGGTAATGCTTTAGGTTAGCATCAAATTTATCTGTCTTTTCATTAAAGACAATATTATCAGGATATTTTTTATTATTTTCCAAAATTAAAATTTAAATTAGTCATAGTTGGTTCTATATTATATAGACTTAATCTTTCATCACTTATTTTTATTTTTTTAATTTCACCACTAAAGTCAATAACCCATTTACCCATTCCTTTACATTTACAAGTAGGTTGTTCTTTACTAACTATAGTACCTATCATAGTATCTGAAAAAGAATTCTCATATTTTACTTTATCCCCTATTGTCATAATTTATGTTTTTTAACGTAATTATATGGTGTTAAACCATCTTTTTTAAATTCCACGTAATGTGACTGTAAGTCTTGAAATAATGTTCTAGGATAAATCCTTCTTACTATTGGGAACACTATAGTATCAAAACCACCAGTGCTAGGTACTTCATCCACTTCATTAATTAACTGTGATGTCTGACCCTCAAGTAATGAGGCTATATTTATTTTTGTTTCATTATTAGTGTCTAAACAATCTAACAACCCAGAGTCCATCCACTTTTTAATAATTTCTTCTCTTTGTGTTGTTAATCCTGAAAAATTTGCCATTTTATTTATAAAAAATAATTATTATCTGTGTTAGTGATACTAATATCCAAGTTAAGATACTGAGGTACTCTTCTAGGTCTTAATTGTATATCTTGTATAAAACTGTTATCTTCTATCCTCCAATCACCTATTTGGGATTCCATAATCATTGAGTTTATTGAATCAGCTACTTGTGGTGAACAAACAATCCAATTGGCAGGTCCCCCTCTATTACTACTTTGAATCTGTCCAGATAATTCATTTAAAAGTCTATTTAACTCCTTTTCATAATCAAAATCACCAAAATGGTATTTTTTTATATATTTTTTAGGTTTTATCATACTAACCTTTCTATTTCATTTTCAATATCCTCTATTGAGCTTATTTTAAAAGTATAAAACCCATAATCGGATTCTAAGTTAATATGTTTATGTTTTTTAGTTTCTACATTCCATATAACAAACCCGTGTTTATCTACAGACTCACCAAAATCTTGTTGTATCATTGATGAGGGTTGTACGATAGTAGTTCCATGATAATTCATCACTTGGTATAAGTGAATATCACCACAACAAACAAAATCACAACCATCAAAAATAGAAATGTCTTGTCCGTCCTCAAATTCAAACCCAACATTTGTCTTTAAACCAATTAAAGGGTCATGATATAAACCAACGTATGTCTTATCACCAAAGTCCTCTTTGGCCTTTTCTATTTCAGGTCTCTGTGAACCTTCGATATGACCATATAAACACCAAACAATATTCTCATCCTCAAAACATCCTGTGTGTTTTAAAAACTTAAGTCTATCATCATTCATTGTATCAATAATGGGTGTTAACGCATCCATTCTATCTAAGTTATTGGCTAAGAAATCGTGGTTACCCAAAATAACTATGGTATCACAAATGTCACAACAATTTTTAAAGAACCATGTTGTTAAATCTACTAGTTCAGGTGTTAACTGATTCTTAGAGTGTACCACATCACCAGCAATAACAATCCTAACCTCTTCTCTGTTAAGGTTGTTTTCTTCCATATGTTCTTTAACTGAATCAAAGAACTTTTGAAATTGTTCACGGTATTCATCGTGTCTTTTATAAAGTCTGATGTGTAAATCAGCACAGTGATAGATTATTTTTATCATAATTTAAATTTATTAATTTTTTTTATAGGTTTAAAGTCTTTTAAATCCTCTATTGATAATCCGTGTATATTTAAAAATTGAATTACTGCCTCTGTAAGTAATTCTTTATATTCAGTTTCAACATTAAAATTAGAATGATATACGTCATCTGTGAGTTGAACTGAAATTTGTATATTAGTTTTAAAAGTATAATTACTACTTACTCGTGGATGCCTAAATAAAACTCCCCTAACGGGAGAAAAGTTATCTGGGTTATACATTATAGGTGTAACCGTGAACCCCAAATGACCAAACTCATTTTCAAACCATTGTGAAATTTCATCCATTACAATTCAAATTGTTTAATTTTTTTTATTGGTATAAAATCACCATCTAATCTATAACCATAAGTTGTTAATAATGTGTCAAATATTAATTTTCTAAGTTCCTTATCACCAACAGTAAAATCTAAAACTCTTTCCAAACTTATCCTAACCATCTGTGTTTTATTGTTATTATATAAAACACCAAAATAAAATTTTAAATCTTGTGTGTCTTGGTAAAGTGGTGATAAATCAAATCCTAAATGTCCGTAATTATCTAAAAACCAATTTTTGAATGTGGTGTATGATAAATTCATTATAATTTATGTTTTGGTATATATTTTATTGGGTCCATTTCAGGATTGTCTTTAATCCATTCACAATAGTCTTCAGCAAAAAAACTACATAACTCAGCCTCAGCATCAAAATTTGTTCCATGTAAATCACTAATAACCTCTCTATTATCAGTTATAAACTGGTCAAATTTTTGTATTAAATTTGGGACATTTTTAATAATTAAACCTGTTTTACAAATTCTATATATTATAGGGAATATAGTAGTTATTAAAAAATCACCACTACCAAATAAAGGACCATCACTAATTAATATAGTGGCAGCCTTTTCATAGGTTATAGCTGTATTACCTTTAAACTCTTCGGTTAACCCATCTAAAAAACCTAAGTTACCCCACTTTTCAATCACTTCCTCCAAATCCATGTTTTTTTATTGGTTTTAATTGTACCATTTTACCCATTTTTTGGTTAAATAGGTCTATTATATCTTGGTATTTTCCAGTGAAACCTTCTAATTTAGGTGTACCAGCATAATAAGCACTTCCGTCAATAAATAAATCTTTTTCTTTTACATAAAAAAACTCATCTACATATTGTTTCATGGTATTCATGGGTGGTAACATCTTATGTGATGTAATTACTCTGTTTATACAGTAACCACATTTTTGAAATATCTTTTCTTTTATTAGTTTTCTACTAGCCCCTGTTGGTGAAACCACTAAAGCTGTTTTTCCACCATTTTCTTCTAAAAAAAGAACTATGTCCTCAACCATCCTAGTTGATTTACCTGTTTGTCTACCACTTACTTCGACGTACATTTATCTCACCATGTCTATATCGTTATTCTCTATTCTTTCAAGAGTGTAGATTTCCATTTCGTGTCTTAGTTTATTTTCCTCAACAAGTTTCTCGTATCTTTTTTGTGCTTTCCCTTTCCACCACTCAATCATATGAGAAAGTTTGTGTTTATGGAAATTTTGTCCTTCAATTAAAGGAATTTCACCACCAGAATTAACATGTTCAATAACATTGTCGTATCCAAAGTTTGAATAATAATATCTCTTTTTGGTTTTGGCTTTCATATGTGTTTTGGTGAAAGAATGAAACTCATTATAAGCATCGATATCATAATGTTTAAGGTGATTTTTAAGGACTGATATTGCCTTATTAAACTCTCTCATCTTTGGTCCTGATGGTACAGGGTCTACAGTATTTCCACCCCATTCAGGGTTACCGTATAACTCTCTCATTTTAGCTCTAATCGGCCCATAAACTTCTTCTGTTGGGAATAAAAACAAATCTGATTCTGTCATGTCTTGGTAACGGATATATGGTTTTAAACCATCGTATTGACTCATACCTTTGATGTCACCATAAAGGGAGGTTGTTTCAAAAAAACAAGTATCGATTTTATCACCATACTTTTCTTTTAACATATTTTTAATTTCGTGTGAACATGAAATTAAAGCTAATAGTTTACCACCTAAGTAGTTATACCCAAAAGGTTGTACAGGAACAATAATGGCCCCATTAATCATATGTCTATTAACAGCTGTAGCTCTAATTGTTTCACCAAAGAAATCATTTCTAGGTTTAATAGATAAAACAGGTGAAGCCACACGAATAAACCCAACATATTTGTTAGTGGTTTTTTCTCTAATACCCATCATGATTTGTCTACCGATTTGTGATTCTAAAGGTAGTGAAGTGATAATCTGTGTAGAAGGATTAAATAAATTACCCTCAATCACCTCGATTTCAAATTCCATGTTTTTTGGCTCAACACTATAATCATCAAACATGTTTTTAGTGTATTTATCGTGGTTAATATCCACAATTTTTTCTTTTTTTCTAGCCAAAAAATAGTCTTGGATTGACTCAAGGTCTCGGTAAAAATTTATAAATCTATCTTTTATTCCAATTGTCTCCTCTAAAGTTAATTTAGGTTCGAATTCTATTTTATCACTCATATATCTGTTTATTTAATAAATAATAGACAAAAAATATTAAACACTAAAGACTTTATTTTTTATTTTTTTCTAACCAATAGTCCAAAATTGCTTTGGCATCCCTACCCAAATAGGGCATATTAATTTTTTCAAAGGTATAATCTTTTTGTGGGTTTAAATAAAATATCTGTAGTTTACCAACTTTTTTTCTTGTTTGCATTTGTATCATGTATGCATATATAGATAGTTGTAGAGCGTATACGTTGTATTGACAATCTGATAAATGTGATACTGGTTTATTTAACCATTGATTGTATTTTGATATGTAATTTAGTTCTTTATTTGTTTTAAAGTCCAATATATTAAAATAATCACCACAATCCTCTACAATATCCGCTGTTCCACAAATTTTATATTTTTCACTAAATAAAACTGCTTCTGGGTAAACTGTACCAGACATATCATCTACTTCTTGGAATTTACTTATTACCTCTCTTTCATAATCGTTTTTAGGTATGTATATCCTATCAGCCAATAGGTACCTCTCCAATATTTCATGGACTTCAGTACCATATTCATTTGCCTCACGATTAATACGTTCCCATTCTACTAATATCTCACCCTTGGTCATACCAACATACTCAGGTTTTTTTACATCATCCGACTGTTGGGATATTGCGTAAGCCACTGAGTCACTATCGAAATGAGGTTCCAATAATGATAAAATTGTTGTTACTGATTTAAAAACTTCGTTAGTTTCCTTATGATAATATTTATGTTCTATCGGTTCTAACCAAACTTGTGTTTCCCATTTATTTGCCATTTATTACTTTATTAATCTCAACATTCTTTTTAGTTGGGCAATTATCACAGTAAGTGATATCCAATATCTCCCTTATTTCATCAGTTAAACCAAGTAATGCATCAGCATTACCTATATAATTTATAATTCCTTGATAACCCTCAAGTCTAAATCTTTCTAATAAAATTTCTTTCTTAATAATTCTTTTATTAAATCCCATCACAATTCACTTTCTTTAAGAATAATACCACTTTTCATACATTCAATCACACCTTCTCTACCAAAGTCTTCATGAATTTTGGCTATATCATAACCTTCTTTCATTTTAACAATTCTAATTCTACCAAATAATTTTCCAACATTCAACTTTGCATAATGTTTTTTAGCGTCTTCCCATGCATCATCATCTAAGAGAATTATTACATTACCGTTTGTTTTATGGAATAAAGAATGCATTAGTTTATCAGAAATTTTTTTACCCAATAGTGGGATTGAGTTATGAACTACAATATGGTCAAAAGGTCCTTCAACCAAATAAACATCTGAATCCCAATCTACACAACATTCGTTAAATATTAAAATTTCTTTATCCGAATCAGGATTTAAGTACTTTGGTTTTGCATTAACATAAGTTCTTGTTACCCAATAATTTAATTCATTATTAATATCATAAGAAGGAATTACAACCCTAGAGTCGTACTGTCCCCCACTAACATAACCCATTTTATATCTTTGGATTATTTCTTTTTTAATTTTTCTTTCTTTAGTAAGATAATTCCAAGCTTGTTTATATAACAGTGATTTAGGGTTACCTTCTTCAAAACTAATAAATCCTTTTGGTAAGGTTAAGTCTTCGATAACGTTGGCATCTTTTACTTTAGATTTAAAATCATCTAAAGTGTAACCAATCATTTTTAGTTTTTTAACTTGTTGTTTGTTAGCAAAACTTCTGAATAATTTTTTAAGACTACCCTTGGTTCCATTAACCTCACCACAAGCCCAACAATTATAAACACCCTCAGATAAGTTAACCTCTAAATTACCTTTACCATCACCTTCATATTCACCTTTTTCGGCAGAACAAACAGGACAATCAAAACTATATTGTTGTTTAGAAACATTTGTCTTTTTAGGTTTCCCTAAGACATCCAAAATTATACCGTAAATGAGTGAGTTTTCAACCATATTAAATAATAGGTAAGTTAAGTTCTTCGATTACTGTACCTTCTTGGTCACAAATTATAATACCCAAGTCACTATAAGCCTCTATAAAGTTTTTTTCTTTATGTTTTTTAAGGTACGTTGATACAGAAACATTTTCCTCTGACAATATTTTTATTGTATAACAATAGTCTTTTAGGAAATTAATGAACTCATCAAAAGTTACGATTTCTTCTGAATGTATTTTTTCTAATAATTTTTTAGAACAGTTAGTTCTACCATTACAGTGTTCCTCTGTAACTCTACCTTCTTTGTTAAAGGCTCTTAAAGAAATAAATTCTTTTTGAAAGAATGTTGTGTTTGTTTCGTCATAGATTGGACTTCTAAAGTGTGAAACGTATTTATGTTTTTTATATTCATCTTTTGTTTCATAATATAATTTAGAATACATCTTAGCCTCTTCCCATAAACATTCTAATGCTAGTTTTTTATTTTCAGTCATAATACAAATATAGTATATTTTTTCAATAAAACAAAAATATCGGTCAAAATTGGCCGATATTTAATAATTTTTTATATAATGTGGGTTATTTTTTGGTACAATCCCAATGGTTTTCTTTACACATAAACCCTCTGACAGCGGCGTAACTATCCGTCATATCAAAATTTTCTTTTTTAAGTTTTTGGTTTCTATCATACTCCCAAACAATTTGTGGTTCCAAATCAGCTATTTTTTCCCAAATAATTTGTTTTTTATCAACCTCCCAAGAGAAAGCACCAAATAAAACAGGTGTAGCCCTATCAATATCTTTTTGTTTGTATGGTTCACCTTTCTTATTATGTGTTCTTAATTGAACCAATTCAGGGAAGGAGTACCTTCTAGCGTCGTTTGATGATACAAAGTCTGGTATGACATTTAATACCTCTGATACTACCTTAGATATCATCCCATTAAACTTAAGTAATGTGGCAACAGTATATACGTTATTACTATTCAATAAAGGTTCTTCAATTATAACTTTCTCAATATCAAACTCAATATAACGAGTTATTAATCTTTCAAAAGCATCAACCTTTTTAAACAATTCTTCTAGTTTTGTTTCAGGTTGAGGTTTAATTTTTGGTGTGATGTGCGTTAATTCTAACAATTTTCCGTCAGCTTCAAATAAAGCCATACCAATGGTTTTTGTTGACACATCTAGTCCGAGTATTCTTGACATTTAAAACATTTTTTATTTATATTATGATGGGTATACAGAAGTATTTACTGATGTACCCCATACAGTTCCAATTCCACCATCCAATTTAACACTAAGATTCAATACAACATAGTTGTCAGTTTTCTCAATAATACTTGTTGGTGTTCCAATAGCGGTAACTTGTCCAGCTGTATCATATAGACACACTTGTGTTACTTTAACCACTTCCTCACAATTAGTCTCACCATTAGCAATAGCTTGTTTTCTAGATGGGTTAGTTGTGAATTTTAAAATATCTGGTGAAGCATTAATTCTAACATCTGCTGATACACTACTATCATAGTCTGTAACAACTGTGTAAGAAATATTTGGTGCGAATGTTGCTCTTGTTGTTCCCGTACCTCCTGTTGCTAAAGCAAAATTAAATCCTTGAACAATCGTTGGGTCCCAAAGAGTAACTATACCACTAATACAATCTACCATACCAGCCGCTAAATGATAACCACTACCATTAAATCTAGCAGTTAATTTACCGTTTGCGTAAGGATTTGTGACTTTATGTGCCTGACTGAATCCTGAAGTAGACCCTGTAGTTAAACTTGTATAATCATTAAATAAAAATACAATTCCACTTTCATAAGTAGGTCCGTTATTACCCCTACCAGTTTCTTGGCCCATACCTGTATCAATAACAGCCTCTTTTAGTGACTCAAATTTTCTAGTATCACCAACAGTTTTAGCACAAACACCAGCTGTGTTTCTAGTTAAGATTTCAGGTGTATTATAAAAAGTAAAATAATTAGTTAAAGCGGTTATACCTGATAAAGTACTTCCCGTAAAGGATGTCGGTATTACAAGTGCCCCATCTCTACCAATTAAAGCTTGTCTATATGTTTCGTTATTAATTAAACCAACAATAATACCAGTACTATTATAAGCTTCATAAAGTTTTTCTAATGAGGTACCTAAATAACCACCATTATTAAAAGATATATTATAGTTATCAGCTATTTCATCTGTGTATAAACCAAGATTAGCGTAGAAATGTGACCACACATTAGTTGTAAATCCTGAATTTGAAGAAGATGGTACGTATGTCCATTCTATTTCATTACCAGGGATTGCATAAAAATATGAACTTTCCTCTTCGGTTGTTTTTATGTTAACATTTTCTACAGGTACTAATGAACTCATTAATTTTTTATTTAAATTGTTGTTATTGTTTGAGTGTTTGTGGTACTATCGTATGAAATAGCTATACCACTATTATTAACTTTTTGAACAGTGAATGAAACGGGTAATAACCTCATTCCATTAAGACCTAAAGGTATCACATCTGCTGCTCCTAAATTAATTGTTTGTAACCTATCATTAACTTTATAGTAAAGGTCGACAGAACTTGACGAAAGGAAAGCGTTGTATTCAGCATTATTGTTTCCTTCAACTAAGTCATTAAATTTATTCTGATTATTATAATCACTTAAAGTATTGTAATATATCTTTACCATTAGTTAACTATTAATATATTGTTATATCCTAATATTGTTGCATTAGGTTCATAAACGAAGTTTAAACTTACATTACCACCTATAATCGGTAGGTCTCCAGTATCGTTAAGTCTTAGTCTAAGATTAATTGGCATCTCCCATTTATCAAATGAAGTTTCTTTAAAATAAAACTCAACATGATTTTTAGCTTTTTCAATCATACCGATAATTAAAGATTGTTCATCTGAATTTTGGTACCCCCAAATGGCTTGAGCCATAAAACCATTTAAATCAACTGAATTATATGTTCTAGGTTCTTTTAAATAATAAACATCTTTAGAACCATTACTTCCAAGTAATACTGCCGGTCTAATTTCCTTATAACTAGAAGCTGTACCCATTTTGTTAAATGGAATAAAGTTTGTTAAACCATTAACAACGTACCCAAATTGTGGGGCGTTAAATGTTAAAAATGAGTTATGACCTTCTAAGTAATTATTACCTTCTATATTAGCACCAAAACCAAATAGTAATCCAGTATAGAATCTATCAAAAGATTTATCTGATTGGGTTCTAACACCGTTATCAAAACTTATATACTTACTATTAAAGTTTACGTAGTTCTTTTTATCCTCATCACCAAAGAATTCATATGAAGTAACAAAGTTATTTGTTGTATCTAAATTAGACCAAGCATTAGTCACAAAGTCTTGTTCTTGTTTTACTAAATAAATCCCTTGGAATAATTTTAAACTTGTTTCTAGATTTTCTGTATAAGCTGAATAAGTTGTTACATCCGTTAACCAAGCAAAGTATTCGTGTAAGTTTATTGTCATTGTTAGATTACTACTAGTGTAATCATTAACACCACAGTCTTGTTTGTAAAAATTAACAACCCATCTCTGTGCAGTCTTTACCATTTCTTGCATTGGTGGTGGTGTGACTTGTGCTTCCGTTGGGATAGCGTCAGTACATGATTTTCTTGCTGTAAATAAATTTTTAGAACCTGTTATATTCATTATGTCTTCCAGATTTGGGTCCGTAGTGACGTAATAAAGTTCATTCATATCAGATAAGCTAAAATACTTAAAACTCTGTTCAGCACCATTAGTCATTACTCTACGTAATCCGTAATTGGTTAATTTTAAACTTACATTATTTGCCATTATTCTTTTATTTTTACTTTATATCTTGGTTCACTTTTAGTTGTAGAACTTTTATGACTACCCGTTATTTCTAGAATACCTTGTGGTTCAACACATAAATGATATATTACTGTATCATCCGAAAAACTAAAGTATCTAAACGTATCTTTGAACCCATTAGTTAAAAACTTTGTTTTACCATATGGAGTTAAGATTAATTTTACTTCATCAATATTGTTATCTAAAAATCCCATTATAAATCAAAAGCTATTTCAATTATAACCGTTGTTGTGTTATTTTTTTCTATCGGTAGGTTTAGTTTACCAATAGCAACTAATTCACCACCTGTACTATAAATACCAACTTCAGAAATGTGGACATTTTGGCCACTATTAAACCACGTTGGGTTTGTTGTTGAGTTAAATAAGGTAGGTGGTACAACAATATTAAATTTAGTTCTCCATTTTCTTGTTGTACCTGCGGAACTAACATTACCGAAGAAGAAATTTTCGTCACCAAATTGTAGTAAATTTTGTTGTATTGTTGTTGGTACTGTCAAATAGTTGTTCACAATATATTGTGTAGATGCTGACAAATACATATTTTTATTAATTGTAAATGTTGTGTTTTCTAAATTTAACGGGTTAATAGTATCACCAACTACTTGGCCATTAATTTGGTTTGTGTAATCCATAATTACCCAACCATCAGAAACAGGTTTTTCACCTGAAGAAACTCTTTGTGCGATTAAATATAATTTATCAGCTTCAAATCCAGTTCCACCACTAACCGTCATGTACGGTAGTCCCGAAGTCGGGAATGTGATTTGTACGTCTTTTTTAGCGTTATCAGGACATTCTTGTTCAGTTAAAACAACACATGTATAATTTTGTGCGTGTAAACCTGTTGTATAACCAGAACTACTAGCCAACATGTATGATACATATAAATCTTGTGTTTGGCCAATTAAACCATCTGTAGCCGTAACTAAACCATATCCTAAAGTTGGTAAAGTCCAATTCCTATTAGATTTATATGACATTGCTGCCACTAATTCTTGGTCGTCTATTGTCATAACTTGTTGGTCAGGAAAAATCCTACCAACATAATTAATACCACTACTATCAACTAAATCATAATATCTAACCTCAGTAGAAACACCACTAAAGGTTACGTATTTTTCAACACCAGTACCTGAGAATGTCTCACCAATCATATCTGCTGTACCCGAACCTGAGAATACTCTACCATGCCACATCAATGTAGGCATATTAAGTATCGGTGATGCTGGTACTGTTGTATCGATATAAAGTCTTTGTCCGTAAACACTTTCAGATTGGTTGTTACAAGTCTGTACGTTAGTGTAGTGAACTAAAGCAATTGACCTTTCATCTTCACAATTACTAGTTATTTCAGAAGTATATCCAAAATATTCTTTTGAACCAACATAACTTTCACTTCCGTATAGATTAAAATTCTCAAAAGTACCAATACCATCATCAATACCTGCCATAGGATATGACCATACATTGTTTTGGTTCCATACTGTTCCTGCTGAATATATTCCGTCAGTACTAAAAGTATTTCCTGTTGGGTAAAATGCTGACCAACAATAATTGGTTCCTGTATAACCAGGGAAGTAAGCAAAATTTCTATCTAAAGTTACGTTTAAAGTATTTGCTGATAATAAACCAGTTTTATTTTGTACCCTATACCATAAGTAAGGTACAGGTATATTTTGGTCGATAACAGCATCTCTTTGTGTAACACTCAATTCATCATTACTCATTTTAACTAACATAAAATCACCAATAGATGGTTCATATGTGTTAGTTCCATAAGTTGCTGATTGTAAGACAGGTATTACGGTTGTTGAACCTGTTAAACCACTTAAAGGAACAATCGTATCAGTCTGTAAAACATAATTAGTGGTTGTATAAGCACTATATTCTGTTCCACCTGATGTTATTTCAAAGAAACCCAATTCAGGTGCTTGTGTTATTGTAACCAACTCTAATGCCGTAACTTGTGTTAGACCTAAAGCCGCTTGGTTAGGTAAACTTGTTAATGTTGGTAACAAAACCGTCTTCATCTCAGGTTGATTGGCTTTGGCTCTTAAGATATTCTCTAACGTAATATCATATGTTGGCCCCAAAGTTGTGTAATCAATCTCTGAATCACCTAATTTAAAGGTGTTAAAAGTTAACGCTCCGTTAGCCAATAAATTTCTACCTTTATCTGTAAGTCTTGCACTTACTACAATATTTGAATTTTTATCTATATAACTCACTTCTTATGTTTTTTTATAAATATTTAAATTATTATTTTATTCAAAAAAATCTTTTTTTAATTTATCCAATGCCGTACTACCAGCCGTTATACCAAAGTAAAAATATACCAAATCGTAACGAGAAGCGTAATAAAGGTCAGCGTTCCAATTGTAGGGACAACCAAACAATCTATTAAGTGTTAAATCTAAATAACCCCCACTTGTTGGTGCTATAACTGGACTTGTGTTGTTACAATGTGAGACTACTGGGTTACCATCCGAACCGTATATTGGCTGGAAGTCTATCCTACAGTAATATTTTAACCAACAACCTCCGTGATTTTGTTTTAACTCTTTATCAGCGTATTGTGCATCTAAAAAAGCGTCTGTTGCCCAAATTGAAAGGTTCTTACCCCATTTACCAGGTAAATTATTGGGTAAATTATTCATATCATTATTCTGATAAGGAAAAAAATCATTGGGGTCTAGGTAAGTTGTTGGTGATAAAAATGGTATTAGATTTTGTGTTCTAATTCCATTTTCAACATTAGTAGTCATACAAAATCTAGCACCAGTCGGTTTAAAGAAAGGTTTTAAAACGCTACCAACATTATTAGATAAACTATCTTTTAACGTATCCAATATTTCTTGACACATTAACATAGAACCAATATTCATAATTCTTGTGTCCGAACCCCATTTACAATAAACAAATTCTTCTGTGTCGTTAGCACCATTTAATACACCTGGAATTGATTTTGGTGTAATGAATGTACATCTAGTACCTTCTGGCATTTCAGTTCCATTTGCTTGAGCATTAGCCCAAGAATTCGGGTTTGTGGCTAGTACATTTGGGTATTGTGTGGTGTTTATGGTGTATTGGATATCCCCTTCCACCATAAAGTAACGGTCAACATTAGCGTTATGACCAAAACCACAACAATCATAATCGCCATTATTTTTTGTTCTTACTTGAAATTTTGGTAAGTAACACCCACCATTTAACCATGCATCATAAAAACAAGCTTTAACTTTTTTTCTCTTAGAAAAGCCTGAAAAAGGTCTTTTTATGAAAACATTATAAGGGACATCAAGGTTTTTGTTACCACCTTCAGATTGTGTATCATCCTCATCATCCTCATTACTTAACGAAACTGGGGTAATTACAAATTCACCACAATTTTTTAACCCAATAAAGTCAAATCTACCAGATTTCCTTTTCTTTAACTTTCTTATAAATTGTGTTGTAGTATAAACTTGTTTCCATTCAAAAGTATGAAAATCTGTATTAACATTAATCATTGCATAACTATCAATGTCGTCAGTAAATCTAACAGAACTATTTGTACTAGGTGTTATTAAACTAGCTGTTCTAAAAGTTTTTCTACCTTTAAAAGTGGCTGAATTGTCATTAAATTTTAATTTAAATCTATATTTACCTTTAGTGGGTACACCTTTGGTTTGGTCTGGTGATTTAACTAAATTACCGAATTCATCTGTTACTACCTTATCATAATACAATGGTAATGTAAATACATAAACACCGTTTTCATCAATTTCTTTCGAGGGTAATCTTGATATGTTTATGGGGTCACCATCATCATTAACTTCTAATCTTAGAATATCTACTTGTCCTGAAGCGGTAATTAACTGTGTTTGGTCTCCCATAAATCTTTTAATTCTACAACTTTTCTTTAAATAATTCTTATCAGAATCGGTAAAGATTGAACCCATAAAAATAGCGTTAGCAACTAAATCGTTACCAATATTAAAATCAACTCTAGTAATCCCAAAATTACATCTTTCCTCATCACCCCAAAAAGGAACAACTTCAACACCTTTATTTTGTGTTTTAATTTGTGCCAAACTATCTAGGTTAGTAGATTTTTTAAAATTTTTACCATCAAATAAAGAATCAGTGAATCCTTGTGATTTTAAATCATAAGGTCTAAGGCTTAAAAATCCTATGTCACTTATATCAACATCCATGTGTATTGTTTGTTGTCCAGGTGGAACCCCAAATATGATATAATCTCCTGCGTCATTAGTGACTGTTGTATATCTATAATATTTATCAAATATTTCTAAATAAATTTCATTATTTAATAACGTTTCTTTTGTTGGGAAAGTTCCTACGGCCTGATTAAGACTACAAGTTGACTGTTCTAATAATAAATTATATCTATATCCCTCACCATTAACACTAGTTACTGTTTTATAAGGGTATAAAGTATTTATTAAATCATTTTTTTGGTCTTCGCTAGTAACAGGTATAAATATAGAAACCTTAGCATTCGGGACACCAAAACCTTCATTAGATATTACACGTCCAACTACAACACCATAATCAGCACAAAAAGATTCATAAACATCTTGTTGTGTTATTTTTAAACTTAAGATTTCAATAAAATCAAAGTCTTGTTTTAACTCAAAACTAATATTTTTATCTACACCAGGTGTTGTTCTTATTCTTATACTCTTATTCTCCATTATTAATAACTGTTTTTAGCATAGTCAATGTTAACTTTAAATGATACTGTATCACTTACACTTCTAGTTGTTACCACATTATCAAATAATATATGGTAATTTTTGAAAAAACATATCCTAAGTAAAAATTTTTCACCTACATTTGTAGGTAATTGGTCTAATGTTGTAGAATATTCGGATTGTAATCTATCAAATCCATATAATTTGGATTGTACTAAATTTAAAAATTGGGTATCATCAAAAGTAGTTACTTGTATTAGGAATTTACCATCCTCACTCTTAATAGAAGAATATGATTGTGGGGCTTCCCATAAAATAGTTGGTGTTAATGTTCTATAATACCCTAAGTCAAAATACTTAGAACCTAAATCTGTAAAATAAAAAATAGATATAGCATCATTTATTTGTATTTGATTTAAAGGGTTTATTATTAATTTTGAGTTGTCCGTAGAACTAAGAAAGTACTCAACATTTTCTTGTAGTTTAACCCCGTTAATTACAATTATTAAACTAGACTCACTTCTATTTAGTTTTGTTAATAATATTTCTTGTCTGTTTTTTACAGGGTTGTAATTTACTGTTAAACTTGTCACCCCTGATGTAATACCAGTTGTTATAGTATTAACAATTCCCGCATCTATATTCAAATAATTTTCATATAAATTAATACTATCAACAGTTACATCTGGATTGTTTAAATAAACAACTTGGATTACATCTTTTGTTGGTTCTATTTCACCTGAAATGATTTCAAAATAACCATTACCCAAATTACTTAAATAAACCCAATCTAAATTTTCTGTCAATAAAATACCATTAACAAATACAATAAATTTATTATTTAAAGCATATCCACCAATTTTAAACACGGATGTGTAACCTTCTAACAAATTAGGGGTTTCTGTAATTAAGGTAGCGTTTTGTAATATATCAAAAGTATTGATTTGACCAATTGTGGGTTTATCAGGATTAACTGTTGTTACAAAATACCAACCATCATCAAATAAAGATTCTTTTGTTTGTGTAGACATATCAAAAGTGTTTACCTTAAGATTATCTACAAGATTTTGTGTTTGGAATATATTATAATCTTTTATGATATATTCAGCATCAATAACAGGTAATGATGATTTATTTATAGTTTCATAAATTGTATTAGCGGTTATTGTTGAATAACCAAAACAATTTGAATATGTTGAATCTATTTTTGTGACGTAATCACGATTTTTGGGTAATTTAGCTAATTGGAATGTGTGGTAACAAAAATTACCAGTGTATGCACTATACTGTGTATTACCCGTAATTTGGAATACTAAGTCTATTTCATCAACATCAGATAAGTTATAAACGGCAGTACAAGCTGACGTAGAATAAGAACTACCCGTAGTAAAACCACTACAGTTTATTGTTGTAAATCCTGATGTAGGTTTAGTTGTTCCACTTAAATTATATAAAGGATTTAAAAAAGTTTCTTCTAAAAAAGCTAAACTATTACTAATATTGTAAATGTTAGATAAACCCAAAGACCTATCAACATTAGTTTGTTCTACAGAAGTTAAATTTACTGTAGGGATATCTGTTTTTTTATTTTTACATAATATACACATTATACAAATACTTCTTTTACTCCACCTCTAATTAAGTTATTATAATATTCTTGTTTTTGTTTAAGTAAAGGTTCTAATTGTGGTTGTGTTAATGTAACAACATTTACTACCACGATTCCACCACCCCCTGTCGGGTCTTGTGTTGTTGAAATTACTACTGTACCATCAGTAATTATAGGTCCGTTAGTTGAATCGTGTGGTGTCCCCGAACTAGTACCAGATAAAACAGTACTATCAACATTACTAGTTACAACATCCCCACCATTAAGTGTGAATCCTGTATATGGAACAAAATTAGTGCCATATTCAATAACTGTTATTTCAGATTCAACATATTCAAAATCAAAATCACACACATCAAATTGTGGGCAAATAAATGAATCATTATTACACCATTTTTCACCTGAGACAAATATTGTGGTTGCTGGTACAAATTGTTCAATCATCCTAACCCAAAAACTTTGGAAAACTTTTTTGTACTCTTCTAATTGTAATAGTGTGGCTGTTTTTACACAATAAGAACCTGTTGATGCTGTTACTGTTTCTACTATCGTACTTGCAGTAGTGACTCCACTATAACAAGTTCCAGCACTTAAAGTATATCCACTAGGACAATAAGTCTCAGTTTTTGTACAATATTCAGTCCCACCTGTAGTTGTTACAAGTGAATACCCATCAGGGCATTTACTATATTCAACACAACAATCACTACACATGTTAAATGTAAGTTCCATTTCCTTACTGATAATAACGGAATTACTATGTGGTTCTAATATGTTAGATTGTTCAAAATAATCTGTATATCTCCACGGAATATCTGCATCAGCACTAGGTGCGAATGTTCTATTCACATAACCATAACCTTGTATTAACCCTACCTGACCCCTATCTCTTATTAAATTATCCTGTGTTGATTCCCCGATATTTTCTAAACCTGGGTTATATACCCAAGACCTTTTATTATCAATAACTCTTACTAAATCAAATCCAACACATTTTTTAGTATCAAAAAATAATCTATCTTCTTCTTTATAACAATCAATCCTAATATTATCTACTCTAACATCATATTCACAGCAAGGTATTATTCCACCACCGATATTTAACATTAAATTAAAAGTTTCACCAGAATTAACAGTAAATCTAGCACTTAAATCAACCCAAGTATTAAAACCGTCTACACTTGAATCAAAGACCCCAAATTGTGAAATTACAACATTCGGGTTATTTGTTAATAACGACGCAGTTAAAAATTCAGTAAAACAAATTTCTGATGGTTGTGTAAAAAATATTTTAGCTGAAACAACTAAATCATCACAACCATCGGGTTTTATTGGTTCACTATTTAAAGTGATGTTGATGGAGTCTGGCCCACCAATAGTTAAATCAGGACTTTTTTCACAGATTCCTAGGATTGGGTTCCAAACTACATCAAAACCAACAATTTCTTTAGTACAACAAGACTCATTTAAACTTTCATTAATTTTTGAAATTGTACCGAAAACTTGTTCTACATTAGGTCTGTCAGGTATATTGGCTGGTTGTGTTGTAAAATCACTATATAAACAACCATAATTTGTTAAAGGTATTTTACATAAGTTATGGGTAGAATCCCAATAAACATTAGGTATACCAGTAACTTCAGGTGTACAACAATCAGGACTAGTTACACCAATAACAGTATCTTTACTTATTGAAATAGCAATATTTGGTGGACATGAGTTTTTTAATACTTTACAAAAACCTGTATTACCTTGTGAAATCCATATAACATCGGAACCAACAATATTCCTGTTACAACATTCTTGTGATAACGGTATTTGATTTCCGTTTGTGGTGTAAAAAATATCACCCGATAAAGTTATGTATATTTGTGTGGCATCTGGACAAACATTCGAAATTTCTAAAGATGGTAATGTTCCTATTGCACCACCTGCTGAAACTCCTGTTGAACCTCCCGTTCCATTATTATCACCAGGAAGCCATCTAGCTGTACAACAACCTTTTGTATAAGTAGGACCTGCTGCTGTAGTTTCTGAACCTACCACATACGTCCATTGTGCTGCGGTACTATATGAAGTACACATAATATCTCCAGATACAGCTTGTGTACCACCATACACTCTAAGAGTTGCGGTAGTTGTAGAGTACCCTTGATTTTGATAAGAAGGTGGTAATTGGTTAATAATTTGTGGTCCTGGGATTACATTACCTATCCCTGGTTGGTATGTAAGTGTACAGGATTGTGTTAGTGGTCCTCCACCTCCCCCTCCTTTTCCACCACCTATTGCTATATTATTATTTTGTCCCATTTATTTTAAATATTTTATAAGTAAGTATTTCCACCAAGAATATATGGATAACATTGTGATGGTTCTACATCTATTCCTGCCGTTATGTTCATACCTACAGTATAACATGATTCATTTGAAGTATTTATTGTTCTTTTGACTTGGTAACCACACTCTGTTTTTAGTGTGACATCTTGTATATCAACGTCACTAACAACAATACCTGATGAACTTGATGAGTAGTAAATTGTTTTTACGTCACTAGGGTTAGATATTGTGTAGACTTCCAACTCAATTTTATATGAATAATTGTTTAAACCAATAAAATAGAATCCGTAACCATTATTAAAAATATTTGTTAAAGTACCTTGTGTGTTAGGTGTATTAGATAAATTTAATGGTTGTCCAGGTAGTTGTGCTTTAGAAAAATCTATACTTAAATCATTTAATGTTTTTTGTATGAAAAGTACTGAATTCCATTTATCAGGTGGTAAATAATTTGCGTCTAATACCGTACTCGGTAAATTTGAATATCCCGATAAATAATCGTAACCATTTATTATCAATTTCTTAAGTTTGACGTACACTCTTTCATTTAAACCGTAAATACCATAATTACTACCAACATGATATTGTGGGTATAATAAGGACATGTAAGTTTCTATTAAAGTATGTCTACAAGAAGTAAATTCAGCAATTTCAGTTTTAACACATTTTTTAGTATTAACATCATAATGATAATTTAAATCACCAGTAATTGTTGTATAATTTTTACAACAATTGGCATCTAAAGGAGAACCATCAGAACCCAATACTTCTGTTTGTATAAAAGTATCTGTACCTATTAAAACTAAATTATCTAAAAATGTAAAAGTAGTTGGGCAATTTGTTGTGGAAACACTTATAGAAGTGTCAGCTAAATCAAGACAGACTTGATTACCAAAAGCATCTAAACCAATATAACCACCTTTAGCTTTACAACATTCAAGATTTGATATGTTCTCGTCACTAACACTCATTATAACACAAAAGTCGTTTGGTATTAAGTTACAAGAATTACCATTCCATATAACGGGTTGTCCTACAACACTTTCTGTACAACAATCTGGTGTCGATATTCCTGAAACAAGTCCAGTTTGTAATATAGTAAAGGTACAGTTACTAGGACTATTACTAACAACACACTCACCATTAATTGATATTGTTACGTCATTACCAACAACGTCTTTTGTACAACATTCTGCGGATAATAGTTGTGTTGTGCCATTATTGACATAATAAACAACCCCAGTTGGGCTAATTGCTATATTAGTTATATCTGGACATTTAATATTAACAGGATTTGCTAATACACAATTAGTACCATCCCACACAACTTGTTGGCCTACCACACTTTGTGTACAACATAACTCACCTAATTTTTGGACTGTCGATGTATTTGGGTTAGCCGTGTAATTATAATAAACAATGTTATTATTAATTATAATGTCTGAAATATTAGGACAATACACTAAACTAGCTGGACCTAATTGTACTTCACCAATAGCTCCACCAGTAGCTCCACCACCTGTATTATTATTATTTCTATATCCTCTACAACATCCCTTTTCATATAATAAAGGACTTGTACCAAGTATCGGTGTCCATTGACTTGTGTAAAAGCTAGCGCACATTTGGTATCCTGACGGAGCAGGTTCACTAGAACTACTAATGATATAACTAAACCCATCAGTATCGTTATAAGTGGTTCCAACACCAAGAGTACAACCAAAATTAATCGGACCTCCACCCCCACCGTTACCGTTTGTACCACTTGGAACTTTTAATTGTTTATTTGAATTTATTAATAAATCATAGTATTCTGTACCACAATAAACATTTGTTGGTGGGCACCAATAACAAACAAAATTAGTATTGTTTGTTTGGATTATTGGGTCGTAAAATAATTCATCAGCAGTAAATACATCTACAACTGTGTTAGAATTTATGTCCGCTAATATACATCTAGTCCCATCCCAATAAACATCAGTACCCACAACAATATTAGTACAACAAGTTTCGTTTTCTACTCCAAAGACTAAACCACTAGGTAAAATAGAAATTTGTCCTTCTGTGGGACATATAGTAGTTATTGTTGACACACTACTAGGTAAATAATAACCACCTATATTAGAACAACATTGTTCAGTTATTTGTGAGGCAACTATTAAATCTTGTTGGTTTGTATTTAGTAAACTATAGATATTTGTTAAATCAACAGCTACTGGAGTTAAATCGTTGGCAAATATAATCCCATTATCGTAATATATTAAATCTGTAGGACAAGTTAATTCACAATTAGACCCACCATAACTAAATGTTATTCTTAATGAAGCTCCACTATGACCATACGTAACATCACCAACACCACCTGCCATAACTACAGTAGCATTAGATGATATTTGATTATTGTCGTTTAGTATTTGTGCGTAATCCCCACCGTAATTTGAAACCCCGTCTTCTATGTCACCATTATTAAAATCTTTAAATAAATTATCTAAAGTAATAAATGTTGTAGTTCCTGTTGTAGTCCCTTGAAAATCTTCAACGAAACACCTAAACCTATCCAAATACATTTTACCGTAATCGTAAGGCCCAATATGTGGGTTATTACCAATTTCGGATAAATTACCACCATTATACCAAAAACCATTCATCTGATAATAAAAAGCATCACCGTCTGCTGGTACTTTTGGAAATCCGTATTGGTCTATCGGGTATGATATTTCACCAGCGGTTAAACTAGATATAAAATCGTCTACCGGTTGGTCAAAATATTCGGCTAATAAAGTATATACCTTATCAGCATTCAATTTATCTTTAGCTATATAAAGATATTCGTCAAGACTAACCACACACTTTTGGATTCCAAAAAGGTTTAAGAAAAATTCCAATACTTTTCTATGGCCTTTAGATTTAAATAGCCACCATGCGTTTATAACTAATCTTCTCCATAATTCAAAATCCATTTCTTTAGGTGAAAGGTTTCTTGAGTACCCTGAAAAAGGTACATTATATGGATTACCATAACCTTCTTCACCAGAATTACCAGGTAAAGTATTATTAAATAGATTATTGTCAAAGAAACTTAATAACACATCTAACCCTAATTCAGATGCTAAAACTTTAACTAATTCATCTGCGGTATTATCTTTTTTATCGTATGTTACTATTCTTGAAATGGATATCCCATCAATATATTTTTTAACCTCATCAAATTCTCTACCGTAAATTCTTAAAAGTTTGTTAACTTTTCTACCATAAACGTCTGTGTTATCACCTTCAGTATCAAACTCTATGATTGAATCGGAAACAAATCTTCTAGCAATAAGGTCTGTTTTATTTGCATCCATTTGAATTCCTATATCAATCCAATCATTAAGGTAGTTTGTGAATTCAGTTGAACCATTATCAAGATTATAACCATCACTTGTTGGCCAAGTTAATCTTCTATTACTACTGAATAGTGTACCTGATTCAGTTCTTATAGGTAAATTAACAGCTATTGTATATTGTGGGGTTATAAGTCTATTTAACATGTTAGACTCAAATTCATTTAAACGGCTGAAGAAATATTTGTTTATTAATTCCTCTTTAGGTCTAACGTGGTAGACAAAACTACCAAAACCAACACCATTTAAATTAGGCCATGGATTACCATTAACTTGTAGATAAACGTAATTATCTAAACTTGTACTACCAGTAAAACCTAAAACATAAAAATCACCAAATATATTTGTGACTTGGTAATCCAAAAAGCTATTATTTAAGTCGGATATATCACCGTAATTATTAATATTAAATAATGGGTTTTGTGCAAAGACTAAACCAAATTTATTTTTTATTAATGATACGGGTATTTTGAATGTAGAGGTTCCTGATATACTATCATAGTTATAGTTTAATACAGTATTTCTTGGTATTCTTTCTGGGTCATCGTCTATTAAATTATCGACGTATAAAGAACCTTTCCATTTTAATAAAATTTGTTCGATATTACTTTTAATGAATTGGAAAAAACTACCAAAATAAACATAACCTTCTAATCTATTAGGGTCTATGTTTAGTGATATTTTTAAACTCTCGTTTGAAAGAACTTGTGATTCATCTATAGTTAGATTTAAATCATTTAAAGTATATGCGTCAGAAAAACTACCGGTGTTATAAACCTTACTTAAACTAGCTGAAGCATTTGTTGTAATAGCAAAATTGCCTAATGTAAAAAGTGTTACACCATTAGTAAATTGTTGTCCTACTAGGTTTGGTGAAAAGTCACCTTGCCCTTTTTTATATGGTTCCGTTATTGAACCAGGTACTACTTTTTTAGACATTTAATTTTTAAATATTTCCTATATTAGTTATCGTGTCAAAATCTTTTGTGTCATCAATCTCATTAACTTCTTCTCTAATTTCATAAAGTGGTTCACTATTAAATGTATCTTGTACCTCATAAAGATTGTATTGTTTGTAAATTCTATTTTCAAAGTCGTAGATAGTATATTTACCATCAACAATACTTTTACTTTGATTCCCAAACAAACCATAAGCAAGAGTCTCAACATCATATTCAACCATTTCTAATTCAATTGTTACGGGATTAAAAAAGGTATTTGTAATAACAACAGCCTGACCAGGTGAACCAATAAAAGGTATTTTATTTGGTGTAACCACTGAAGGTGAAGACGGTGTTAATGTACAAAACAATAAATTTGAGTTGTCATTAAATCTATATCTAATAGCTTTTTGTGATGTATTAGATAAATTTTGATTTACTGCTTCAGTTAAATTAGCTGAAGTAACTATTCTATATAAATTAGGTATGATTTGATTTGTGTTATCAATATATTCAATTCGATACCCAACCATAGAGTCATTTTGACCCAAAACAGGTGGTAAACTATTAGTATCAAATACTAAACCTTTAATGTCGGGGTAAGCTGATAAAACACCACAATCCGCTATTGTAACGTAATATTGTTTTGGTCTTATCATTATTGTATAAAATCCCTTTGACGAAAATAAATTCGAAGGTAGATTTAAATTATATAAACCACTCAATAATGGTTGTACCCCATTAATATTTAATGGGTTATTAAATTGTGTTAAAAAAGAGTTTGCGTCTAAAACTCTTACAGGTACAGATGGCGGTACGTCTCTACTAGGTGAATAGGTATAAAAAATATCTATATCATCTGCTGATACGTTAGCCGGTCTTACCGTTCCATAGTTGCCTGTAGCCATGTTATTCTATATTAAAAATATTGTAATACCCATTTTTATAATCAGTTAATTGTTCAATTGTTTCTATTTCTTCCATTCTAAGATGTCTTTCAAAAACAGATATTGACTGTCTTTCAATAAATATCTCTGTTTTAATTTTAGGTGGAAAAGCTATACCCATTTCTGCTTCTCTTTTTACAACATTAATGTTTTGTTGCGTTAAACCATTAGCTTCAAAAAAATAAACTGTTTGGGTTTTAAAGAAAAGGTCAGAATCTTCAAATAAAGGTTTTAATACTGAAGTCTTGTAGTTGATACCATTTATGGTATATTCTACATAAGATAAACTATCACCCTCAGTAACAACTTCTGTAACTCCATTAATCCCTACTTGATATGGATTATTATCGTCGTATGTCTTAACTAAATTTAATTTTGAGTCTGTAAATCCTGTTATTATCATCCTAAATAAGTTATTCCATCACTAGGTCCATTTGAGTCCCCGTTATTACCTGTAAATATGCCAGGTTGTTTATCTTCTGAATTACATTTAAAACAAAAAAGACATTTCATACAATTGTTGTTGGGACAGTTAGGGTCATTAACAACTCTCCTACATTTAAGGGGTATTTTGGTGCCGCTTAAACAAGTACTGTTAGCTTCTGTAACCCCAATTTCATCAAACCCTAGTTGTATTGCTTCCGTAACCCCATAATTATTAGTGAAATCAGTGTTAGGTTTATATTGTACAGCCCCACCATGTAATATACCACCAACATATAAAGCGTCTGTACTAACACCTATTTCAGATGTATCTACTAAAACACCATTTTTGTTTTTTACATCACGACAAAATTTATTTGCTTTAGAGAATGCTAATCCATACCCATTATAGGTTGGGTTTTGTGGGTCATAAAAAGGTCCGTAATAAACATCACTGTCTGTTGTTTGCATAGCTATTTTAGTTCCTCTATCTAAAACCGTTTGTGCTGACCTAGGTGTCATTTGTCCATGACAACTTGAGCACTTACTATTAAAATAAGGTCCTGATGTCGATATATCTAATGAACTACTATAAGATTTGGCACAACAACCACCTTTAGCATTACTGAATCCATAATTCCATAAATGTGGTACTGTTGTCCCAGTACCAAAAGTAGCTTCTTTCGTTGGATTTGATGTTGTTAACGTAAAATAAGGTTGTTGTAAAAATATATTACTATTCGACTGGTCTACTAAATTAATATCAATCTCACTTAAATTATTAAATCCACCTAATTGACATGTCGGTGAGACATTTGTAAAAGAATATGTAAGATTATTATTTAATGTGTTTATTAAATTTGTGGCAACATAAGCGTAGTTTTTCCAACCACCATGGGAACTAGGTCCAACTGGTGCGTCACTTTGTTGTACCGTAGTTTTTGTTAATGGATTATCATTTAAAAATTCTGTATTATCTTTAGTTCCAGGTTTTAAAAATATATAAGGTGAATCGTATCTAGTTTTACTAAATAAACCAATATCTACTGAACTACTATTTTCTGAATTTATTTTAGGATAACTTTTACTGTATTCAATAAACCCATCACCGTTTCTATCAAAATAAGAAACATAATTTTCTTTTACTGAACAGGTAAAAGTTAATTCTTTTAATAATTCATTAGGATTACTAAAATAATTTAAACTATTATTACTACTATTATCGATTACTGTAGTATTAATTGAATCACCAAAATCATTTAGAACAGTAACTATAGGGTTAGCATAAAATGTACCAACAGCTATACCTGTTGTTGATGGTGCCCAAGGAACTATATTACTAGGGTTTTTATATCCCATTAAATAATCTGACCACGTTTTACCTTTAACCTCTACCGAACCATTAGATATATAATGAAAAGTTTCACCATTATTTTGTCTGTTACTCGGTGTCCCTAAAAAAGTATTTATTTCTGATATATTTTGTGACCATACAAAACTACTCACGTCTGTTGTTGGTGTAGGTGGTGTAGGTGTGGGTGATGACGTACTACCCTTTATTAGTTGTAGTCTTAAATATTTAGCATATTTTTCGTATTCACTGATATTTTCATCAGAATTTATGTAAGTAATTTTAACTTTTGTATTAGTATTTGGTTTTAAAATAATATCCCTATAAGGTTTTGTTGTATAATATTTAGGAATAGTAGTTGTTGATTTTGCTTTCCATATTCTAACTTTATTATCTAACGTATAAGATTCCTTACTTTGATTAAAAGATATATCGTTATCTAAATTTTGTATTAAAGTATTTCCAGGTAATAATGGCATAAAACCATTACCTTCATCGATTTCTATTTTTACAGAAGCACCATACCAACCACCTTTAGTAAAGTTATTCTCACCGTCTAATTGATTTATTAACCTTAATGTTAAGGTACAATCTGTTTTTTTAATAAATAATTGTTGTGTATCGTTTAATAAAAGATTATCATTCCAAGGGCCCCAATCAGTATAAAATGCTAAGCAATTTAATTCATCATAACCACTGTTAGCCGATTTTTTATAATTTTCTACACTATTGTAAGTACAACAAGTATTGTCAAAACATGGTGTGTATCCATTAACACCAACTAATGAAACATCATAATTACTCGCACTTGGGTCATTACAAAATTCTACTGGTTGTAGTGTGTCACCACCATTAGATGATGTAGTAACACAAGCTTTACCACTACCTAAGACACTTATAACACCGTAATTTTCTGCGGCTGTACATAAACCATTTGTGTAATCACCTGTCTGTGTGTTAAAATATATTGAAGTAGCTATACTCCAACTACCTAAATATGGTCCCCATATTGCAACAATATCAGTTGTTAAATTAAGGGTTGTTAAATTAGTTTCACCTTTACATGTTTGGTTGACTGGGGTTACATCCATACCAGATAAAATTATCTGTTGCCCAACTTGTAAATTTGCTGCGTCTATGTCTGTGGTTGTTAACCAAATTAAATTACCCTCAGATATTGGTAAAGTGTCTCCTTGTGGCCAAGGATTAAAAACACTCCAATCTCTTATGTCAATACAAATGGGTGTTGGCGTAGTAGTGGTGTTACCAGAACTACTCGTGTTATGACCTGGATTAGATATTACAAGACCTTCATTCCATATACTACTAAAATCTACTAATTCAAATTTAGGTTTTCCTTCACCTTTTATATAATGACCAATATTTTTAATATCTTGTTCTAAACCAAATTGTATATAATAAAAATCGGAAATAGGTCGATAGACAATGGTATCTTTAATACCATCCCCATCACTATCAATTAATTTAAATGACTTATAATAAGGTATCTTTCTATCATAAAAACTCATTATGTACTTAATATAAATTCTGTCATTGTTATTGTATTTTGTGTGTTTGCACCAATACCTGGTTCTACCCTAAACCAACGATTACCGTTATTAGTAGTAGGGTTTAAAATAGTGATTTGGCTTGTTTTCCAAGTTTGGTTATTAGCTAAATCACTTACAGTTATTGGTGACGCAATATAAATTGGTACATTAAAAAATCTATGGACTCTACCTGTTTTAGCGTTAAAAAATCTAGCCTCCATATAAATTTTTTTATTACCCGTACCTGTAATTGGGTTGTCGGACATTAACCAATAAATTTTATTTAAATTAAACGAAGGCATTGTACTACCATTAGCAGATATATCTTCTGATGACAATAAATTTTGTTTTTTATTATTATTACTGTCATAAAAATATAACCTAAAAAAACTTTTTTTAAAGTTATTTTTAACACCAATATCTTGTGGTACAAATCCAGCGGTAATATAATTAGGGGTATCATACATACCACTATCCTTATTATAAAATCTAAAATTTATAGTTACAGTATTATAATTTTCAGGGATGTATTTAACTTTTTCTCCATCTATAATTGGGTTTATGGCTTTTTTCTTTTCTCTTTCAATAAAATTATCGATATCATCAGAATAATCTACAACCTCAAATTTAACATTTATAGGTATGTTAATATTTTTGTAATTATAATCAGGGTTTATTGTATTACCTGAAGAAATTAAAATACCACCCTCTGATACATCAAAATATCCACCAATATTTTCAATTAATGCTGTTTTTAAATTACTAAAAGAACTTTTGGTAAAATAATTTTTACCGATATTTTTAGGTATTTGTAATTGATTGCCAGATTGCCCAGGTTTAATAGCATAAGTAGTTAAATAATCAGTAAACTGTTGTGTACCCGTAACTACGTTGACCATCGGTTCTACTGTTCCACCTGTTATTGTGGGGTAATTTAATCTTATTTTATATCTATACGTACTCATTAACACTTAACTGTTGCTGAAGGGTTCACCGTTAAAGGTTCAATTGTTATTTCTGGTATTTGTCTCCTAACATATATAAATTTATTTAAATATATATAGTTAGCACCATTTAAAAATGGGTAATTAACGCCATTGTCACCATTTTCTATATAACCTGGTTCTAGAATATCCCTCCATTCAAGAGAACCATTAGGTCTTAATTCTGAATCACCAGGAATACCAACAACGTTTTGTCCAACATATGCTGATTCAATAATATTAGAAAATTTCCTAATGTCTAATTTAGAGAAAGGGTCTATATAATAACCTTTTTCGGGTGTGTTATTAGTATTTAAAGCAAATCTATGTATTATTTTAGAAACTGTTCTTTCTAAAATATCCCCTCTATTATATTCAACAAAGTCACCAAAATACTCACTAGTTTTGGGTATGTTTTTTTCAATAGTCCCTATACCGCTTGGGTTATTAAGTGATATTGTTTCTATTTTGTTAGAACTATCTGCGTAACTATATTCAAAATCCCAATTAGCGGTTACATCTGACCAATTAAAATTATTTGCTCCTGCTCTTTTTATTGTACCTAGGTATAGTTGGGTTAATTCACCGTCTTTATGACTGTATATAAACTTAGTATTTATGTCTTGTATAAAGGTAAATAACCAAGTATCGTTAGCTATAGCTAATTTATTAATTTTAGTTTTTGGGTAAATGTTAGTACCAAATGAAGTTGCTTTATTAACTTCGTAATCATTACCTGTTAACAAAGTAAATTTTCTTATATAATAATCTGACGGTATACCATCCATTCTTCTAAATGGTATACTTAAATTATTAATATTTAACCCAGGTATATTACTTATTTTTAAATCAATAATAAAATTGTATCTATCAATAATTTTTTCAACCCTATATAAACCATTGAGTATAAAAGGTCCATTTACGGTTCTTATGTCTATGTAATCAGAAACCCTTAAATTATGTGTTAATGCTGAAAAGCTGGGTGATAGGTTACCTGTAGTTACTTTGGTATAATTTGCATTAGTAGAGGTTCCACTTAAATCTGTAGATACTACTTTTATAATGTTCTGTGTGTTAAGAAAATTTATGTCGTTATCAGAAACATTTATCACTCTTTTTAAAATCAATTCATTATCGGGACCAATATATTTAGTTGTTAACCTAAATTTTGTTTCCGAATACTGTCCGTTAACACCTAAAAAATCTACATCATGAAAACCAGTATAAATACTATTATGTGTGTTACTGTATATGTAACAAAAATCACCCTCAACCAATTTATTTTTTTGTTGGGTCTCCAATAAAACTTGTTCTTTAGTGCCAGAAGGGTCAGTAGAAATTAAATTTTTTATAGTAATACCTTTATAAGCCTGATTGTCTCCTACTTTAGTGTATTTATCAATTTTACTAGGGTACAGTATTTGTAAAACCCAATTATTTGGTATAGGTGGGTTTTGATTAGTTATTACATTACCAGAACCAAAAAGTGGGGTCCAATCAGAATTGTTTGGTCTTGTTATACCAATAGTTTGTGGGTTAGCCCCTGTTGTAACTGTTGTTGCTGTGTAATTAATTGAATTGTCGGTAATAATGTTTAATCTACCTAGAATTCTATATTTTGTAGAATTGTCTCTTTCATCTTGAAAAACTTGGTCTGCACTAAGGATTGAAATAATTTTATTAAAATTATTTTTTAACGGACTAAGGCTGCTATCTAAATTTAATTTATAGTTAAAATTAGTGTCAGGGGCCATTTTATATCTAGCCCTACCCAATAGTTGTTCAATTCTTTCCATTGTTACCCTTCAGTTACAGTCGAACTTCTCTTAATCCTTACTTTTATATCCCTTTCAGGGAACTTAATTTCAAACATAGAGTCTATATCACCAAATAAAGCGTAATCAGAACCTAAATCAATTAGTTTACCATTATTAAATGGTATAACACCATTTACTAAAGATTCTGGTATGAAATTTTGTGATGTTTGGTTTAATGAATAAGGAGAACTTATTAAATTGTAAGCTCTTATATCAATAACATTTAGTACACCACCAACATTATTAATGTTTTCAACCAATTGAGCGATATAAATATTATCACCCATTTCCCACTTCTTAACATCAAAATAATTTTTAACACTAGTAATAACGTTATTAATTAATTCTGATTGATTAATCTGTTTATCTATAAATAAGTCTATTTCAAATCCTAGGTTAACTACTTTACCATCACCAACTAATACGTAATCATTTATCATTCTATAATCTGATAACCAAGTTGCTATATTTTCTTTTAGAGTATTAGTAGATTGGTTTGTTAACTTACCTGAAGCATCTAAACCTAGTGTATAAATAATTACTTTATTTTGTTCCTCAGCTATTTTATGTCTATAAGGTGAGCCGTATCTACCAGGTATTTTAGCTAAAATAGCTTCATAATCTTTAATAGTAACCGCTCTATTTTGTGAGGCAAAATTATACTTTGTATATTGTCTTATTTGGTCAACTGAAGGTACCCCAGCTCCACCTATTGCTGGAATTGGGTTATTAACTCTTAACGACCTTATTACCGATTGATTTGTTGGTGTGTTGGGTCCATTTACATTTAAAGTAACATTACCAATTGCGTTTATAGCATTAGGTCCTATATTACTACTAGGTCCACCACCAACTCTATATCTAATAAATAAGGTTGTGTTTGGTTTAATTATTTCACCTAAAGCTGTAGTATTTATAAAGTCACCTATTTTTATACCAGTTGTAGATATGTTTTGTAATTGTTCATCGTCTGTACTAACACCACTACCAAAAGTTAATTTACAGTAATTATTATCAGTAAATTCTCTAACAAATTTTCTTGTTGTGTGAACATACTTACCAGGTTTAACCGCTTCATTATCAGTAGTTCTACTAGTGTCTTCAATAAAAACTTTATCTTCAGCTAACGAATCCATTTCATACCATCTTAAATCTGGGTCAATGAACTGGTCTATTGTTGGGTTATTACTATAATTTGTACCTTCAAGATTTATTATACTTTCAATTGAAAGTACGTTTGTATCAGGTAAAAATATTTCAAAGAAAGGTACTGACTCACTTTGTGAGATACTCTTTTTAAAGATTTTCGTTAAACCATTAATTACTAACTCTCTTTTAACTATAGTATAATTTTGTAATGTACCATTATCATCTATGTTAGGTAGAATTAATCTATTAGGTGTACCACCTACAGTATAAGGTGAAGAAAAGTCTATATCCTCTAAATTTTCAAATACTTGTCCACCACCTAAAACTTGTGAACCGTATCTAATCGTTGGTGCGTATCTAATATCCCATGTATCACCGTATACAGGTACTACAACGGAGTAATCTACTAAAGTAATACTAGGTCTTAGACCTGGTACTTTTAACCCCAATGTTCTTGCTATAGCTAAAACATTTTTTCTTTCTTGTGCATAATCCAAAAAAGTTTCGTTAAACATTCGGTCTGTGTGATTGGATAACATATCTCCAACAGCCGCATTTAACTCTAATAACATCATCCCTACTGATGCGTCATTAAAATCAGAAAATACTTCTGGGTAATATAATTTAATGAAATTAACTAGTTCGGTTCTTACATCAGCGAAGTTCCTCGCAAAATAATTTATTTTTTTACTTTGTGTTGCCATATTTTTTTTTATTTAAACTGTGATAGTTACAAAATCTACTTTATTTAATGCCCCTTCTGTTACAATATAATCTATCCTTACTACCGCGGAATGGTCTCCCTTACCATTGTATTCACTACTATCGGGTCTATCTACAGTTAATGTTGTTATTGTTAAATTTGGTATGTATTTACTAACTGCGTTTTGAACTTCGTTCCTAATGTCATCTCTAACTTGATTGTCGTTTGGTTCAAATAGAAATTGTTTTAGATTTGTACCAAAGTCGGGTAGATATAATCTATCCCCTGGTGTTGTTAATAAAAGATGTAATAAATCAGATTTAATAGCATCATAACTATTCTTATTCATTTTAAGAAAATAGTTTTTCGTATCGTCATCCCTAAATGGGAATGCTATGTTTATAAACCTTTCTGCCATTTCTTTTTATTTATAAATATTCAATTATACAATTTATACCATAAATATGAAATGTAAATTTTAAGCATAAAAAACCCCTCGTGTGAGGGGTTTAATTTTTAACCATTACTTTTTATGATGTTATATAAAGTTATGAATATTACTTCACTTCACATCCTGCTCCACCACTACAAGCCAACTCACCACTAAGGTCAGTATTATCAGAAAGTTCTACTACTTTAGATAAATCTATGTTAGATAGAGATTTCATCATTCTATGGTAAGTTTCCTCATCACAATCTTCAAAAGGAGCTTGTTGGTAGGTACCTCCATTATAAGGTAAAACTGACAATCCGTTATAGAATTTACGATTAGTCCACATCCATTCACCTGCCAAATCCCAATCTTCATCCTTCAATGAAATTGTTGCTGAAACGTTATGTGTATTTTGTCCTGTTCTATGTCCAGGTTTAATCCATTCTTGTGATACTTTTTTAACTCTTTCCAAAAGTTCAAAAGGTGACTCATGTCTAAGGATTGAGCCTAGTGGTGATTTTTGTGGTACAGAAATAACTGCTGTATCGTGTGGTCTAAATACTTCGTCCTCAACTAGTTCAGGGTGGTAGATAGAAAGGTATGTGTAAATAGCCTCATTTTTACCAACTCTAACTCTTCTAACATAATAATCGTTATGCCAAGCGTGAATACCTGAAGAAGTTCCAAGTGTTAATGATGTTGTACCAGCTGGTTTAACAGTTGTTGTTCTTGCTGCAGGATTAATATTAATTAAATTAGCTACTCTTTCATTTTCAGCGTTAACCATTTCAGCAGCTTCAGTCATATTATAACCCAATACAACACCTGAACCAATTCCTGTCATTGATACCCCGATTAAGGCGTCTTTCTCGGTAGTTCGTTTCCATACATCTCTTAGGTAATGAAAATCTGTGTAACCAGCTTGTAACGTACCAATAAATGCTGCCGCTTTAACTCTCTCATTCAAGTCTTCTTGTGATTCAATGTTTGATACGTTAACCTCACAAAGATTACAGAACTGATAAGGTCTAAGAGCAATTTCACAACAAGGGTTAGTTCCCCAATCTTTGTCGTAAGAAAAATAAATTCCAGGTTCACCAGCTCCAGATAACTCGACTCTTTTCCACAAATCCATAAAGAATTCTTTAGTGATTTTGTTTCTTAATAGAACTGCTGAGTTATTAGCTCTACCTCTTTGTGGATTAAGTTCCCACCAAGGTCCTGATTTACACGAAATCATTTCATCATCGTCAGCTGAAAATAATGAGATAAGTGCTGCTCTTCTGATACCACCAGCTAATACTGCGTCAGCAATGTGACATACAATATCATGTGTTTCTAGTGTTGTTAGTTTTTCTCTATCTACCTTAGCATCCAACACTTTTTTAATATTGTGAACACAATCTTTAAGTGGTTGTGGACCTGGTGCTTTACCACCTGATGTAACCAATAAAGCTCCTTTTGGTCTGATGTCTGAGAAATCAAAGATAGGTGTTGATGAATTAACCCCAAAATAAGATTTCATCAAAACTTTGATTGCGTCAGCCCATCCTTCAATTGAATCACTAACTACATATCGTCTAGTTCTGTTTGGGTCTGGTTTTCTAATTTCAGGTAACTTATCAACGTGGTGTTTTTGTACTGAATAACCTACACCTGTACCCCCTAACAATAAGAACATTGTTTCTGGAAATGCATCAATGTGGTCAATCGGTAAGAAAGCACAGTTATAAACTCTGTTTGGTGAGATTTCAATTGGTCTCCCCCCAAACTGTAATGAACGCATGGATGGTAAAACTTTACGGTCATAAACCATTTTATAAACGGTTTCAATTTCTTCTTTTAAATGAGAATATTTTTTTTGGTGCATTTCTTTGTTTCTTGTCACCAACTCTTCCCAAGTTTCTCTTCTTTGTTTTTCTGGTAAATACTTAGCGTATTTCATGTAGACAGTAATGTCTGATAGAATCTGATTTGATAATTCCATTTTTTAAATTTTTTATAAACTTTTAATTATTAATTAATACTTTCTTCAGTATCTTTTTGTTTTTTTCTGAGTTTTGCCATCTTCAATCTTTCACGAACATTCTCATCTTTTCTTTCCTCAACCTTTCTCTCATAACCTAAGAAAGTGTCTGAAGTTTCTGTATCAATGAATACTCGACCATTATCAAACGTACAATCCTCAAAGATAACACCATCTTTACCGAATCTAGATTTTAAAACCGCTATCGTTGCTCTATTGTTTTCTTTTTGTGTTAGAGTTCTTGCGATAGACATTATAAAGTGACCAATCTGAGCCTTTTTAATTGACCCACCCATTTGGTCCCCTGTTACTACATCAGCTGAGATTGACGCCCTGTTACCTTGAACCGCTGTCCATCCCACCATACCATATTCAGCTAACATGGATTCAAAACCTCTCATGACGTTACCCTCACCTGACCATTCATCGTTATATCTTCTTGCCGATTCAACACAGTCAATGTAATCTAATACAATCATGTCAGGTTTAAACCCAACTGAAATTAAATGTCTTACGTAGGTTTTAAGGTGATTAACCGTAACTCCTTCAGACGAAAACTTTCGAATAACTAAATCGTTTTCTTTACCATTTGTTCTTTCTTTAATTACTTCCATGACTCTTTCTTCTTCGTCAGATAGAGAGTTAAGTTCTATCCCACTCCAACAAGCGGCATGTTTTCTTTTGATAACATCAGGTATGTCTTCAAAAACAATTTGTAAAACATTATACCCCACATTATATGCGGTATTTGCTATTTTGGTTAGAATTGTTGTTTTACCAACACCATAAGGTGCTAGAATAACCCCTAATTCTCCCCGTGATAAACCACCGTCAGTTAATTCGTCGATACCACTTATTCCCGTAGGAACTGGATGTCTAAAATCCTCTTGTAACACTGTATCCCAACCTTCGGTAATTGATGTCCCATCATCTTTTTCAGCTCCGATGGAAAGAGCTTCTTTCATTATATCTGCACACTCTTCATACTTATCAAAATCACCGTCATCAATAATTTTTGATATCTTATCGTTGGCTTTTTTAAGTTCTTGTTGTCTACAGAAATTTAAGGCTTTATCCTGAACAAATTCCCAATCCTCAACACCTAGATTTCTTATTTCTTTTGTGATTTCAAACACATAATCTTGGGTTATCTTATCCTTAATTTCTACTTTTAGAATAGTTTCTAATGTATCCCAAGCAGGAACTTTTTCAAATCTTTCAAAATAATCTTTTATTGTGGCAATAATCAACCTGAAATACTCATTATCAAAATATTTCGCGTGAACAATATCGATAATTCTATCTGAGAATTTTTTATTTGCTGGATGTAGAATTTGATTAATAAACTCTGTTTGAAACTTATATCCTAAATAACCTAATGTAACTTCTTTACTCATACCCAACATTTATAATAATAAGTATATATTTACAGTGCAATTCCACTATATTCCACACTAAAATTTTCTAAAGAAAATACTTCTTGTATTTCTTTGATTAAGGCAGGAATAATTTTACGAACATCCACAGAGTATCTTACACGTTGTGGATAAACGTTACCAGAGAACCTCTTTTTAACCACACATTTCTCATCAATCTTAATTTCAAAATCAAAAATGTCTTCATTATCATAAATGTTTTCAACTAGGATTTCTTCTTTGGTTTGTTCTTTGTAAGGGTTGTAATTTTTGTACAAGTATTCATAGGTTTTTTCTTTGAGGTCGTCCTCAATAAGTTTTACACAATCATTTACACAATCAGTTAATTCTAAAGAATTTAAAATTTTGTTATTAAAATTTTTGATTGCGAAAAATCTTTGACAGATAATGTTCCCATTAATGTACAATACAAATTCAAATTTTTTCATTTTTTTTGGTTTTTAAAGTTTAACTTTTCTTTTTTTAATAAATTAATAAATGGTTCCATGAAATTTAGGTAACCGTTTTCACCTCCAGGTATTACATACATTACTCCGTCTTCTATCATCATTTTTAAAACGTTTTTGTAATCTCTACCTTCGGGGTCTAATGGTAATTCTACTAAATTTCTAATTGATTCTCTAGCCTCTTCAGGTAATAAAGGGTTATTTAAATCAATTATTTTTTTATTTATTTCATAGAATGGTCCTTTATGGACTCCTCTAGATACACCGTTTAAGATGTTATCTAATGCTTTTAGTGGTGTCGTTCTTTCTTCTTGTATAAGTTTACTTGATTCGAATATTTCTTCTAATGTTACGTTACGTTCTTTTAGTTGTGGGAAGTGTGTTAAGAGTGTATTTTCAGTTACACCATCAATACCCTTAACGTTATCACTTTTACATCCCTCAATCATCTTTATTAACCCAGCATTTGAATAATGGTGTTCAAAGAACCATTGGTAATTACCTATACCAACCTCCATTCTTTTATCTGCTAAGAATATTGTAACGTTTTCATTAATCAATTGGCAAAGGTCTCTATCATTAGTGTAAATCATAACCTCCTCCATCTTCTTTCTGTTTTGGCAATAGAAAGCTATTAAATCATCTGATTCAACATCGGGATGTTCATATTGTCTAATGAAAAGGTCCTCAGCGTATTGTTTAACTCTGAGTTTTTGGATTTCGTAATCTTGGTCAAAAAATCTAGGTCTGTTTTCTTTGTATTCAGGATAATAATCTAAACGCAAAGTACCACCTCTTTCACCGTCCCAAGTGATTACAGCTTTATCAATCTTATGTTCAGAGATTAATTTTCGTAAAGTACTATAAAAAGCAGATATACCACCAATGTGTTTGTCTTTATGGTAAACGTTCTTAGCTCCGTTATAAGAACGTTTCATAAGAACGTTACCATCGACAATTAGTGTTTTTGTTTTTTTAGGTTTACTCTTAGGAGTTCGTAGACCCATCTTCCGAGAATTTAAAAGGTCCTACAATATTTCTTCTATTTAATTCATCTTCGGATTCTTCAAGAACACCTACCTCAAATAATAATTTTTTTTGCATATCAGTAATTGTTTCCCCATGTAGTAATTTTTCAACTCCACTTTGGATTGTCCAAAAACAAGTCATTTGGTCACCTGATGATGTCAAAGCTTGTTCGTTAAGTACTTTCAATACATTATAATTAATTTTCATCTTTGGTATTCTTTAAATAAGTCCGTCAATTTCTTCGTTTTCAAAATCGTTTTCAGATTCTTCAATAGCAAAATCCAAATCGTTTTCATCAACTTCTCCAAGTCCACTTTTAATAAACATGCTAATCCAATAATCAGCGTGTTCATCTTTGTAGTCTTTTTCTGCCTCTTTAGTATCCTCAATAAAATCATGAGGTGTTACAATTACTTTACCATCCTGATACCCAATTCCATTAACGTGATTTTTAAGGATTGAAATTTTGGAACGAGTTCCGTAATTAATACTTCTACCGTTTTTAGTAGCTTTCAATTTGTTTGTTCCAGCATTTTTTTGACTACCGAACAAGAAAATTAGAGTACTGTTAAGATAAATAGCTTCACCACCTTTCATTTTAATTCTTGGTTGACCCATTGGTGAATCAGGTAACTCTACCCAAGGCTGGTTAACAATGACTAAAGTGTTAGTATGCATACTAGTTTCTTTTCTAGAACCCGTAATTCTACCATTAAGACCCATACCGATTTTATCAGCTAATACTGAAGCGTTATGCATCTTACCACCCTTACCGTCAAAAGTCATCTTACATGGAATAGAACCAACTGAATCCCAAAAGAAACAAATGTCTAATGGTTTACCATCTTTTTCCCATTTCTCTTTAGCTTGAGCTTCAAGAATTTCATTCATGTAATCAGTAATTTGTTCGATATATTCAAAGTCATCTTTAAAAATAAAGAACCCACCCCAATCACCTGGTGCAGTCTCAGTACAATCAAACCCCATCAATTGGGCGTGTTTAAAACTCCATTTCTTTTCAGTGATAATAAAGATTGGTAAAATTCCGTTCTTCTGACACCAAATGGCACTCTTAATGAGTGCCGTGGTCTTACCTGTATCAGAATGTCCTAAGAATACATTTAAGTGTCCAATAGCGGGACCAGGAACTCCTGTCGCTTGTTGGAACACTTTACCTAAATCGATAAAAGTATCGGGTTTATATTTGGTTTTCGATGAGAATCTATCTGAAATAGAATCCAAAGAAAACTCTTTTTTTGATATTGTTTTCTTAGCCATGTAAATTTAATTAAAACGGTTCTTCTTCATCGTAATCATCATCTTTAGCTGATGATGTTTTTGCTTTTTGTACTGGTGCTGATGGTTGTGTCTTGAAAGAAGATTCAGTTTCACTGTCATCACCTTTAGCGATAAACTTCTCAAGATTTTTATCCCACATAGGTGTTTCACCATCTGCAATAAGTTGTACATAATCCAATGGTTGAGCTTTATAAATCTCTTTCCATGTCAATGTATCACCCATCCATTCTTTAGCGTTTGGAGATTTGGGGTCAGTCAATACTGATGGGTCCTCTGACATAATAGAAGTAATCTTAGCATAACCTTTATTATCTTTACCGATAATAATAGTTAAATCTCTACCTTCTCTAGGGTCAGTAATATCACCTTTCTTAGTGAAAAGAGGGATGATTTTATCTAAGGCACCTTCACCTTTGTAGTTGTGTGGGAATCTCCAAAATTTAATCCCATCTTTTTCGTTAGCTCTATCAATGATTCTAGCTAAATAGAATTTTTTAGCTGAATACTGAGTTGCCAACTCTTTGTCTGTTTTGTTACCAGTTTCTTTCCATGATTTAAACAAATCATCAGAAACATCACAAAGTGGACATTGTTCTCCGTCGTTGTGTTTTCTACAGTAGATTTTTCTCCACTTACCACCGACTTTAACACTGTGCCAATGCCCTTCATCAAAAGGAGTATCACCGTCTTTATTAACGGGATGAACACCATTCTTAGGTGGCATAATTCTGATAGTAGACTCTCCACTATCATGTCCGTCTTCAAGTCTAACAGCAAAATATTTACTGAAGTCTTGTTCGTATGAAGTACTCCCTCCACTGTTTCCAGTTTTGTTTTTTTCATACTGTTTCGCAATTGCGTCTAGTACACCCATGTTACTTTTTTTTTAGTTAATTAATAAATTATGTTATGTGTTAATTATAGGTAAAACATTACCATTAGTAAACAAAAAAGAGGTCTTTTAAACCTCTTTTATTTTATTACTTTTTTTTATTTTATTACTTTTTTTTAAAATTTTTCAAAACCTCATCTCTAGTAATTTCTTTACGAGACAGTGATTTTATAACTTCTTCTTTATCTTCTTTTGATAAATTCCTGAAAATTGATTCAATTTTACTTTTAGCAATATTTTGTTCTTCTTCACCTTCTTTTAAAACTCTTTTTTTTCGATTGTAAGATTCAGGTACAAAAGAATTTTTAACATTCACATCATCAAAATCGTCAATATCTTCTGGTGTTAATTTATATTCAACTTCTTTACCATTAACATTTGATTCACCACCAGAAATATCATAATGTTTATTTTGTGCCGCCTTTTCTGACCAATAGTCAGTAAGTTTCAAATTAAATGGATAACTATCTAATGAACGAAGTTCTAACTTTTCTTCAGGAGTTTTAATATCTTGTTCCAATTTAGAAATTTTAGAAGCTATTGTGTCCATCTTCATTATTTGTGACTCAAGATTAGATAGTTTATCAGTTAAAGATTGTAAGAACTGACCATTCTCTTGTCCAACAGTTAAAGCTTGTCTAGCAAATTCTGTTGCTTCGTCAGATTTTTTGATGATGTCTGTAACATCTACTTCTTCAACATCAGAATCTTCATCTTCTAATTCATCAACAGCACTAAATTCATCTGCGGTACCAAACTCATCAGTTTCTTCTTCAGGTTCTTCAGTTGGTTCTTCCGTACCAAAATCATCAGTCCCTTCGGTATCTTCAGGATTGCCTTCATCACCAAAATCAAAATCAGTGTTTTCTTCTTCAGTACCAGCATCTTCTTCAGTATCAGTACCTTCTTCATCGTCATCAGCATAATCACCATATTCATTTATAGAATATGTGTGTCTTCTAACTTCATTTAATTCGTTACCCTTAGACGGGTTGTAACCAAAAAGTTTTTTAAACCTTTCTAAGTCTTCGTTGATTTTAGTTTTTGCCATTTCTTAATATCTTGTATATTCACTAAGTAATTGTCTTCCATCATTAGTGATAATTTTTTTCTGTTCTCTTTGAACTATTTCTTGTGGGTCTTTAATTAAACATTCCTCACCGTCACAATCATTATCATTATTCTTTAGGAAGTTATTCAGTTTATCCTGAAGTTGTTTTTCTTTTTTTCTATTATCTTCCATAACCCTTTTTTCTTATAAATATGCTCTTATTCAGTAATCTTCTTCTTTAGTTGTAAAATATCTAATTCATTATTTTTAATTAAAATAATAGAGTTTTCGTATTTTGACCATTCTAAATTATATTCAGAATAGTTTACATTGCCGGAATTTAGGTTGAATTCTTTTTCGATTAATTTATTTAGAGCATTTATGGTAAAAAATGTTGTACCTTTTTTATGTATTTGTATTGTCTTAGGTAATTCTTTTCTAATGTCTATTTTTTGGTCGAATTCTAAAAATATTTTATAAGTTAATAATAAATCTTCTGTGTCTGTTTCAAAAACAAAAACTGAATTTTTTTTAACACCAAAGGATTTGTATATTTTATATAGGAATTTATCTAGAGATGACGAATTAATAAATGTCGCGACTAATAATATCTTCTTTTGCATTTAAGTACGGGATATATTTTATATCGATTTTACCTAAATTTTTAGGTAATTCTTCGTATTTTTTTAATGTTATTAATTCTGTAATTTTATCCTTTAAATCCCAAGAAATAAAAGACAAAAGACCCATATCTATGTGATGAATTGTTTTACCACAATAAATATAAAGTCTATTCGAATATAAATATCCGTCACATCCCGCAACGTTCTCTTTTACATAATTTAAATAATCCTTTTCCGTATTAAAATCTAATGGATTTAAATTATTTATTTTGATTTTACTAGTCATATTTTCTAGTGAATCTTCTAAAAAAGTTTTTAAATGTTCTTCAAAAATTTTTCTCTTTTCTCTAGGTGAAAAAGTCCAGTAAGTAGTATCATTAATTATATGATTTAAAATAGAAGCACCCTTAGATTTAGCTAAATCCCAACCAACAATTATCTCAATCAAACCATTATCAAAAGACATGATATCGTTCATATATGGTTTAACCAAATCTATATCGTCTGTTGTAATTTTAATGATGTTCATAAAACAATTATACCAAAAAAATAACTAAGAATAAACTATTTTAACTCTTATTATCTTTGATTCTTTTCATTTGTTTTTTAAACCATTCATCATTACTGTTGTGAGCTTTTGTTTGTGTGTCAAAATAAGGGTCTATTTCATTACTAGAACTATTTAAAGGCCACAATAAAGTCCAACCTAAATCTGTATATTGTTTATAATAAGATTTCATTTGACTAAGTGTAGTATTAGAAACACTTCCCCAACCACGAGTACCAGGTAAAATATATAATGTAGCGTTAGGGAATTTTTTTCTAACCAAATCAGTATATGCTTTAATATCTTTCTTGGTACTATCCTTTGTTGGATACCCGTCATTAGTACCAATACCTACTTGGAAGAATGATTCTACACTTGTGTAAACATTACCGTCTCCATTAATTTGTTGTTTTAACCAAGAGAGTGTTTTACCACCACAGTTATAGTATACGTATATATTATTACTAGTTAAGTTACCGTAAGTACTAGATTTACTCATACCATTAAGGGTCCCAACACTTGAAGAACCAACAATAGCGTTTTTAGCGTTAGCTAAAGTACCACCACCATTAAGACCAAATTTAACAGAACTACTACAATTTTTTGGTTCTGGTGGTTTTCCTGTACCACCCCCACCAGTTGGTGTTTTACCACAACTATCAAACACGTTTTGTGCAAAAGCACTTCTTTTTTTCCATTCAGCCTCTGTTTGACAAAATTCACATCTTTCCCATTTTTGAGCAACATATTTTGCTGCTTTATAAACTGTATCTTCACTTTTAAATTTTTCAAATTTTTTACCACCTTCTGATACAGTTAACCAATATATTAAATAACCATAATTAATTTCATCTGTTGCTGGTTTTGTTTTTAAATCAAAACCTTTAGTACTTGCATATTCTATAAAATCATTTTTTAATGTATAGAAAGTCCATTGTGCCCAACCATAACCTTCTTCATCTTCCCCACCTTTAGAAAATGTAGTTCCATTCCATCCACCAGATTCTGTTATAAGTCCCCTTGGTTTTCTCCCTTTTCTATCTTGTATTCTATCAGGTATTAAACCTGATTCAGCAATTAAATTACCAATAATACCAGCGGCCTGTGCATCAGTTATACCCAAATCACCCTTAAGTCTTCCTATAATCTCACAACCTTTAGCGTTTGTATCAACACTATTAAATACTGAAATATCACCACCACTATAATCACCACTATCAGTAGTACTTCCATTACCATTAGTATTAGTGGTAGTTGTATCAGTTTGTACTACTTCAACTAAAGCTAAATCAATTAAACTCAAAGCTTCAGTTACAACAGGTACGGTTACTTTGGGTTGTCTCATACCAGTAAATTCAGTAGTAATTTTATTATTTGTTATTGTATGGCTAACGGCATTAATTAGATAAGTACCTCTAAACATTGGTACGTTTTCTAATTTAAAATACATTAAAGGTTGTATTGACATATTACCCAAACCTGAAACCGTACAATTATAAGCCCTTGTTAAATAAACATCATACATGTTATTACCTTTACCAATTTGTGATGGGTTTGAGCCACTATTAGGATTTGTTAAGGCATCTATTATTTGTAAAGATTCTTGTGTTTCTTTAAATTCTGTTTGGTCTAACTCTATTGAGTTAAAATGATTTTGTGCTTCTTGCCCATATCTAACTTTAAAAACAACTAAACCCTCACCTTCTTTAGTGTATTCAACCGGTAAATCTACTGTATTTGTAATATCAAAAGAGTCATCAACATATTCAAAATTACCACCATTAACACTACAAGTATTACTATTGTCTTTTAAATCAGCTAGAGACCTAGAACTACCCCCAATATGAACACAAACAAATGATGGTCCTGGATGTACCTTATCTATAAATGTTAATGGTCTAAAAATATCTTTTACTTGTTCATTTGTTAATGATACTGTTGATAAATCAATGTTTGCTGGTAATGGCCAAAAATCAAAATTGTTTTTACTTAATAAACTTGTCAATGACTCATATAGTGATTGTGTTGGCCCTTGTCCGTTTTTGGTACTAGCTAAATTAGAAAGGTATGAAAAGTCTATAACTGCTTTTTTACCCACGTCTTGATTTGCTCTATTAATAAATTTAAAATGTTCATATAACATTCTATCATCTTCTTCACCGTAATTATTAAAGAAATAACCAGAAGATTTATTTACACTATCATAAGAATTAGATACCCATTTATCATAAAATGATTTAAATGAACGATATAATGAAAGTTTAACATCTGGGTCACTTGACATGTTATCCTCAATAGAGTTATTATTTGTATTTTGTGTAATTGATTCAATAATTTTTTTGGAATTGTCTGTCACCGCTTGAATAAACCCATCAACATAAGAACTTAATTCATCCTCAGATATATAAAAATCTTCACCAAAATCTTCGGGGTGAATAGCAGAAAAAACTTTAGGTGAAGAAGATATGAGCCTATATTTAGAATCAGTTACAAATAATTCTTCATACAGTTCTTTGTTTTTATCTTTTTTTAATCCTACTAATCTTGTGTTATCACTCATATTACTTTATTATTTTTTTAACTAAAACAGATAGTATAATTAAGCTTTTGTATAAGCTAAAAAATATTGTCTTAATTGTTTTTTAGGGTCTTCTAAATAACCAGTTGCCATTATATTTTTATTATAAATAATTTTTGGTGAAACCCAATTTGCGTATTCTGGGTTTTGGCTTTTTAATGTCGGTATTTGTGAATCTGCTCTGTCTGAATAGTTTCCAGAAGATATACTACCTATTGAACCTCTAGTAGCTACTCCAATGTAAGATTTTTCGTCAGTACTTTTTTCTATTGTAACTGCCCAACTAACAAAATAATTAGTCCAATCTATATTAATTTCTATTTTTGAAACTTTTACTTTAACACCCTTACTATTTATTTCTTTTATTACAGTGTTAACACCTTTTCCAGCATAAACTCCACCCTGTGTACCAACTTTAACTCTATTACTAAAATTAGCTGGTACTGCTGATTCAGTAAACATATAACCACCAAAATTATCACTTTTTCTAGTATTAAAAGAGTGTAAGGCGTCTCCACCTAAATCTTTAGCCGTATAACATCCTTTTATGATTACTGGGAAGGACCCATCATTTTTAACACTATTTAAAGAAGTTGTTACACAATCATCAATTCCACTGAATGTTGTTACTGTAGATTCGTCATAATTATTATCAGTTGTTGTGGTTGTTGTGGTTCCTCCACCTCCAGTGTTATTTAAATTCGTGTCTCCTTGTACTGTTTCAACTAAAGATAAATCTAATATACTCAAAGCTTCGGTCACAATTGGTACCGTAATTATTGGTTGTCTTGTTGCTGTAAAAGTTGTTTTAGCGTTATGTGGTACGATTGTGTGTGATACATCTGTAATTAGATAAGTACCTCTAAACATTGGGATATTTTCTAATTTAAAAAACATTGTGGGTTGTATTTGCATGTTACCCAAAGTCTCAACCTTACAAGTGTAACCTCTAGTTAAGTTAACATCATATAAATTATTACCCTTACCAATTTGTGTTGGGTCCGAACCACTACTTGGGTTTACCAAAGCGTCAATTACCAAAAGTGAATCTTGTGTTTCCCTAAACTCAGCTTGGTCTAACTCCACTTTAATAAAGTGGTTTTGGGTTTCTTGTCCGTATCTAACTTTAAAAGCCACAATACCACTTGTTTTATCGTTATTAAAATCTTGGGGGTAAGTGGTTGGGTCAAATATGTCAAAAGAATCATCTTTATATTCAAAATTAGTTCCGTTAGTACCACAATAAGACCTAGGTATATCTAAACTTCTAGAACTACCACCAATAAACATACACACAAATTTAGGGTTTGCTCTCATTTTAGTTAGTGGACCATCAAAAGCTCTAAACATATCTTCTAATTCACTTGTATTTGCGTCTGAATATTTAATATACCCAGGTAATGGTAAGAAATTAAAATTATTTTTACTTAAAACTCCAGTTATAGATTCGTATAGTGATTGTGTAGGTCCTTGCCCATTTTTGGTACTAGCTAAATTAGAAAGGTAAGCAAAATCTATAACAGCCTTTTTACCTATGTCAGTACCACATCTATTAACAAAATTAAAATGTTCGTATAACATTCTTTCGTCAGTTTTTTCTGCTGAATATGCATTATAAAAATAATTAGATGTTTGTTGTTGGTTATATTCTGAACTAGAAATCCATTTATCGTAAAGAGATTTAAATGAGCGATATAAAGAAAGTTTTAGGTCTGTGTCATTTAAAGCAGAATCAGCTATATTATCGTTATTATCTGTATTTTGTGTGATGGAATCAATGATTTTTTGAGAGTTATCGGTCACCGCTTGAATAAATCCATCAATATAAGAACCTAGTTCATCCTCTGAAATATAAAAATCTTCTCCAAAATCTTCAGGGTGAATTGCACTAAAAACTTTAGGTGATGAAGAAATTAAACGGTATTTAGAATCAGTTACAAATAATTCTTTGTACAGTTCATCATTTTTATCTTTTTTTAATCCTACTAATCTTGTGTTATCACTCATTATTTTTATCTTATTTTTTTAATCCTATTAATTTTTTTTATCACCCATAATATTTTATGTACCATCTATTGACCAGTGCCAAGCCTCACCGTTGTAATTAATAAATCCGTATTTTGAGGCGTTATTAACCAACCAATTAAAACAAACATATTCGTTTGGTTTTTTAGAAGCACCATTTGCGGCACACCAAGCTGAATCGTGTTTATAACAAATTGTCGACCCATTACAACCAAAATCTATTGCAAATCCACTTTGGTGTCTTGACCTCCCTGGTGTGGCAGTATCAGGGTCACAATTACCTTTTACATAAACACCTGTTTTATAACACCCATTAGCTTTAGCCGTATTTATTTGGTCTTCCATTGTTCTAAAGTTACTACCACAAGTTAATGGTACACCATCCGCTTGTGCGGCATTAACCATATTATTTAAATTTTCCGCCATTTTGACGTTTATAAGTGCACCTTTTACCTTACATAACCTAATTTTAAATAATTTACCACCGGTATAAGCGTCACCAACACCACCATCTGTTATACCGTCTATTTTAGGGCATTGTTCATTTGAACTATCTCCATAAACAGTATCGTCTATGAATATTTGGTTGGCTGGTAATATTGTAGTTGTAGTTGTGGTTCCTCCACCTCCCCCACCAGTGTTACCTAAAGCAGCATCTCCTTGTAGTGTTTCAGCTAGAGCTAGGTCAATCAAACTCAAAGCTTCTGTTACAATAGGTACGGTGACTATTGGTTGTCTCACACCTTTAAATGTTGTTTCTACATTGTGTGGTTTTATGGAATGACTGACGTTTGTAATTAAATAAGTTCCTTTATACATTGGGACGTTCTCTAATTTAAAGACCATCATTGGTTGTATTTGCATGTTACCAAATGTGTTAACAGTACAAGAATAGTTTCTTGTCAAATACATATCATAAATATTATTACCCTTACCAATTTGTGTTGGGTCTGAGCCACTACTAGGATTTGTTAAGGCATCAATTACCAAAAGTGATTCTTGAGTTTCTTTAAATTCGGATTGGTCTAGTTCTAAAGATTTAAAATGATTTTGGGTTTGTTGTCCGTATCTAACTTTAAAAGCTGTTATACCACCATTTTTAATAAAATCTTCTGGGTATGTAGTGGGTTTATCTATATCAAAGGTATCGTCTACATAATCAAAATTAATACCATTATTACTACATGAAGTTTTTGGTATATCTAATGTCCTAGAATTACCCCCAATAAACATACACACAAATCCAGGTTTAGCGGGTATTCTATCTATAGGACTATCGAAAGCTCTAAAAATATTTTCAAGAACTTCATTGCCCCCTGTAGAATACCCAATTACGTTTGGCATTGCAAAAAATTCAAAATTGTTTTTTGTTAATAAATTAGTTATAGATTCGTATAGGGATTGTGTTGGCCCTTGTCCGTTTTTGGTACTAGCTAAATTAGAAAGGTATGAAAAATCTATAACTGCTTTTTTACCCACATCACCATTACCTCTATTAACAAAACTAAAATGTTCATATAACATCCTTGTTTCAGATGGACTACTACTACCATAGTTATTATAGAAATAACCTGAAGTATTACCCGAAGTACTATCTGAACCAATTACAGAACAAGAAATCCATTTATCGTAAAGTGATTTAAATGAACGATATAAAGAAAGTTTTAGGTCTGTGTCATTTAAAGCGGAATCAGCTATATTATCGTTATTATCCGTATTTTGTGTAATTGACTCAATAATTTTTTTGGAATTGTCTGACACCGCTTGAATAAATCCGTCGACGTATGAACTTAATTCATCCTCAGATATATAAAATTCTTCATTAAAATCATCAGGATGTATGGCAGAAAAAACTTTAGGTGATGAAGAAATTAAACGGTATTTAGAATCAGTTACAAATAATTCTTCATACAGTTCTTTGTTTTTATCTTTTTTTAATCCTACTAATCTTGTGTTATCACTCATTATGTAACGTTATGTACTAAAACATTATTTATGATGAAGTTATGGTTACCAGTAACGTTTTTAACGTTCCAAACCCTAACCATTTTATTTTGTTTTTCAATTATTTTAGAAATTTTAACTTTATTAAATTTATTGTTAGAATAATAAAAACATTCATCACCACTACTAATTTGTTTTGTGGGTCCTATATGTTCAGAATCATTTACATCAGTTTGTCTATAAGAAGACCAACCTTTACCAACAACCCAAATAGGGTGGGTATCGGTACAAGTTATTTTAATTCCGTTATCAAAATTGTAAATTACAAGATTATCTTTATAATTTATTGTAACGTTTTCAATACTACTTTCTTCAAAAATATTTGTATTTACATTATAACTTAATACAATATCACCAACTACTAAATCTTCAATATTAATATTTTTACCACTACTTAACTTAATTTTAGAACCAGCCACAAAACATGAAACATCATAAGTAGGTGATGCTGGTTCGTAATCAGTATTACTATTACTTTTCTTTTGTTTTTTTGGTTTTGGTTTTGTGCCAGATAATTCACCCTCATCAAGAAAAGTAAAACGTTGTGTATAGTAATTTTTCTTATCTTCTTTGGTGTATGTTAAATACTGTCTATCTTTTCTAACAGTCTGAGTTAAAAATCCTTTATACCCATTTAAAACATATGAATTATCAAAACCACCACTTGTTGTTGACCAATTATCTAAACTACCATTATCATTCCAATTTAATGGGTCTAAGCCTAATAACCATCTAGCATTTTCACCTGTTGCCCAAGATTCAAAAGCATCAATAAATTGTATTTTTAAACTTTTTGGTATAAACATTAATTCTTTACATTCTTCTTTTAAAATAGGGTATTTATTATTTAATAAATTAGGTGTCTTATCACTGTAATTGATATTCTTATTTGTTTCAGTACTTAGATTAGTAATAACCAATGTTTTAGGACTTGTAAAATCAATACCTCTACCACTATCACTTAAAATAAAAGGCATTTGGTCGGGTCTACATTGGTCAAACCATCCTTTGGTAATATTACCTACAGCACTTCTAAATATACCATTACTAGGGACTTTATCATCATTTTTACCAAAAATAGAACTTGATTTAGTCCATCCGGCTCGATATAATGAATTTGTAAAGTTAAAATCAGAAGCAGATAAACCAGGAGGAAAATTAATACTGTTATTAGGTCCGATAATTACTGGTTTTTGAGTTCCAAAATTTTTACTTATGGATGCTCCACCATTGGTCCATCTATCTACACCCCCTTGGGCACCTAACCATCTTCTTTGATAACTAGAATTTGTACCACCAAAAGATAAAGCATTTTGTTCTGGTTTTATTGCGTATACAGAACCACCTTTAAACCAAGGTCTAGACGTAGATGTATGGAAAAACCATACAGGGTCGTTTATGTCATCTATACCTATATTTGAATTGTCAGAAAGGTATGATTTATTTAATCTATTCCACCCTGAATTTATACTAGCGTCATAAGGAAAAGGGTCTTTTGTAGGTTTTATTTCGTCCCATAATAATAAATTAGTTTCTTTCATTCTCCATAAAATGGCTCCAATTAATAATATATAAGCTTTAGGTGGATATGCCATAATAGCTGAAGTTGTGAAATTAGAAAATGATGATAAATCTGTATCACTATTGCCATCCCAAGGTGGAAAATGTCCTGTTCTAAATTCAGATTTTAAATTATCAAAACCAAATGACATTACCGCCATATAAGCCAATGGTTTGTATATATTATTAGTATTATCTACACCCCACTGATTTAATCCCCACCAAGTAGACCAATTTCTTCTTTGGTTTGAATCAGCTTTATTATGGTAAGATGGGTATGTACCAATATCTTCTCCAAGGTAAGTAGCAAATTCACCAGAAGTTTTACCAGCCACTATTGAAACTACTTCATCAAGAGCCACGGTACCGTTATCACCACCAGACTCAGCGTATTGCCAAGAATTTTTCCATAAAGGATAATTAAGTAACCATAGTGGTGTGTTTATTATTGAATCCGCGGAACCAACAGAAGTATTAGTATTTGAGGCACCCATAAAATTAGACCAAAATATATATTTTGGAGAATAACTGTCATAAATTGTTCTCGATGAACTTAAATCTAATATTGGTCCCTCTTGTGGTAGGTCTTTTAGGTTTTCATATGTATGATAAAAATTAGGTGCAAAATAATCACCTAAAGTAAGCATATTTGTATTTTTATCTCTACTTAAATTTATGTCAGCCTCTGTCTCTATCACTTTTTTTGTATCATAAGCGGTAGTTGGTTTGTCCCTAGGTGTTTTTGGCCTGAATTTTAATAATCTATACGCTAAAGAACCAACTTCTAAAAGATTTTCGGCTATACCACTATCAGTTTCTTCAGTACTAGCATAATATTTTTTATAACCATTTTTAATTTCTTCTATTAATGAATCACTACTAAAATCTATTTCTCTTGCTGTTAAATCAGTGTCTTTTACTAAAACAGCTCCACTTCCGTCATTATTATGTGGGTTTGCTGATATTTTTATATCTTTAGCACTATCAACCCTATCATTTAAATAAATTGGGCCTGTTAGTGTTAATACATTTTTAGCTGTAACGTATTGGAAATAGCTATTCCATATTTGTGATTGTTTATCTACAAGAGCTGGTGTACCACCAATAGCCGCGGTAGCCGAAACTTTCCACTCATCAAATTTTTGTGTTTTAAGTTTATTGGTTAAAACTCTTTTTATTTCTGTTATAATAAAATCTTTCTTTGCTGTTGTAATATCATTTTGTAACCATTCTAGGGTCGTATTTACCCCGCCATCTAATTTAAGGGTTGTCATCAAATTTAAAGCATCAACATAACCCCAATCTTTCATTCTTTTTGTGGTAGCGGGAACTATTTTTCTTTTAAAAGAATCTGTATCTTTCCCTTGTGAACCGTAGGTAAATCCTTCACCACCATATCTACCTAATTGGTTATTTGCAGCAATATTTTGTAATACTTTTGGGTTTTCTGCTAATCTTTGTGGTTTAATAGAATACTTATTACCAGTGTTAGAATATCCATTACTAGCCCCATTACCATTAGTTAATGTTTCTACACCCCAACCATTTTTAAAACCTAATTGTGATTTCCAAACACTTAAACTATTAATCATAGTGTAGTCACCAATAATAAAAGCATTTTCACCCATTACTTTATAGATTGAATCAGCCCAAGAAGCTTGGTCACTACTACCGTTTTGTATTTTTAACCATCTATTTGGTGATTCTACTACACCAAATGCGTGAGTTTCGTAGGGTGTGATTGGGGCAAAATTATCATAACCAGGTAAATTTTCTAATTGTAATTCTAAAACAGCTAATTCACCTTTTAATTTTGTTAAAGCTTTAATAAACGATTCAACAAATATTACTTCAGGCCAACTAACAAATTCGGGATTTTCCCCTGGGTATGTTTCTTTATCCCCAACTTCACTATCAGAACCTTGTTTCTTTTCATAATATGTTGGCCAAGGATATACTTTGTTTTTTTGTTTATCGTTCTCTTCATCAGATAATTCAGCACCATTATTTTGGGTACCTTTTAAATCTAAAATTTGTTGGAGCCCAGTTTTATCTAGGCCAATATTCACATTATTTTCTTGGTGATATTTTTCTGCGTCACGAGAAGTTCTTAATAGTAATTCTAGAAATACCTCAACGTTTGTTAGAATTATAGCAAAAACATTACTAATTGTAGGTAAAAAACCTAACGTGGTCACAACTTCTTTGTTTAAGAAATTTTTAGTATTATCTTTTTCAATTATATATTTTTTATTAAGTTCTACACTAGCAACATCAATAGGTTTTAATAAACTTTCATATATATCAATATAATAATCTCTTAAACCATCAACTATATTTATTGGTGTACCGAAAAATCCAGAAGCATTAGTTTTAATTGTATCCCAAGAAAGTATTGGTGGTCCATCAATAGCATTATTTGTGTAATAACTATTTACGGAATTATATTTTGCACCTATAGTACCACCTAATTGAGAGTTTTCCCCTGTACCAAAATAAGTTTCAACTACTTTTTTAAGTTCAACTAATACTGGATTATCATCTGATGCACTAACGTTGGGTAATTTTAAATATAATGTGTTTTTTTGGTTTGTAGTATTGGGACTAATTCTATACCCACCATTGGGGGAATTAGCTATTTTTTCTAAAAATTTTTGTCTAAATTCTAAAACTGATTCTCGTAACCCCTTTAACTCATTTTTGGTTTTATTAATTTTACCTAAATTGGTTACTTGTGTAGAATTTTTTAATTCACTTGTTCTTGATTCTAGTTTTTTAGAGGATTTAATTAAATCATAAACGTTTATAGGTTTTGTAGCATCAGTGAATGACGTTTGGTCTATTAATGGTGTTTCTACATTATTAACCAAAACTTTTTTATCCATTAATAATTTCCATTTTTCAGCCAAAATATCTTTACCATTATGTGGTTTTTCCATAAATCCAGCTGCCATAACATATCCCATAGGGATATCCGCTAAGAATGCATAAGTATAACCCACAAATTCTGCTTTCGATTCAAAGTTACCTGTGTCCGAATTAAATTTTGTATTAAATTTAGTTAAAGCTAATGTGTATGTAACTGGTCTACCATAATATCCTTTTACTGTTAATTCAAAAACAGGGTAAGGTAAGTGAAAAAAGACTGCGTAAGGTGAACAGGGTCCTTGTTCAAATAAAGCTGCTCCACGAACATCCACAAAATCAATTACAATTTGTGGCATGAAACTAGATTTAAATTCTATATTAATATTTGTGATACCAAATGAACCTAAATCTTCACCAAAGTTTAAGTTACCACCCCCAATGTTAGTCCAACTAGTATCAATACTATCTTTACCTGTTGGGTATGTGAAGTTAGTTTCTGATTTTACATTTCTTTGTTCTACAATATTAGTAACTTGGTCATTAGCGTCATCAAATGTTAAGATACTTCTACCTTTAGACCTAGCAACTAGTTTTACATACATCACCAAGTCTTCGTGATTAACTATTTCATCTGTTGGGTTTGGGTCAACGTATCTAATTCCGTTACCCATATCTTGAACTTTTGGTTGTGGTCCTTGATTAAGTGCCATAAAAAACTTATTATTTATCCGTATAATCTTTTATATCTCTCTACTTGAGATTGGTATTCCTCTAATGATTTGTTTAAAGGAAATGGTACTATTATAACTGTATTTTCAGGAATGTCAAACTCTAAACCACCGAATTCTGGATTAGCTTGTAATATCAACCAACCATGGAAGGGATTCCCATAATAAGTTTGACTTATTTTATCAAATCTTGTTTTATTATCCGTAACAATTCTTTTGTCTGATGGTTTTACAGGTATTTTTATAAACGGTAAGGTTGTTACCATACCGTCTTTCCTGAAATCTCTATATCTATCGTAGTATATTGCCATATTTTAAAATTTTATGCTGTTAATTCAGCCCATGTTTTAGGTACAGTACCTTTACAGAATACTTTTTTTACCACATTATAGAATCCTGTGTTTGTATAAAAACCACTATTTCCAGATGATTCTACAAAGAAGAAATTGAAACCGTTATCCCCGTTACAGTATACCCTAAGAGGGTTGTTTATTGTACTATATACTTTATTATTATCAGGGTTTTTAAATGAACCACCAATAAAAATTTCTTTTCCGTTTGTGGTAGTTTGTAAATAAACTTTTTGTCCTTTTTCTACCTTTAACTTATTAACACCGGCAGGTGCGGCATTTGTTCCACCACCTTTTTTCCATGTTAATATTTGTGTATATTGCATTGTATATACACCAGTCTTTTTATCAAATCCAGGGAATGTATTTCCTTTCACACCATCATTTTCTGCTGTTGAGCTATCAGCTATTTCTTCTTCTTTTTTAGTGAACTCTTGGTCAACTTTAGTTTGTTCAGCAACTGTTGATTGTGCCTCTTTACCAGCTACTTGTTGGTCCGCTTGTTGTGCATCAGCTGTAGCTTTTGCTTTATCATTTGGTACCGTATCTGTACTAGAATTTGATGTAGACCCATTAGAGTCATTATTAGATAAACTTGTTGATGTTGATTGTCTAGGTGTCATGAAAGCACCGTATTCAATAGAACCATTAGCTCCTGCAGGTGTTTGTACTGTAAATTCAGTTTCTTGTCCTGTAAGTGGGTCAACCCTTTTTGTTACATATTTACCAACCGATTTAGAAATTACTCTTGGGTTATATAAGGCCGTATTAGCAAAGAAGTTAAATCCTACTGCATTTTGTAATTGTGATATAGGTCCACCTAGTGAAGAACCACCAATAAATTTAAAACTTAAATCAGCTTTACATAACATTGGTTGTACACCAATACCTTCAGGATTTAAATCCCATTGTAATGGGTCAAAAGTTAAATTAACTGAATCTATAATAATTTTGGTATGATAAAAATCACCAATTCTTAAAACACAAACAGGTGGTTTACCAAATGCTAAATTACTAGGTTCACCTACAGCAATGTTAGGTCCTTGTCTTGTACATTGTTTTAAGAATGTTAATCTAGCATTAAAACCTTCAGGTGTCATTGAGTGAAATGCTGGGTGGAAATATTTTAATTTCTGTGTTAATGTTTCATAAATAAATGAATCATCTTGTTTCATTTTTTCAAAATAAGAACATTCCCAAGCCATGTATCTAGAAGCTTTCGCTGCTAACGCTGCAGCTAATTCAGCTTCACGTTGTCTTTCTATTTTTTCTTTACTAGCGGGTATTGTGGTTTCAACATCTCTAACAGTAACTACTGTTTGTTCTGTTTGCTCTGTTATTGGTGGTTGTGCCGCACCAATTAAAGTATCATCAATTTCTTTATTATATTCTAAAGTAACTAGTGTTGTTCTATTTCTTATAGCTTGTGGTACACTTGTTTGTGAATCACCAAAAGTTCTATTATCATCTTTTTGTTCCGTTTTTTGTCCAGTACCATCATCATAAGATACTGATAAACTAGAATCGGTTTCACCAACAGCTAAAACTTCCCATCTTAAATTACTATCTCGCCATTCTTTTTCCGTTGGGTATGTTTTTTGTGAACCTAAATTTTCTGCTTTAACAACACCAACAGCTGTTTCTACAGCGTAAAGTGTGTTTAATAAATAATCTTTTGTTGAATTAGCACGTTTTTGAGCTAATTTTTCATTACTTTTACCACCTGAAGTTGGTCCTGCATCACTTGTTTTACCAATAATTTTAATTTTATATCTTTTACCGTCAGGTGTTAATAAGAAATCAACTAAAGTATTTAAATTGTCTAAAGCTTGTTGGTTTAAAGTTTCTATATCAGTTTGTGTACTAGATGTAAAAGCAGGGTTAGGTATAAACTGACCAGGATTATTCGGGTTAGGTATGGTAGGTGGTGGTGTACCTGAACTACCTCTTAAATAACCATTAGGCCAAAGTTTAGTATATTGAGATAAATAATTGGGTGGTTTTTCATCAGCATTAGAACCTAATTCAGTTGTTAAGTTTGTACCAACAGAATCTAATTCAAATCTTCTAGCATTCCTAAAATAAAATTGTAACTTAGTTACTGGTGGTGGTTCAGGGTCACAAACTTCAGGGTTATCTTTAGTTACATCAGTTTTAGTTGTTGTTGTTTCTGTAACTTGTTGTACCTTTGTTTCATCTTCAACTGCTTTAGGTACAATTGACGTAAAGGCTTCTATTGGATTTTCACATCCAGCGAAATATCTAAATAAAGCTTCTTCCCCCTTTTGTTTTATTTCAGTCATTGCCATTGAGTGGTCAATAATCAAGGTAAAACTAAGGGTACCACTTCTTTCGGTATTATTGTAAGTGTACACAGGTTCACCTCTACCAATAAAACTTGTTGCTTCCCAATTGGCACTAGAGTTATCGGTAAAACTAATATCATAGGGTGGGAACCACATTATACGTCCACCGTTAGGTCCTACCTCACAAGGAGCAACATGTAATATATGTTCACTATTTTGCCAAGCTAAATTTTCAATAGACAACATGTATTTTTGAATTTGTGGATTTCCTAATTTTAATACACCAGATTCTAAATTATTTTCACTACCATCAGTGCTGAAACTTCTAGATTTAAAATCCCCAACATATGGTGCTATTTTAACAAAACCATTATTATCTAATACACTTAAATTTAAATCTTCTCTTGTTAAACTTCTTGTATTACCAGAAGAATCAACACCACCTCCGTGTCTAATTAAATCACTAACTTTTCTGTATGGATTTCTTACAGACCAAGAACGACAATAAAAATTGTTTTCTGCATCAGTAACGGTGTTACCCATAGAGTAATTATTATGTCTACCACTTTTTGCATCAAAATTTGAGGCGTCGTTTGTTGCACCGACAAATCTTGCTTTATCTTTATAATCTTTTGTATTTCTAGAATTATTAATTAAATCTTGTGTGTATTTTAAAATACCTTTTTTAAATGGGTTGTTGGTGTGACTACCCCAATACATTCCCCTATCATAAGATATACCACTATTTTTAGAACCATTTATTTCTCCTGGGTAAAATTCATCACCAACATTCATAGGTATTTTTGTACCTATAGGTCCATCGGGTCCATTATCAGGAATAGTTAGACTTAATCCAATACCAGGTATCTCTATTTTAGTTATGGGTCCCTGTGTTTGCCAAGTATCTATATTTTGACCATTCCATAATGTATCAAATTCAGCCTGTGCGTTTTCTTGGATATTGTCTAATGTGATTGATGGGTTTTCTGTTTCTGTGGGTGGTGTATTTCCTTCTATACCAACCCCGTTATTAACCCCACCATTTAAAGCGTCAACCGCTTTTCCTACAGCCTGATTTATTTTATCTATTAAAGGAATTCCTAACGCTTGTCCTAATGTTGTACTAGCGGGTGATAAATAATTATTTTTTTGTGCAGCTTGTCCTGCTCCAAAAGTATTTGCTAAGAAACCTTTTGGTTCACTTAATGTAGGTCCGTATTTATTTCTAGCTACAGCGTTATAGATTAAAGTTTTTGTACCAGAACCAGTAGAGTCCATTAAATCGGAATACGAAACTGGGTTATCTAAATCTCCGTAGGAACCAAAGGCACCTGACGGTATTGGACTATTCGGTATTGTTACATCTGCTGCATCACTAAAAAATTCAAATACCTTACCTAAAACTGTCGGTCTTGTTGTGATTTTATAATCTCTAAGGATTAAATCTTCTCCCGCTAATAATCCAAAAGGGTCTAAATTTAATTTACCTAAAATATTATCTTGAGCTTTAAGTTTAAGTCTATTAATAGCTTCTTCTTTTCTTCTATCTTTCGCAATATCATTTAAGTCTGAAGGAAAATTAATTGCCGCTCCAGGTCCTAAACCTGCTAATTGGTCACTTAATAAAATTGATTTAAGGTCGTCTCCACCTGAAGAAGTAGGGTATTGTAAGAAACCTGTGTTTTCAGGTATTAAACCTGGTTCATTATAGGCCTCGATTGTCGGTGGCCCATAGTTATTACCTGATAATAAATTAATATCTCTAACTTCGTGAAGTGAAGTGGAAAAATTACCCTCCACCAACCACTCATCAATATCACCGGGATTCGATATACTTGTATAATTAATGGATTTCTCCAAACCTTTTTCAGCATAGTCACTACTAAAGTTACCTGCCGCACCGTTAATTAATTCAGGTGGTAAGTCAGGTAAATTTTTACTAAAAAGATAATCTCTAAAACTTTCTGCTGTCGTAACACCAATAAAATCGGTGGCGAAAAAATCTATATTATAATCATTTGGGTTTATCGCGTTTGGCATACCTTTAAACTTTTTTATATAAATATTTACATATTTAAATTTACTTACTAATTTTAGCGCATATCAGCTTTAATTAAAAATAAGTATTAATAATAAATAATAAATGCTTATATATTAATTAGGATTTGCCGCCCTTTTTACCTTTACCGGTAGATTCCCAAATAAGGTTTTTAAGTTTGGAAACAAATACAGGGTCGTTAACCCAATCAGTACCTCTACTAACCCCACTCCCTCCTTTAAGATTAATAGTACCTTTAACATCGATATCACCAAATTCAATTTTAATACCACCAAACAAACTAACTAAAGAAAGCATTGAAGCCAAATCTTTAATAGCCTCAATCTTATCCAAATCAACACGATTTATTGCCCTTATGGAAGATGACATACCAGAAAGGTCTAATCCTTTAAGTGCTGCAAGACTATGTGTTAAATCTTTAAAGGCACTCCCACCAAACCACCAAGCGGCACCTAACGCGAATAAAGAAACTGATAAAGCAAATATACCAACAGACGCTAACATTAAGGCCGGACCAAACATAAATAACGGACCAATTAATGAAGGTAATTGTGAAAGTGAAGATAAGAACATTTCCATTCCAGGTGCTACCATTTGTAGAGCTGTCCCGAATAACATCAAAGCTAAACTCAAAACGGCAATTGCTACAGCACCTAATAAAATAGGTACAAGAGCCACACCCATTAAAAATGCTGCTAACGCAAAAGCACCAAGGGCTAATGCGGCACCTAACATAGTACCCACACCCACACCAGCGAGTAATGACATCGCGTAAGCAAACGGTATCAACGCAATACCTAAGGCTAATATAGCTACAGACCCCAATAATATATTTGTACTTGCTTTACTCATTATCTGACCGACAACGTATAAAGCTCCAGATAAAACAAGTAGACTAACTGCGGCTAAAGCTAATGTTTGCCACCCATTTTGTAACTTTTCAAACTCCTGTAACGCTTTAGCGAATACAAATAAAGCTGCTGATAAGATTAATATAGCTGCGGCTCCTTTTAACATGTTTGTTGCCGATTTTCCCGTTGAATCACCCATTTGACTAGCCTTACCTGCTTGACCAGACTGACCTCCACCTAATGGTTGAGTCCCACCTTTAGTACTAATCATTTTTCCTTGTGGGCTATCAGCGTTGTACATTTTACCTGATTTAGCTTTAACCATATTACCACCAGCACCACTTTGTGCACCACTTTTAGCTGCACCCGCGGCACCTAAAGGTCCTTTAGCAACACCTGCATTAAAACCACGAGCTAACATTCTACCCTTCAACAACCAAGCTAATGGGGAAAGAATTGCTGATAATATTGGTGCCACTTTAGCAAATACCAATAGACCTAAAGCTAGTTTAAGTAACCAAGGGTTTTTAATTAAAGAATCAACCCATGAACCAAGTTTCTTTAACAAAGATTCCAACATAGGTCTAAGACTATCGTCAAATTTAACTATTGCTGGCATTAATTTATCTAACAATGCATTTAAATTATTCACTAATAAATCTTGTGAAGTTTGTCTTGATATTGCTCTTTCTTTTTCAGTTTCTTTTTCCGCGGTTAATTTATCCGCTATAGCTTGTTGGTCTGTTGCACTTAAATCTTTTAAATATTGTTTATGACCCTTCTCATCAAAAAGGAAAGCCTGACCTTTACTGTCAAGTTCCATTATCCCCGACAAGAATTCCTTATCATCACCAGAAATTTTAATTAGGTTACCAAACATATTCATCTTAGCTGTTTGTTTAGCAGTCCCAGCTAATTCTTCCACAGAGATACCTGTTGCTTCAGACGCCTCTCTTAACCTATCCATTTGATAAGCACTAACTTTAAAACTTTTGGAAACATCGTCCCATTGTGCAGCTTCCGCAGCACCTTTTGTGATAGTCTTTATAAATTCTTCAGGGTTATTTCTTGCCTGACCCATTAACTGAAAAGCATCACCCATTTGAGCCATACTACCACCTAACACCTGTAAATTAGCTGCCGCATCAATAGCACCTTCAGGTCTCATTACCTTTTCAGCGAAACCAGCTGCAGCTTCTAACGACAATTTATATTTTTCTGAATATCTAGCCATTTTAGCTAAACCATTAATACCATTTTTAAAACTAAGTTTATTTAAAAGACCCACATTCTGTGTAATCTTTTTCATCACGTTTTTGGTATTAAGTCCTAACTTATTTGTTCTTTGTACAATATTACTTATTGCTTGTGACGAGGCTTGTGCCCCCATACCGAAAGAATCCATCTGACCAACTAAACCAGCCATTTCTTCTTCAGCCATTCCAGTTGTCTTAGCTAAAGCAGCCATTTGTACCAATGTCTTTTCGGTTAACATCACTTGTCTACCTGTAGCGTCAGCAAAAGATTCTTGCATTTGACCAGCTTTCTCAAGTTCAACACCCATCGCGGTTAAACTAGACTGTGATTTTGCCACAACCATTCTAAACTGGTTCATTCTAGTGGTGGACATACCGATGTTGATAGCTGCTTCTCTAGAAGACCTATCCATTCTGTTGTACCTATCTAGAATATTGTCAAAACCTTTTGACAATTTGTCCATACCCCATTTACCAATGGCTTTACCACCAGCTTTTAATAGGACACTAGTTTTAGCTAATTCTTTGTTTAATTCTCTAGTATAATCAACTTGTTTTTGTAGTTCAGCTGCTTCAGCTTTAGCTTCCTTAGAACCTTCAGCTAATAACTCATTAATTCTTTTCTGTGTATCTCGTATCTGTTTAGCATTTTCAGAAACAGTTTTTTGAGCATCACCATATGTTGACCAACTTTCGGTTTGTTGTTTAATAACCTTGGCTATTTGCCTTTGGGTATCGTAGTATTCTTTGGCGTCTTTTTTATTTTGCCCAAAATTTTCGTCAGCCATTTAAAACTTATTTTAAAATTTCACTCCAAGTGTTATTAATTTTATTTGAAACTTCTGTTTGTGAAGGATAATATAAGATAATAAATTTACTATCTGTTTTAGATTTTTTGATTTTCATATCACCACCCCTAATAACTTCTGTTAATAAATTAGTTAATTTAGTATTATTTTTAATGGTTATAACACCTTTAGTTACTTTACCGTCCTTAGTGTATTCGATGTTTAAATTGGACTTACCTTTTTTATCACTATAAGTTTTATCGTTAGAATAACCAGGTAATACATTTAAATCATTTTGATTTATTTTACCGTCCTCCCCTTCTTTAAAGAAAGCTGACGCTTCAACTAAAACAGCATCAATAAGTTGTTTTTTAGAACCTTTTGAACCCCCCACCTCACGAGATTCAACGTCTTCTTGACCTTCATCAATAGTTTGTAATCCACCAGGTAATATTTTTAATAAAAGATAATCGGGTTTAACTGTTTTACCACCATTTGTATCATCTTCTTCTTTTAACATTTCCATTAAAATATTTGAAAGTGTTAACTTAGATTCAGTTTTAGTACCGTAAAAATTATTCCAGTACTGATTTACCTTGTCTTCATCATAAGAAATACTATAAGAACGTTTTTTACCATCAGGCCCCTTTACAGGTACAGCAAACCATTTTTTAACTGCCACCATAAATTCTCTAACGTTCTTATCTAAATTGTCTAAGGTCTGACCCCCCACAACTTTACCAGGAAAAACTAAATTCCATCTTTTATATTTGTCTTTGTTTTTTTCATCTTCAGATAAAGTATAATTTTCTTCGACATTTTGTTTTGTAAATTGAATATTAAATTCAGGGAAAACTTTTGATAAGTTTTTTAAAAAGTTATTTGGAAATGACTTTCTTAAATTAGAAACCATCATACTGTAAGAATCCCTACCAGACTTTTCCCTAAACTCTTTTAAATCTTCTTTACTAGCATTACCCTTTTGTACTTCTCTTTGTAGTTTAGAATATTCTTTAGCCATTTCAGGGTCTTTAAAACCATCACCATAAACAACAGCTCCATCGTATTTACCAAAACCTTTTAGTAATAATCTAAAAATTTCATTTCTATTTTTACCTGAAGCGATTTCTTCTGGAATTGGAATTTCTTTTTCTGTTTCCTCCCCCTCTGTTTCTTCATTACCTTCTCCTGATAAAATAACGTCTGAATCTACTTGTACTTTATAAGTAACACCTTCTTCTAACATTCTTTTATAGTTTTCACCTTTTTTACCTGGTGGTAACTTACCGGCATCACCACCTAAAGTTCTTTCTATTTCTTTAGGGTCTATAAAAATAATTGCCGGACCTAATTTTGTTTCTAATATTAATTTACCATTACTATTTGGGTTAGAAACTTTTGCTCTAGTATCAATTCTATCGGCTTCTACTGCTTTATCATTTATTGATAGAGTAACATAACTTTTTTCACCCCATTTATTTTCTTTAGGCCAAAGAAGTGAAAATTTAAAACCAAAAGGTGCTGCCATTAATTGAGCAACAGTTTTTTGTTTACCCAAATCATCAACGTCAAAACCTAAAGACCTTAGATTTTGTTTAACAACATCCATGTTTGAGTACCCTTCACCAGCACTTGTAGCAACGTTTTTTTCAATACCAGGTACCTTTACTCTTTTTTCGGTAATCATTTCATTTTTATATGCACTAAAATTCAGGCCTTTTGAGCCTGAATTTACCTCTTGTTTATAATCTTCAAGTATTTCTTTTATACTTCTAGGCATTTTGATTTCTTTTTATTGATAAATATGCCTTAATTTTGTTTTATCTTTTTTTGCTTTGAGCATTTTTATACTGTTTTTGTTGTTCTTCCATTTCTTTTTGCCAAAGGTCAACATAGATTCTCCTTTCCCAAACAGGCATTTTTAAAATTTCTGAATAACTAAAACGCATATGTTTAACCATATAATAGATTACCTCTATTAGGTTTTTTCTATACTCTAGCGTTAGGCCAAAAAAAGTTGAGTCCAATGTTAAAGGGACTACGAAATGGACCAGATGGTCCCTCCACGTCCACCTCCAGTTCTATTCCTGGCTCAATTTCGTCTGAATATTCTCTAAACTTTAGAGAATCAAAAGCTGGCATAACTTCAATAAACTTAGCAAGGAAAGCAGGGTCTCTGTTACCGTCAATTTCTTTAATTTGTGCCTGTAATCTATATGTTAAAGCGTTACTAATTAAAGATTTTGTTGCTTTGTTTCTTTGGTCTGTTTTTTTACTGATAGAAGATTCATCAGAAACAGTTAACAATTTAAATTTAATTTTCTTTTTACTTCTAGGTAAGAAAAAGTCAAACTCACCATTTTCATCTGGTTCAGCAGTTAATTCTTTTGTACCTAAAGCAGACAAATCAATTTCTGTTTCAAATTCATCACCTGTTTCAGGGTCCATCATTTTAACTGGATACATTTCACCATATCCTGTGGCTCTTAACCAAATCATAATGGAGTTTCTATCACCAACTAACATTTGGTCTAAAGAGATTTCTGTACTTTTAATTTTCTTTTGTAGAAGAATATCTAAAACTTTACCACTTTTAATTAAGTTTGGTGAAGTTAAAATATTCTCATCGGAAGCAGTAAGATATTCTACCCTAACCGTAGATGGTCTACCTGGGTACAATAATCCTTTTGATGGTAACTCTAGTACATCGAATGGAGCATCAAAATTAAATTCGTTTTCTTGATTTGACATTTTAAAAACTTTTTTTTATATTTTATATTATTTTATATTTTAATCTTAAACCCTTTATTAACAAAGTAAAGATTTATTCATTTCTCTATAAATAGAAAAAGTTTTAATTTTTTTTCAACAAAAATTTTGCCAAAGTAAAAACATAACGTATATTTGCTTTATAATTAAAAAACACACTATGGAAGATAGAAAATTACAAAGATTAAAAGAAGTATTATCAGTACCTACATACTCAGGTGATGAGGAGTTGATGATTACTTACTTACAAAATGTCTTGACAGAAAAAGGTTTTGAGCATTACACAGATAAAATCGGTAATATCTATGTTACTAAAGGTAAAGCTGAATGGTACCCTTGTTTTGTATCACACACGGATACTGTCCACAAAGTTAACCCAAACTTTAAAGTAGTTCAATTAGAAGAAAACGGTAGAGTTATTCTTACTGGTATCGATAAAGAAACTATGAAACCATCCGGTATTGGTGGTGATGATAAGTGTGGTGTTTATCTTTGTCTTGAAATGTTGGATACATTGGACAACGTTAAAGCAGCATTCTTTGTATCGGAAGAAGTAGGTTGTGTTGGTTCACGCCAAGCTGACCCTGAGTTCTTTAAAAATGTTGGTTACGCTATTCAGTATGATTCACCTGAAGGAGACTCAATGAGTATGACACTTATGGGTAAACAACTTTTTGGTAAAAAATCTGAATTTGGCTCAAAAGTAGGTGGTCTTATCACTGAACACGGTATCACACATTGGGAACGTCACCCTTATACTGATATTTGGCCTTTGATGGAGAAGTTTGGTTTCTCGTGTTTGAACTTGGCAGCAGGTTATCACCGTTACCACACAGCAAATGAGTATGTTGTTATTGACGAGGTTCAAAATGGTTTTGAATTAGGTCTTAAACTTCATAAAACTCTTGGTGAAAACTTCTACGAAAGAGTTGAAGACCCAATTGTTAGTTACGTATCAACTTCTTGGGCTCCTGTGAAGAAAGAAAATACTAAAACTATTCTAACAGAAAAAGAAGACTTGTTTTACGATGAGGATAATGATGACAATGACTTAGATTATCATTACAAGGATGATGAAGATTTTTCTGACCTATGGGATTATGATGAATTTAATGGAGGTTATTCAATCGTAAATTACGGAACAGATAATGAAGAGTATTTCAGATATGATTATTAAAAAAAAGGGACCCAAAAGGGTCTTTTTTTTTATCATTAAATATTTATAAATATGGACGTTATTTATATAGACAATTTTTTATCTGATGAAGTTTTAAAAACTTGCCAAGACTACATTGATAATTTTTATGGACAAGGTATTATTGGTGATAAAAATTTTGTTAATAATTTTTGGGAAGAAAATAAAGAAAAAATACAAAATATAAATTCTGATTGGATTGGTCTATATAATAATGTAACAAAGACAAATAACTCAGAACCGGTAAATAAACATTTAGATAAAAAAATACGTAATGAAAAATATAAAATGTTTATTTATTTAAATGAAGTACCAAATGGAGGTACTATTTTCTTTGATGGTGCTGATGAACAATTAGTTGAAAATAAATTAAACCGTTTAGTAATATTCAATATAGGTTTATATCATAAAAGTCAAAATTTTTTAGTAGGAGATAATACTTTTAATAAAAAATTAATTGGTTTTAGGATAATAAGTAAATAAAAATACCCCTTTCATATAAAAATTTATAAAAGGGGTATAATTTATGTTCAATAAAGAAATATCAGAATACACTAATTGCTCTGTCAAATCTTAAAGTAACAGAGATATCAGCGATATCTGATGAAGAGTAATCCAAATCACCAAAGTTAGCTGAAGTAATCATTGTACCTTGTAGAATCCACTTTTCGATAACAACTCCTGTTGGGTCTAACAACTCCAACTCTACATCTTTCTTGTAACCAGCTGCGTAACCTTGTCTACCTGTAACAGATTCAGAGTGAAGGCGAACCCACTCCATAAGTGCTTGAGTAGCTGAAGGACCGATTGGGTCACGGAAAGTAACATCGATTGTTTCCCAAGTAAATCTACCAATTACAAAAGTAGAAGTATTTAAGAATTGAATCTCAGTTTCTTCTGCTGTATAAGTCGGTCTAGCACCTGTTGATACAAACCATTCTTGGATACCCAATGGTGTAGGGAATCTAAATATAAACCTATTCTTTTTCTTTGGTTCGTAAGGAACAGGCATTCTCATTAACAAATCTGCCATAGTTTAATTTTTTTTTAATTTTTTGTTATGTTTAATTATAAATATGCTGATAAAATATTTTATTTTTATTTCATCAACTTTTTTATTCTATTTAATTCTTCTTTTAAAGGTGAATTAGATTCTAAAAATTTATAGTCATCTGACTTTGTTTTCTTATATTTGGTACCACCACCTGTTTTACATCCATATTTTTTACATTTTTGTAATACAGCTTCCTTGTCGTACGGTAATTTAGTACCCCCAACGCTGTAATACATTGCACTTAACATAGCCATAAATTGTGGTAAATTTTTCATAAACTGATTTTGGTCAAAACCAGCTTGTTCAGCGGAACCACTTAATTCATTAATTAAATCAACTCTACCATTTAAAGATTCACCTGCCAATCCCATAGCTTGTCCTTCAGCACCTGGTCTAACAGATTTAGCTTTTTGTCTTTTACCAATACCAAACTCAGGGAATGATTTTTGTAAATTTTTAATAAAACTACCAATACCTTTTCTTGTATTCCTAACCCATTTTATTAAACCTAAATTTTCTGTACTACGTACTTTAGCTAACCACGCACCAAGATTAATATCTCTAGTAAGTGAATTATCTTTTTTAAGTTTATTATAAAAAGCTGTTAAATATTTTTCAGGGTCATATTTACCTTGGTTTAGAGCGGCATCTAAAAACCCACTAGGGATTACTGTTCCTTTTTTAATGTACATGTTTGACCAAAAATCTTTTCCTTCAGGTAAGAAGTTACTAGCCAAATAAGCTAATTGCATATTTCTGTTACCTTGTAAGAAATCAGTTGGTACCATAGGTTCTACAATTGGTTCGTCACCTTGTATTGGTTCATCACCACCTTTAATAGGTTTGTCCTCACCTCTGCCAACGTCTTCTCCACCTTGACCACCTTCACCTTCAGTACCACATGCAATTAAATACATACCTTTAATACCTTCAGGTTTATTAACTTGTACAGATAGATATCTACCTTTATTTATTCCAGAAGCATTTTCCTCAAGTGTGAATCCACCCAATACTTTTAAATCATAATCAGTATCTCCAGCAGCTTCACTACCTTTAATAATCATACCTTCAAATGTCTGACCGTCTTTTTTTGTTTGTATTTTTTTATTTACTAACTTACCGTAGAAATAAATGTAATCACCATTACCTAAAGTAACTTTTTTACCATTTAAAACTAAATAACAAGCTTTAGGAACTGGTGCTGGTGGGTTATCCACTAATGGTCCATAAGGTCCTTGTTGAAAACTAGTATCTTTAACAGTTTTAATAGGGGCATCTATACCATCGACACTTACAGTAGTTCCTTGTTCCGCTTTCGCGTCAGTACTATTTTTACTTACTTGGTCTTTAGCTAAACCACCAATTTCTGATTTAACTTTAACTTTTGTTGTAATACCATCTTTTTCTAAACCTTGTTTTACTAATTTCAAAACAGAGTCAATAGTTTTCTGATTATGTGTTTCAGCACAAGGTCCTCCCTTACAATCATTACTGTCAGGAACACCATCATTGTCAGAATCAGCATTACCATCAGTATTAGATTTATCAGAATGGAATTTTAATGTGATAGATTTAACTTGTTTCCCACCTAAGTCTGGGTCTTTGTTAACATCTTTTATTGTTTTAATAATATTGTCAGCAACTTGTTGTACTTGGTCAGGTTTTAAATCGGTAACTCCGTGGTCCCTTTCTATTACACCAACGGTACTACCATCGGAACCAACCTTAACTTTAACTATACCACCATCAGGATTAACCTTAACATGTACTTGATTATCTAAAGTACTATCAGAAGCGTTTTTAACTACACTATCAGAAACATCTACATTACCGTCATCAACTTGTTTTGTAGTAGTTTTAGTATGTGAACCAATAGCTCCTGTTACATAAGCCATAGCACCTATAGCAATAACACCAACTAAAACTTTACCAACTACAGTATCACGTAAAAAATCTCCCAATTTACCAATAATAGATTGTCCTTTACTACCTCTAAGAACTTCCTCAACACAAGATTTAATTTGTTTCTGCATCCAAACCTTTTTAGCTTCCTCACTCTTGTCGGTTTTATCGGTACCATAAACTTCCCAATCAGCTTCTTTTCTTTCGATACATATTTGAGTAGCATCAGCTACAGCTTTTTGAGATTGTTGTATTGCTTGTTGTTGTTGTGCTGTTAAATTTTTCCCTGTATTTTGTTGAGCTTGTTTATTAGCAGTTCCCCATAAATTTTTCCATGAATCTCTTAAACTAGACATGAAACTTTCTTCCATTAATCTTCTTTCACCTTCAGAAATAATTTTTTTACCACTATTCCTATCAATTAATGAAAGTTCTGTTAAAATAAAAGCTAGTTCTCTATATAAGTCTTCACCCTCAAGGGTAAGTATGTTGTATTCTAATTCATTGCTTTCTTTATTTTCAAACAAAAGAGTTAAAGCATTATCGTAATTAGGTTTTTTCATTTGACAAATTGTTTTATTATAAATATTCTTGTTTTAAGAAAAAAATAATAAAAGATAAAATATGACAGAATTTGATAAATATGCAATAAAGCATATGGGTATTGGCTCACAAACCCTACACGACTACCAAAATTTTCAATCAGCAATACCAAACGTGATTGGTTCAGTTACCCCAACAATTATTGAAGAACGTCAGATGAACGTTGCAGCAATGTCAGTATTCGATAGATTGATGATGGATAGAATTATTTGGTGTGCTGGTCCTGTTGATGATAGAATGGCTATCACGGTACAGGCACAACTTCTTTTCTTGTCACAACAAGACCCAAAGAAAACAATCACAATGCACATTGATAGTCCAGGTGGTTCTGTTAAATCAGGTCTCTCTATGGTTGACGTAATGAACTATATTGACACAAAAATCCAAACAATTAACACGGGTATGGCAGCTTCAATGGGTTCAGTCCTTTTAGGAGCGGGTACAAAAGGTATGAGAAGTTCTCTACGTTTTTCAAAAACAATGTTACACCAATCTAGTGGTGGTGCTGGGGGTAATATCCAAGACGCACGTATTACTATGATTGAATGGGAAAAAACAAACAAATTGTTGTTTGAACTTTTGGGTGAGTATTGTGGTAAAAAACCTTCACAAGTTGAAAAAGACGCTCAACGTGATTTATGGTTAAGCTCTGATGAAGCTTTGGAATATGGTATTATTGATGAGGTAATTGGTAAAGTCAAGAAAAAATAAAAAAGGGTCTTCGGACCCTTTTTTTATATTCTATTAATTTTTGTGTAAAGGTTTACCTTCATGACGCATTTTATCCAAGAACTGTTCAAAAATAAATAAAGTTTCTAAAAGAGTTAAATTATTTTTTTTAGCAAAAAGACCTAATGTTTCATAACCATCAACTATTGTTCTAGCTGAATCTTGTAAATAATTTTTACCACCTAAATGTCTTGTGGGTGAAAGGTAAGAATATACGTCTATAGCTAAGATTCGATATTTTTCTGAACCATCTATTGGATTAACTAAGTCATGTACCATGTTATTTAAGTCTTCAATATCTTCTAAAAAACTGGCGTGAGACATTTCAATCTCATGAATCCAATTGTACCACCATTTAATATCACGAGCAATATAAATACCTGGAGAATTTTTTCTATTAGATTCGTATTCACCAGTACCGTAAAAGAATTCCTTAAAGTTTTCTAATGGGTCTATTTGATTTGTCCATTCAAAATCTTCCATCTCTTCTTTAATTATTTTTTTAATAGAAATAAAAGATTCTTTTTTAACCTTTTTATCTTTAAAACTTGGTTCGGTATTAGATGTTACCCCCTTTAGTTCTTTGGGCTTTTTATCACTACCTTTTACATTTACAGTATAATCTCGTTTATCTTTAAAGATAATATCATGTGTTCCATCACCATTATCTTTAATTTCCATTTTTAATTTTGGTCCTTTTCCTGATTTGATTCTGTGTATCTGATTATCACCCAAGTATTCACCTTGTATGATTACGTCTTTACCATTTCTTTTTTTAGAAAATGGTTGTTCTTTAAAAAAATCATTTCTTAAACCTATAACTTCACAGTCACCACCGATAGTAGCACTAATTAAATCGTCATTGTATTGACCACCAGATTTACCACATTCACAAGTCTTCCACTTAGTATGTACTAATCTAACAACATCTTCACAAGTATTACATCTGATTAACTTCACTTTTTACTTCATTTTTACTGTAAGCATCACAATCACCATTTCTTGTACTTTTACAAGAAAATAAAATAGTGACACCTAATATTATTAAAATTAACCTCATTCTTTCTCAATAACTATTTTTTTATTCCCACCGTCAGATGTATCATATATAACAAAGTGTATTTCAGGATACATTTTAGATAATTCATCTTCCAGTAACTCAACCGTAGCTTTAACATTTCTAACATCATCATCAGAAAAACCAAAAGATACTTTTGTATATTCACCACTTTGGATTAATTTTTCTACGTTTTTAAACACCTTTTCTACAAAGTGAGCAATAGCCACTTTTTTAGAATTTTCAGGATTTGAAGCCCCACCTTTTACATTAAGGCCAAACCTATCACCAAACTCTTCAGAAGTAACAGGGTAAAACTCACCCATCTCATCTAAATATAAATCTATTAATTGTTTATTGTTTAATCCTTTTACTAAACTTTGTGGTAATTCTTTTTTGATATTATTAATCATCATCATTTTTTCATCATCACTTAATACCGTTTGAATGAAAAGTTTTACCCCCTCTTTTAATGTGTTTGGACTATGACCCCTAGCAGTATTAATTGCGAATGGGTTTGCGTATATTAATGATTCAATAAATTTTTTGTAACTTGGTGCAAAACTTTTATTATTAATAGCTTTTTTTGCGTCAATTAAAAAAGCCTCATTATTTGTAAAATCGGAAAATGAATCAGGGGTTGTTCTATAATTAGGGTCAGTTCTAAAATGAGCAAAATCTTCTGTGGAAACTCTTAATGGGACCCACTTACCGTTTTCATTCTTCTCCATTTTAACCTCTGTAGGCATCCTTAAAATGTTGTCATCCCAATCAAAAACATACATACGAATATTTTTTTCTTCTTTAAGATATTGTTGTAGTTTTATTTTTTGTGATTCTGTTAAAATAATTTTTTTCATATTTTTTAAAATATTTATGATATATAGATAAATATTGTTATATTTGATAAAAAATAGATAAAGTTATGACACTAGAAGATTTTAAAGAACAATTTAGACTAACCCCTGAACAGGAGATTGAGTACAAAAAGCAAAAAGAAAGTAATTTGCGTAAAAAAAATATTCTTGGTTTAATTACAAAACATTCTTTTGGTTTGTCTTTTGTCACCTTAACTATGTTAACTATGACACCAATGAACGTCACACTACCTTTTTTTATTGTTTTTTTATTGTCAGGTTTATTTTTCAATAACAAGTACCAATTGTACTCAGATATTGTACATGTAAATAACATGTCATTGGAAGACCATTATAAATTTTTTGAGGGACTTAACGGTGATAAATAAAAAAACCCCTTTAAAAGGGGTTTTTATAATTTTATAGTTCGGTTCCACTACCAGTAGATTTGTCATAACCACTTCTAGGTTTACCTCTTTCAATCCAATAACCCATTGTTTTATCTGGAGCCATAAGACCTTTATCCCAAGTAGCGTAAAGCATTCTACCCTTACTTTTTCCAATAAATATTAAATATTTATTAGCTGAGTTTTCACCATACTTACTTTCATCTCTTTTAATAGTGTTGTAAATTCTTTCAGCGTTTGAGTCCATAGAAATTATTTTTTGTCCTCTAGCCATAAGTTCTTCTGGTGTTTTAAAAATCATACCTTCTTCTAGTTCGTCTTCAGTAATTCCATAAGTTTCCATTATGTTTTTAATTTCTGCCATTCTAGATTCAGAAACTTTTCCATGAATGTTTTTCTTAACTTCAGGAGCTTGTTTCATTTTGTGTTTTTTAGATACAGGAGCTTTTTTCATTCCATCACCCATATCATCATTTTGTTCAGCTCCCATATTCATTTTATGTTTTTTGGCAGCGTCTTTAACTATCATCTTACCTTCTGTAGATTCCATTACAAAAGATTCCACAACTCTTTCTAGTTGTTCTTTTCTGATTTTATATCTAATCTTACTCATTTTATTTTTTTTTATTTGTTTCTGTAATTAATTAACTTATTAAAGTTATCCATATTTTCAGTTAAGAATGAAGGGTTAAAAGTTTTTGTAACTGATTCGGCTAAATCTTTAACTGATTCTTTAACCTTATCCTCACCCTCAACAGGATAAGTTTTACCATTAAATTCAAACTCAGTTTTACCTTCTTTTCTAGCTGTTTCTAATGCTCCTGAAAAAGCGTTACCCTCCTCAAGTTCGTCTTCTTTCATGTAACTACCTTCTTCCATTTGTGACCCACACCCAGACTCACAAAGACCTTCTTTAATTACTCCACCACACTCAGAACAAGTTTTATCTTCCATATAGTCTTCATTAGTATTAGCCTTGTTTTTTTCTGCTTCTTGATTCTTTTTATCAATATCTCTATGATACTCAGAAGGTGAATTTGGATTGTATTCTTGGTCCATTTTGTTCATAAATTCCTCACCACCTGGCATTGCGTAAATAGCGTCTTCGTCTCGAACATACTCTTTTAATGTAGATTCGATTAAGGTATTTAATTGTCTTTTTGTTATAATTTTTGACATAGTTTCTTTTTTATTATAAATATTAAAAAAAAGAGAAAAGGCCCGAAAGCCTTTTCTTTTTTATTTTTTATAGATTGTCGAATGACGCTCCTGTTGAAGTTACGTTGAACTCTAAGATTATGAATTCTAAAGCTGGTACAGGTTTTAAAAAGATTTTACCTCTTAATTCATTTCTGTCAATTTCTTCAGGGTCACTTGATAATTGAACTCTAAAGTCAGCCAAACCTCTTTCTCTCTTAATGTTTTCCAAGATTGGGTTAACAAGTGATAAGAATTGATTTCTTACGATTTGGTCGTTTTGTTCGAACAACAATCTTACTGCTACTGCTGAAATCAACTTTCTTGTTTGTAGTAACAATCTTCTGATGTTCAATCTATCAAGAGCTGAATCAGCTATTTGTAAGTTTTTGTTACCCCAAATTACAACTCCTTGGTCAGAGAATGTAGCCATTGGGTTAATTCTTCCTTCATATAAAGTATCTCTATCAGCTTCAGTCAATTTAACTCTAGCTTGAATAGCTGAAGTAAGACCCCTTGTGTAACCAGCTGAAGCGAACCAAGGGAATGATACGTTATCAGTTAAAGCGATGTTACGTACTACTTCATATGTAGGTGGTAACCAAACGTTAACATTATTTTCAGTATCTTTTGATTGAATCCATGGCCAATAAGTGGCTGTGTAGTTAGAGTCAATATCTGCTGCTTCAAGTAAACCTACCATGTCATCAGCTGTATAATTACTAATTGTTGCGAACCCAATACTAGTTAATTGAACAACATTGTTGTAAGTAACACCTTCAGGAGAAGTTAAGATATAAACTGAATCAGCTCTTTCTTCTTCAACCATGTCAATTGTTAAACCAACCAATGAATTATTTTCTGAGTAATCAATACCAGGTGTTGCTAATACGTTAATGTTTACTGCTTCAGGATTTCTAAATGTGTAGATACCTTCTTGGTATGCGTAGTAATCAGAAGTACCTTGAGTAGCGGTAATGTTTTCAAATTCACCGTTAAGTAAACCTGCGTCAAAACCAGCTCTACCAACTCTATATCTATCAGTATTTGTTCTTGTATTTCTATAACAGTTCCATCCGTCAAATCCTAAATAAGGTGCGAATGTGAATTTTCTAGCTTGAATAGACTGATAAGAAGTACCTTCAATACCAGCGATTGTTCTAAACGGACAACATCCTACTTCAAAAGTACCTGCTACTGTAGCTCCACTATCCATGTGGAAACCTTTTGTTGTAGCTGTCCATTGATTAGGTGATGCGTCATTAGTATAACCTTTCCAATTAAACATGTTTTGGTCAATACCAACTGTATCAGAAATACCTAAGTAAACTTTTCTAATTGTATCATTAACAATATCGTATTGTGTTTTGTAGTTTAATTGTGGTGCTAATACACCTACAGGATAATCTCTAACAACATAACCTTCATAACCCGCTGCGAATGAGTCAATTGGTGCTTCAGCGTTCATAACCATCATAATGTATCTACTCTTTAAAGAGAATTCACCGTCAGCGGTACCTATTCTTCTAGCAATATAGTTATCATCAGCAGGATTCATAACAACTTTACGGAAAGACTCAATAATTGTTGGTCTTGTATCGTTGTCATAAAATTCTCTAACAAGGATATCAAATTGTTTTGTATCAGGTTTGATGTTAGCTATTGAGATTTTAATCTCTTTGTTACCCGAACTACCGTCAGAGATAGAAATAAATTTGAATAATTTTTCAACAAGGTTACCACGTAATTCAGAAACAACCCAAGGAGTTTCAGGAGTTTGCCATTGTTGTTTATAATTGTTAAAATCGTTTGTGTATGTTACGGTAGAATTTAATCCTAAGATATATCCAGCTGAAACTAAATCAGCTAATTTGTTTGGATAAATTTCCTCAACAAAAATATAAGGGTCTCTATCAAAACAATCAGTACCAAGTACTCTTGGCATATAATCTCTTGAGGATGTGTTTAAAGAAACTTCGTAAGCAGTTACTGCACTTGTTGTGGCGTTTGTAGCTGAAAGAACAAAGTTAGCTTCCGCGTTAGTAGCTGTTGTAAGTGGGTTCATAACCACACCATTTGAAGTTTGTAAAGTTCTAAATGTAAGTGTATCGGTTACTGTATTTACATCACCATAATCACCTCTAGAACGTAACATTGCTAATGCCATACCTTCATATTCAGAATAAGAAGATGCTGAATAAGTTGTAACTGTACCAGAAACAGAACCAGTATTCGCACTAGATATATAACTAGTTTGGGTTATATTTGCTGATGTCCCTATAAAAGAAAGACCTGTTTTTGTGAATACAATACCTTCAGGGTAAGTTGCTATATCATTTGGTATTGGTTCTGTTGTTGTTAATGTTGGTCCGTTAGGGAACAATCCTAAATTGTATAACGCTTGTACGTTAGCGTTAGAAATTGAACCAAAAGTGTTTCCTGTAAAAGATGCTGTCCACCCTGTAGTTGTTACCGATACAATTGTTGTTGGGTCGTAGTTAGCACTTGCTGTAATTAACCAAGCCGCTCCTGCGTCATAACCAGTTAAACCAAGAATTCTTGTAACAAACATTTGGTTTGATTGTTGTAGATAACTTTTAGCAATGTAAGGTAATTCATACATTGGTTTTTTATCTTCTCCCCCAAATTTCTTAGAGTTTAGACCACCGAAAATAGCTAAGAACTCTTCATAGTTTGTAATGAAGATTGGTTCAAAAGCTGGTCCTTTAGTCGTTTCACCAACAACACCCAAAGTTGTAACACCTACTTGTTGCGCTACGAAACTTAAATCTTTTTCTGATGTAAATACACCTGGTGATACAAATATTTTGTCTGATGCCATTTTTTAATTTTATTTTTTTTTCTTTCGTTATTTTATTAATAAATATTGGTGACTTTACCAAAAATTTTATTTTGTTGTTATAACAACAAAATGAGTGTGACAAAAAAGATACTTTTGTCATACTTATCAATAAATAGTAGATGAAAAGAGATAAAAACTTAAAAATTACACCACAAACACATAAACTATTAAAAGAGTATTGTGAAAAAAATGGTTTAAAGATGTTTGCTTTTGTTGAAAAACTCATCAAAGAAAAATGTAGACCAAAAACAGATATATACGGTGAAGATTTAAATTAAAATATTTTAGTAAGGGTTAAGTTTCTTGAAAATATATTGTTAAAATCTTTAAAGTGAACTAATTTACTTGGTTGATAGTAACAATAAGAGATGGGATTGCGGGTACACTTCCAGCGGCTGGTTGATGTTTTATTGACAATTGGTTATCTACATTACTATTTATTTCCCATTTTAATTCAACATATTCATTTGGTGTTGTAGTACTAAAAAAGAAATTCCAAGCAGGAACAACATATACACTATTTGAAGGAAATCCAATCTGACTAGCACTATATAATACATCAAGACCGTTTTGATAAAGCCATATGTGTGCGTGTGTAGAACTATTACCACCAGTTTTTACCATTTGAGCGCTAAATGCTAAATTATAAACACCAGGATTTTGTATTACAAATCTTGTATTTGCACTTAAAGTAATTCCAGTATTCCAAGAATCTGATGTGTTTGCCGACATAGTTAATACTGTATTAGCAAGACCTGTTTGATTACCAGTATCATAAAAAGATGCGTAATTTTTATTTAAAGCATTTGTAATATCTCTTTGTTTAACAACACCTGTTAAGACATCCCTTACTAAAACATTATTGTTTGTTGAGTCGTTTGCTGGTGTTGTTGATAGGTTTAATGTTGATGCGGTTACACCTTCCATTGATGTGTTACCTGTTACAGTTAAATTTCCATTAACAGTTAAACCTGTCATTGTAGAAATATTTGTAGTTAAAGATGATTGACCTTGGTTTCTACCAACTATAATATTATTATTAGAATAAGTAATCCCAGTAATAAAAGTATCGGTAAATGCTGATAAAGGAGTATAACCTAAAGCCGTATTAATAGCTGAAGATGTTAAGGTGTATCCTGTAGATAACCCAGTTACATTAAATGTACCATTTTGTCTGTTAAATGTTAAAGTTCCGTTAGAGTATGTACCACCTGTGACAAATGTATCTGTAGATGCTGAAAGTGGTGTATAACCTAAGGCTGTGTTAATAGCTGATGAAGTTAATGTGTAACCTGTTGATAAACCATTAATAGTAACTAAACCGTTTTGTCTATTAAGGGTAATAGAACCATTAGAATAGGTTCCACCTGTAACATAATTGTCTAAACCCTGTGACCAAGAGGCATTACCAAAAGAATCTGATGTCAAAACATAATTAGATACAGCTCCGTTAGTTACTTGTAATCTTGTAGTTTTTGTTTTACCATTAACATCTAATCTTTCAGTTGGTGTTAAAGTACCTATACCTACAAAACCATTACCGTTCTCAAGTATTAAAACATCACCTGAACTTATATTTTGAATATGTAATGGTGAACAAGAATTTAAATTAGACACATAAATATCGGTAATACAATCACCCGATGTATTACCACTGAATTTAATTGAGGATAGGTCTACGGAGTAAGCATTATTTGTATCATTCCTATCAAACTCTAATACATTACCATTTAAAGTAACACCTGTTGTATAATAATCAGTGAAACCTGTAATTGTTATAGTATTATCTTGACTATTTAAAGTTAAATTACCACTTGAATAAGTACCCCCAGTTACGTATGTATCAGTAGACCCCGTAAAAAATCCTGAAACTGAAATTAAAACACCATCATTTCTACCAAGAGTTAAATTACCACTTGAGTAAGTACCACCAGTCACATAAACATCTGGTGGTATAACCGAAGAAAACCCTGTAATAGGTATTGAAATGCCGTCATTTCTTCTTAAAGTTAAAGTATTAATTGAAAAAGTTCCTCCAGTTACATAAACATCGGTTGTTGGTGATGAAGAAAATCCTGTAATAGGTATTGAAATACCATCATTTCTTCTTAAAGATAAAATATCATTTGAAAAAGTACCACCAGTCACATAAACATCCGTATAAGGCAAAGAATAAGTCCCAAAAGGTATCCCTTGATTGTATATTAAGTTTATTAAAGCACTATTTGTGTTATTTGTAGCAGGAGTATTTACCCCCCCAATTACATACGTATCTCCTGTTAATGGTGTTACTATAAAATATTTTACTATATCTGGTCCACAATTACTCATTCTGTAATAATTAATCCTCTAAGTGTTATTTCACCAATCATGGTTGAATCGTCCTTTACTATGTTTATAATTATAACGTCAGAAGGTTCGACTACAAAAGGTATGGTTGTTAAAACCCCATTTACATAAATTGTATAAGATGTTATGTTATCTAAATCTACAGAACTAAAACTAGTTTTAACTTCGGTAGAAAATCTTATAGAAGTTGATGAACCAGGTAAAAACTGTATAATACATTTTAATGTTTTATCATCTTTAGCATTATCTTTAATAAATCTAGCTAAAGGTTTTGGTATCCTACTACTAGTTTCAAAAGTAACTAAAGCTCTACTGATTGCTGGTTTAACATCAAATTCTTCCGAATCAACCAAATAACCCATTAACCTCATTTCATAAGTTTGTACATAAAATCTTTTTCCTTCTAAATCATCAATTTGACTTTCATCACCAATGGTTTCTAACATGATTGGGAAGTAGTGTCCTTTAATATTAACGTAAGCTTGAGCTGAAGCAAATGCCTGTAATACTTTTTGATTTAATTTGTTTAAATCCCTCATTTTGTAACAAAACAATCTAACGGTATACATCATGTCGACACCTACGGGATTTGGTATTCCGTAAATGTCAGCACCTTTACGATTACCATCCCAAACGGGTATTTGCATATAAGGGAAATTTTTTCTTACGGGTATTTTAAAGTCGGCTGGGTTAGTACCTTTTTCGGGATTAGGTTTTCTAACAACAGAAACAAAAGGTATTTTAACATTTTTATATTTATCTGTATTTGGCCAAATTTTTGTAAATTCATTCCATCTTTGTAATGTTAAAAAATTAACAGGTACTTTTTCACCCTTTAAAACTATACCTAAGTCGTTTTCAACAAATTCAACAAAACCCTCATCTAAATCAGCAAAATCAACTGACCTAGGTAAAAATTGTTTATTTTGTTCTAAAAACTGTTCAACCCAATGAGCAGGACCACCTTGTGGGTCTATACTTTTAATTTGTAAATCAGTTTTTCTTTTTTTTGGTAATGCCATAATTTTATTTATATTAACCCATAAACTCTTCTGGGTCAGCCGTTGTACAAACTACTTTTCTATAGTAAGATTTGTAACCTAATCTAGTTTTAGTGTTATCAGAATTAATTTTACCGTCATTTGTGACAGTAAAATATTTAATATTATCTTCTTTATCAGGGTAACCGATATAATCACCGTATGTTATATCAACACCTAACTCTTTTAAATGGTCGGTAAAAACTGTAAAAGTTAAATTACCATAATCCTCATATCTCATATAACCTTCTGAATATGCTTTAGACTGTGATTCTTCCAAATTTGGTCGAACTTTAATTTCTACAGGAGGATGAAATTTAATTTCTTCTACATCAGACTCACCGTATACACTATCTGTTTGACTTTTAATCCTATCAACCCTAAAAAGAATTACAACAAAATTTAAATCACCTTCTACAAATTCTCTGGCTAACTCATTATCAAAACCAAAATCAGTCTCATCATAAAATTTATGAACACGAGTTATTGGAAATCTTCTTTTATCTGACATTTAAGTATATTTTCTTATAAATATTTAGAAGAATCGTATTTCATTTATTTTTTTCTATTTGTTTCTATATTTAATAAGTTATGCTAGATATTGGTAAATTAAAGAATAGAAAAACTTTATTAAAACTAGAGACCTATGAAGGTAAAAATGAGTATTTAATATCGTTAAAAGAAAGATTAGATAAGGAAGGTTCTTTTCCTATATCACCCAGTGTATCTGAGTATGTAGAAAATAATTTTGATAAGGACCCTGTTGATGTTAATAAAGTTATTACCATAACAGAGTTTTTGGGTAAACAGTTACAAGAAAAGTTTGAACTTAATCATGTACCTGAAAAAATATTTGTTGAAACTGTTTTAGGTGATACAGAAAAAAGTTATCATGTTAGGGGTAAGGTTTTTAAAAATCAAAAATACTCACCACTTTTTTATGTACCAAAAACACAGGTATTTGAGAACTTATATGATACCGAAATTAATGTTGAGGTTGATTTTGAAAAATACCAAAAATTAGATAGAAGAGGGTGGAAAGCTTTCCCCCACCAAGAAAAGGGTATTAAATTTCTTTTAAGTAAAAAAAATTGTATTCTTGCTGATGACATGGGTCTTGGCAAAACATTTCAATCCATTGTTTCAGCTTTAGAAACGGGAGCGGAAAAAGTTTTAGTAGTTTGTCCGGCTAACGCCAAAATTAATTGGTACCGTGAGATATCAAATTTTGTTCCTGAAGAAGATATTAGTATTTTAAAAACTGGTCATTGGAATCCCAAAAAATTTACTATCATTAATTATGACATACTTAAAAATTTCCATACTTTAATAGATAACAGAAAAAATTATGAAGAGTGGGAAATAAATAGACATTTGGTTAATGAAGGTTACGACATTATTATATTAGATGAAGCTCACATGGTTAAAAATCCTAAAGCTGATAGGACTAAAATAGTTAACCAGATTGCTGAAAGTATTGGTAAAAGGTGGTTATTAACGGGTACACCTATCGCAAACAGACCAATGGATTATTTTAACCTACTTAATCTCTGTGAATCACCAGTAACTTCTAGTTGGAAATACTTTGCATTTAGATATTGTGATGGTAAAAAATTTAAAAAGAAATTAAATAGTGGACAATACAAAGATATATGGTTAACTGATGGAGCTTCTAACTTAGAAGAGTTACATGAAAGAACTAAATCACTTATCTTAAGAAGAAAAAAAGAAGACCACCTAGACCTACCACCAAAAATTGTGGCACCTTATTATATTGAGATTGATGATATGAAAGGGTATGGTAATGTATTTGAGGAATATCTTGAATGGGCCAAAAGTGAAGGTAAACGTCTTGGTTCAGGTAGACACATGGTTGAATTAGTTGTTCTTAGAAAATATTTAGCACAAGAAAAAGTTAAACACACGATTGAATTAGCTGAACAAGCAATTGAGAACGGTCAAAAGGTAATTATATTTACAAACTTCACCCACTCATTTGATGCATTAATGAATCATTTTGGTAGAATAGCTGTGGGTCATAACGGTAAACTGAGTGGTACACAAAAACAAAAGTCTATTGACGGGTTCCAAGAGAATGAAAATATTAAAGTCTTTGTTGGCAATCTTGTATCTGCTGGTACCGCAATTACACTTACAGCGGCACAGGTAGTTATTATGAATGATTTAGATTTTGTACCAGCTAATCACGCACAGGCGGAAGATAGGGCCTTTCGCATCGGTCAGTCAAAAACTGTTAATGTTTATTACCCAATAGCTCAAGGTACTATTGATGAAATGATGTATGAAATGTTACAAAAGAAAAAACGTGTTATTAATACAGTTGTCGGTGATGAACAAGAAGAATTTGACATCTCAACCGATTTCTTTAAAAAATTAATGGTGGGTTATTAATCCCACCATTTTTGTATATTCTTTTCAAGAAGTTTAAAAATAAGTTTATTACATCTATCTTGATTTTCATGTGCAATCTCCATAGCAATTAATTTTTTATCTTTTTCTTCAAAAGGTCTTTGATATAGATTTATTTCACCACTTACCACTTTTTTATATTGACGTGGGTATTTTTTAAAATACTCATCAAAAGTTTCAGACACTAAAGTATCTTCCATGGAATACCATTTTTTACTTTCGTCTGTTGGGATAAAGTCATATTTAGTTTTATGGTAATCCATAAACTCCATACCGTAAAAATCATCTTGTTGTAACTTAATTAGTTTAGTTACAAGACGCATTATTTCAGTATTTCTTTTAGCACTTAAATGTCTATCATTACCACCAATATAATCAGCTTGCTTATTTAATTTAAATTTTAAAACTTCAAATATATAATGGTCATCATAATCACGGTCTTTCCATATAACAGGGAACCATGACCAAAGGTTTTTAACACCTTTAATAAAATCTTTATGGTAATACCTACCCTCAAATTTCCACCAAAGACCAACTTTTTCAAATATATTTAATTTTTTTCTTTCCATAAAACTTTTTTATTTTTACAAATATAACTATTTTTAATTAAAAACAAAAATAATGGAAGATAAAAATAAAGAACAAATAGAACATCCCTCACATTATAACCAAGGAATTGAGATGTGGGATTACGCACACTCACAAAAATTAGACTTTTTTGAAGGCAATATTGTTAAGTATGTTACTAGATGGAGACATAAAAACGGTTTACAAGATTTAGAAAAATGCCTCCAGTATCTAAATAAGTTAATTGAACTGAACCAAAAGTCGTGATATTTATTGAAAAACAATAAGTATAATGATTATTAGTGAAAACATACTACAGGCTTTGTTAGTCGAAACTGGTATACAAAATATAAATACATTAGCTAAAAGATATCAAAAAGCTAAAATTTATTTTCATCAGGATTTAGATGGAGTTACTACGGCAATTGCCATGAAAAATTATTTAGAAAACAACGGTATTGAAGTTGTTGATGTTGAAGTAATTCAATACGGTGATAAAGAATTCTCAATTAAAAAACCTGACGCTAGTGGTGAAATAATGCCTGTATTGGTAGATTTTGCTCACGGTAAACCAATGTTTGTTATACATACTGACCACCACGATTCACAAGTTGGTGTTGAAAAAAGTACGTCAACAAGTTTTAGACACTCAAGGTCAAACGTTGAGACTATCTCTAACGTTCTTTCACCATCAGACATTTTCCCATCAAAAGATATTATGATGATATCTACTGTAGATAGTGCTGATTATGCTAGATTAGATATTACACCAGATGATGTTATGAACTATGTTTTTACCCTAGATAAAGGAAAAGATTTAGAACGTAATAAAATTAGTATGGCACTTGTAACTAATAAATTATTATTAGCTTACAAAAATAAACCAAAATTTTTAGAAACTCTTGTGATGGAATGTACACCATCACTTTTAAACATTTACCAAAATATAGTTAGATTAGCAAAAGAATATGGTTACGCCACAGCTCAAGAAATGAAAGTTAACCTTTCCAATTATATTGAGGTCCAATCAAAAAGTGGTAATGTAGAATACGATGAAGAGTATGGGATTGTAAAACAATACGGTGGGGGTTCTATGTTTAAACCAGGTTCTTATGATAGATACGTACCTTTTAAATTATACCCTAACGCCAATTTTTTGGTTATAACATGGCCATTAGGTTTATTACAAGCTTCTTGTAATCCTTATAAAAAGGGTAGGGAACTTAAAGGTGTTAATTTAGGTGAAATAGCACAAGACGTTTTAAGTATATTTAAATCTGAACTAGAAAACAAAATTATATCTATTGATACTGTAAAGTATTTTGCTGAAAAAAATAAAGAATTTTCGGAAGAATCTGTTGGTTTTAGTTTTAATGATATGGTAGCTATTTTAGGTGATACTGAGAATGGTATTATGGGATTAGATGAAATACCTAATGGTGGTTCACCAGATTATACATTAGAAAGATGGCAAAACGCCATTAAAAAAATAATGGATAAACCTTACACATCACTTTCTGATAGAGAAATTAAAGCTTTAAAGATGTTAAAAATTACTGGTTGGGATATGGTTCAGGCTAATTCTGGTGGCCATAAATGTATAACTAATATATCAGGATTAATGTATTTTGGTAAAGACGGTGTTCCATTTTTAAAGAGATTTTCTGAAGAATTTGTTAAACAATTAAAATTTAAAATAGATACAGAATCTTTATGAATATCAGAAAAATTATTAGAGAAGAAATCCAAAGTCTAAGTTCTAATAAAATAGAAGAATCTAATAAATATTTAGATAAATTTTTACATAAACTTTTATTATTAAATGAAGTTAAAGATGTTCTCAGCCCCGAATTTGAATGGGACGTTATTTCTAATGACAAAACTAGTCCAGAGTATGTGTGGGATTTTCCACAAGAAACTAAAAAAGAATTAGATTTATCTAAAAAATGGGTTAAAACAAAAGAAGATGTTATTGGGTATCTAAATCTTTTATTGAAAAAAATAAAATCTTTACCCAACCAACTTAGGAAAAAAATAATAAAATATGTTTTGGCATCTTTTTTAGGTATTTTAACCGTAAACCAAATAACTAGTATCACCAACACCATTGAAGGCAATGATTATCAGAGTGGTATTAGATTTGAAATGCCTTCATTTAAAAAAGAAACACCTGTAGTTAAAACACAAAAAATTAGAAAACCTAGCCAAAGATTATTTAAACATTTGAAAAAAGAAGAGGGTATTGGTGGTAAACCTGTTTTATATTTCTATAATTTAGGTGATGGTGCTTATACCACAGGTTATGGTCACGCTGTCTTTTCTAACCCCGAAAGAGGTAGTACGGGGGGTGATTATAGTTTTGTACCAAATCATGAAGATATTATACCTTACAATAAACGTAACCCTGGTAAAAAAATTACAAGAATTACTAGAGAACAGGCTGAACAATTATTACAAGATGATATGTTAAAAGCTTCTGAAGGTGTTAATAATATATTAGATGGGTGGAATAAAAAAGGTATAGAACCTGAAATTACACAAGGTATGTATGATGCTATGGTTTCTATAACCTATAATCATGGTGTGGGTAATTTAAGGACAAGCAAATTTATTCAATACGTTAAACGAAGTGAGTTCCAAGAAGCTAAAGAAGAGATAAAAAATATCTCAAGTAATATGTTTGACGAATATCCAGGTTTAAAAACTAGAAGAGAACGAGAATCTGAAATGTTTAAAATTTCTAGGGTTTAAATTTTAAAAAATAAGGTTTTATTTATAAAAAGTTATATAATGATTAGTGTTATTGTTTCTTCTAATAAAGACAATTTATGTGTTGATAAGTTTAAAAATCACATAAAAAAAACTATTGGTTTAAAGGAATATGAAATATTATTATATAATAATCAAAATGAGTTTTCCTTATCAGAAATTTACAATAGAGGATTAAAAGAATCTAAATACGATATTCTAGTTTTTTGTCATGATGATATTTTTTTATCACAGAATTGGGGTGTAAAATTGTTAAATGATTTTTTAAAAAATCCTGAGTTTGGTGTTATAGGTAAAGCCGGTTCTTGTTTCATGTCTGAATCAGGTATTTTTTGGAGCAAAAGGGACCAAACTATGGTGGGACAAGTTTACCACAGAAATAATAACAAAAAAACGTTAACCAAATACTCACCTAAATTTAATGATTTAATTGAAGTAGTCACCCTAGATGGACTCTTTATTTCTGTTGATAAAAATAAAATTAAAAAACTATTTGACGAGGATATAAATGGGTTTCATTTTTATGACCATTCTTTTTGTGTTAGTAATTTTATTGAGGGTGTAAAATTAGGTGTTACATTTTCTTTCGACATTACACACAATTCAGAGGGTAAACCTAATGAAGAATTTTTTAAAATAAAAGAAATTTTTTTAGAAAAATATAAAAAATATTTACCATTAGATTTAAAACCTAAAAATATATTTTACGAAAAAATAAAAAGAAAAAATTTTAAAAAATTAAAAAAAGTAGCAATAATAATACCAACAAAAGGAAATTTAGAACTTTTAATAAATTGTGTTAATTCATTTTACAGTAATTGTGACCATGACATATTTAGTATTTTTATTGCTGATACTGGGTCTACAAAAGAAGAATTGGACCAAATAAAAATTAGTTTTGAAGATTATAAGAATTTAAAAATAATTGAGTATGATTATTATAATTTCGCTAAAATAAATAACGATGTTGTTAAAAACTATGTAGGTAACGGTCACGATTTTTTATTATTTTGTAATAATGATATTGAAATCAAAAATGATGTTCTTAGTTCTATGTTAAACGTTTTTTTAACAAATAAAGATTGTGGTTCTGTTGGGTGTAGGTTACATTACCCAAATAACACCATACAACATAATGGAGTTATAGTTCATTCCGATAAAGTTTTAAATGCTAACAATTTTGAAGAACTTTATCCATCCATAAATCTAACCCACGAAAAATTAAATAACTACTATAATTTTAATAACACTGTTAGAGAAGTTTTTTGTAATACAGCCGCATTACTATTAATAAATAAAGATTTATTTATTAAAATGGGACTTTTTAATGAAAATTATAATAATTGTTTTGAAGACGTTGAGTTAGGTATAAAAGTATTATCTAATGGGTTTAAAAACTATAACGATGGTTATTCTGTTGCTTACCATAAAGAAAGTTATACCAGAAAAAATGATGAAAAATATTTAGATGAATCTAAAAAAGATTTTAAAGAAACACTTCACCCTTTTATATTGGAAAATAAAAATTTGGTTAGTAAATGGATTAAAGTTATAAATACTTTTATATATAAAAATGATAAATTTATTAAAATATGAAAATGAATACAAATTTAATAGAACACAAACATGTGGTAACAAAAGAAGATAGGCAAAAACTTATTAAACAAAAATCGCCAGTTATTTGGTTAACTGGGTTATCAGCGTCAGGTAAATCAACAATAGCAAATGAATTAGCACTTAGACTCCAAAAAGAAGGTAAATTAGCTTATATCTTAGATGGTGATAATATTAGAATGGGCCTTAACAAAGATTTAGGTTTTTCTGATGATGACAGAAAAGAAAATATTAGGAGAATTGCTGAGGTAGCTAAACTTTTATCTGATTCTGGTGTAATTGTTATTACAGCATTTATTTCACCATTTAGAGAAGAAAGAGAAAAAGCAAAAGATATTATTGGTAGAGATAACTTTTTAGAGGTTTATGTAAAAGCAGATTTAGATATTTGTGAACAACGTGACCCTAAAGGGTTATATAAAAAAGCGAGAGCAGGTGAAATTAAACAATTTACTGGAATAGACTCACCATACGAAGAACCAATTAAACCATTTAGAACACTAGACACTGATAAATGGTCGATAGAACAATGTACTGACGTGATTATAGTAGACTTAAAAGACTTAGGTATCATTGAATCTAATTTGAAGGAAGTAAACAACTTAGATAAAAGAAATACCATCGCAATTGATTTTGATGGTGTTATTCATAAATATTCTAAAGGATTTAAAGGTTTAGGCAATGCTTACGACCCTCCCATGGAAGGTACTGAAGAATCTCTTAAGAAATTACATGAAGAGGGTTATATCCTTAAAATTCTCTCATCAAGACCAAAAGAGGTTATCAACCCTTGGTTAGAAAAATATGGTTTATCTAAATACATAACTGAGGTTTCTAACCATAAATTCCCGGCAACTGTCTATATCGATGATAGAGGTATGTTGTTTGAAAATTGGGAAAAGTGTTTAAATGAATTACAATTACACCCTAAAATAAAAAAATAAAACTATGAGTTGGGAAAAGAAAAACCACGGTGGACAACCCACCACAAATAAAGATAAAAAATACGCTATTTTTATAGGTCGATATCAACCATACCACTACGGACATGTTAACCTAATACAACAAAAGTTAAATGAGGGAATACCAGCTTTAATAATGGTTAGGGATATTGAACCTGATGATAAAAATCCATTTACCACTAAACAAACGGTAAAGATGATTGAAGAATATCATAACTCAAAAGGTGATGATGTTAAAGTTATCATTATTCCTGATATTGAATCCGTTAATTACGGTAGAGGTGTTGGGTATGAAATAAATGAATTTACACCGCCAGATAATATCGGATTCATATCTGCAACAGGAATAAGAAACTCAATCGCTAAAGGAGACGACAAATGGAAGGATATGGTGGACGAATCGATACAAGATTATATAATTAATTTTTTAACATATGCAAATACAAAGTAAAACTTATCAAATCAGATTTAACACAGATTCAAAAACTGATGATGGAAGATGGAGATTAATTGAAAACGGTAACGAGACATTAGTTTCAGACATCATTATTGATGGACACACTCAAACAACTAAAGATTGGTTACCGGAAATTAATGATTATAAATGGCATGTTAGTTGTGTTGGTTATTGTAGTGTCGAAAATAATGTCGCATATATAAAAACTATAAAAGAAGAATCTGTTTTAATTAGACATATTTTAAAAACAGTTAGTTATAGATTTTTAGGAACCTTAACTACAGTTGTCGTTGCATATTCGTTAGGTGCGACAATTGAGGTTTCGACATTGCTTGGTGTTGGTGAACTTATTATGAAGCCATTTATATATTTTGGTCATGAAAGATTGTGGTATAAATATATAAGAATTAAAAAAGATATTAAAAATAAAACAAATGAAAAATAAATTACCTGAAGATTTTGATTGGGAATTCTATTTGGGGTATTATGAAGATTTAAGAAACGCTGGTCTTAAAACAAAAAATGATGCTAATACACATTATTTAAATCATGGACAATTTGAGAATAGAATTATTTATGGCAATAAAATAGATTTTACCAAATTCATAGAAATTTGTAAAAATATAACAAATCATCTACCAAAAGAATTTCCAAAAATAGATAAATCATCAAAAAAGAAATCATTAATAATTGAAACCAGAAATTTAGACCATAATGAATTTGTTATAAAAAACACCATTCAAAAATTGGGTGACGGTTGGGGTCACATTATTTATTGTCACCAAAATAATTACAAACAAATTAAATCTATTTGTAACCAAATTAGTTTAGAAATAGAAATTAGATTAATTAAAAGAGAATTAAATAGAAACGATTATAACAACTTATTACTAGATATTAACTTTTGGGATGAGATTGATTGTGAAAAAGTTTTAATTTACCAAACAGATACTTTTATTTATAAAAATTTTGATGATTACTTTTTAGAATTTGACTATTTAGGGGCTAACTGGGGATTGGACCATACTAAAGGAATTCAAAAAATGATAACAAATATTACATTTATTAATATGACACAAGGAAACGGTGGGTTATCACTAAGAAGTATTAGTTTAATAAAAAAAGCACTAAACGATAAAAATTTTAAAAAAATAATTACCAATGGATTTGACGACTTAGAAAAAATACCAGAAGATGTTTATTATTCAATATATAACCATCTTTACTATAAAGATATGGGTGACACCAAAAAATTTAGTATAGAACCTTCATACAATTTTAAAGATAATTTAAATTTTTATGACGACCCATTTGGATTTCATAAAATTTATAACTTTGTTGATGGTGAGTTTTTTATAAAAAAATATGAAAAAAAATTATTAATTTCTAAAAAAATTAAAAATATATCCTTGTTAACAAATAAATATGAGATAATAAAAAATCATAATTTAACAAAGTCAGAAATAACTGTAATAATAACTTCATATAACTATGAGAAATACATTGAGAAATCAATAAAATCCGTAATTAAAAATAAATTAAAAAATATTGAGGTTTTAGTTATTGATGATAATTCATCGGACAATTCATTAAAAAAAATAATAAATTTTTTAAACAAAGATATAAACCTTACTATAATAAAGAAAGAAAAAAATACTGGTACAGTAGATACTAGAAATATAGCGATAAGAGAATCATTAGGTGATTATGTTTTTATGTTAGATGCTGATAATGAGATATATGAAGATTGCCTAATCAAACACCTAAATTATTTAAAATCAAACGATTTAGATGCTGTTTATTCTAAAATAGATTGTTTTGATGAATTAAATAATTTTATATATCATATATCTAACAAAGTATTTAATTACCATGATTTAAAAAAAAATAACTATATAGATGCTATGGCAATGTTTAATAAAAAAACTTTAATAGAATTAGGGTGTTATGACAATAAAATTCTTGAACTAGGCGATTGTTTAGACGATTGGGAACTTTGGTTAAGGTTGGGTTACAATAATAAAAAAATAGGATTCATAGATGAATCATTATCTAGATATTTAGTTAAAAGTCATGGAATAAATGGTAACTCTAAATATTTTGAAAATGAAATAAAAACGTATTTAAATGACAAATTCCAATAAATTAAAAATAAATTTTTCTGATTTTTGGTCAGGATTTGATAAATTAAATAATCCATTTTTTAATTTACTAAAAGAAGATTTTGATGTTACAATAAGTGAAAATCCAGACATTTTATTTTTTTCAGTTTTTGATGAAAACGGTTGTTATTTTAATAACAAAAGAGGTGTCAAACACAGAGATTATAATTGTAAGAAAATTTTTTATTCTGGAGAACCAGTTCACCCAAACTATAATGAATGTGATTATTCGATGAGTTATGATTGGATTGAACGTGATAATCATTTTAGGTTACCATTATATGTTATATGGGGTGACAGTTATTACCAATTAGAAAATAAAAATATTATTGATGATTCGTGTAATAGGGATTTTTGTAATTTTGTTGTATCTAACCCATTATGTTCTTTTAGAAATGATTTTTTTCTTAAATTAAGTAAATATAAAAAAGTCGACTCAGGTGGTAGATTCCTCAATAACATAGGTAATGAAGGTGTTATTGATAAGTTAGATTTCCAAAAAAAATACAAATTTTCCTTAGCTTTTGAGAATGTTGAATATCTAGGATATACTTCTGAAAAATTAACTAAC